CCTCGACGTCGCCCCCGGCTCCGAGGTGCTGCAACTCGCCGCGCTCGCCGCCGCCGACTACGTCCTGATCCCCTCGAAGTCCGACCCGTCGTCCCGCAAGGGACTGCGCGCCGTCGCAAAGCGCTTCGCCGTCGCTTCGGAGATGAACGAGGTACTCCAGCTCCTCGGCGTCGTCCTCTTCGCGACGAACAGCAGCGCAACGAACGTCCACAAGAAGATCCGCGAGCACCTGGAGGCCGACCTCAACGGGTCCGCCCCGCTGTTCGAGCAGGCCATCCGCCACGTCGAGGCCGCGGCCGTCGAGGCACGTCTACGCGGGAAGGTACCGCAGGAGTTGCGCACGGCCAGCGACCTCCCGTCCGGCATGCTCAAGTCCATGAAGGGCCTCGCCGGGGACTACCAGTCCCTCACGGTGGAGATCTTGCAGGAGATGACCGCCCGGATCGCCGCCGCACAGGAGGCGGGTGACGAGGCGTGAGCGACGTCAACAGCACACTTCCCGACGACGACGCCCTCAAGGCGTTCGCGAACTCCGCCCTCGGCCGCGGCAGCCGCCGACGCCGCGGCCAGGGCGCCAGCGGCACAGAGGCGCCCGCCGAGACCCAGGCGACGACCCCGGCCGCAGACGACGCCCCTCCGGTCGACGAACCGCCGGCGACCGCCGACGCGGCACCCGCCGCCGAGGAGGCCGCACCGGCCCGGGCGGCCGCTCCCGAGCCCGCACCGGCGCAGGAGCCCGCGCCGACGGTCGCCGAGCCGGTAGGGGAGGAGACGGCGACCGTGCCCGCCCCGGCCCCGACTCCGGCCCCGGAGACTGCGCCCGCGCCGGCTCCCGCCCCGGCTGTCGAGTCCCCGGCCGCGCCCGCGCCGGCCGCGGAGGTCGCGGTGCGTGCCGTCGCCGTGCCCCACGTCCGCACGTCCCCGCTGCCCGCCGGGCTCCAGGACGGCGCGGTCATCGAGGTCCGTGTGCCTCAGCTCGGCCCGGCCGGTACCCGTGGCGTGCAGTGCACGGTGATGATCCGGCAGGAGGTTCGGGACCGGTTCGCCCGTTACCAGCTGGAGAAGAAGTTGCAGGGGGAGGACGAGCCGTCGAACTCGATGGTGGTCCGCCGCGCATTCCTGCACGCCCAACGGAACGACCTCTTCGGGGAGATCCTGCGGGACGTCTACCATGCGGCGAACGCCCTCGGCGAGGAGGACTACGACGAGGGCGGCCTGCTCGGTGACGTGGTCGGCCGGCGCACGACCCGCGGCCGCACCCGGCACACCACACAGCAGTCGTTCCGGCCGTCCGAGCAGGAACTGGCGGCCTACGACGCGTTCCAGACGGCGTACGGGTTCCCCGACCGGTCGGCGTTCATCGACGGCCTCCTCGACCGGTTCCTGCCGCCGCTGCCCCCGCCGGGGAGGCGCCGCTGACCGAACCCTACGGGCGGGGGTAGCGGTTTGCCGCGGCACCGATCTACAATCGCCCGCATGCCGGGTGTGTCTCGGCCCCCTTGCGGGACTCGCCGTCTCCACCGTTCGCGATCATGTCGGCAAACCTGGGCGTGAACGGCGGAGGCGGCTCATTTATGGCCGGATAACGGTGGGTAGAGTGACGGACCGCGCATTATGTAGGGGTTAAGCGTTCGACGAAACGGTGGCGGTTCCGGGTACTTGTCTGCCACCCTGCCGGTATATGACCCGCGACGGCAGCACCTCGTCTCCGTGCCGACGCCCGCCATTACCCCGTACGAAGAGAGACACCATGCCGTCCGTGGCCCATCAAGCTCCCGACGAGGAGCCCACCTCTCTTGCACCGGTCGTCGACCTCACCAGCCGGCGCGGGGGTAAGGCAGTCTCCGTCGAGGACGCCATGCGGAACGTGACGGACGCTGACCTCCAGGAGCGGGCCGCCGAGCACTGGCGGCGCGTCTTCGAGGACGCCGGCATGAACCTCAGCGACCGAGACACCGCCGCCACCGCCGTACTCCTCGCCCGCGAGCTGGAGCGCCTCGTCGGCGGCCTCCTCGTCATCCGCGAGGGCCGCGAAGACCTGCCCGCCAACCCGGACGCCGGCGTCGACTTCACGTCCGCCGTCGAGGTGACCGGCGTCCTCCGCGACCTCGCCCGCGCCGCGCAGCCGGGCACCAAGCGCGACTGACGACGTCCCTCCGGTCGCCATCGCCTCACCCGAACATCTGGCAAACCGTCAAAAACGGGCACGCCGGGCATGGTTGTACGCGATGCCCGGTTTTTTTGATGCCATGCGTCAAAGGTTCGTCAAGGAATCGGTAAAGGCTTTTCGACTGCTTGAGCATTCCCTCACCTCACCTCCACACATGACGGTCCCGCCTGGCAGTATGTGAGCGCCCGGCTACAACCGGAATAGATCCCACCGGTCGCCGACGGCCCGTCAGGCCGACGCAGGGCAACCCGCCCGGGCACGAACCACAAGGGGGCGCCTCGAATGAGTCAACCGCAGCAAGCACACCGGCGAACCGCCCTCGCCTACGGCATCGCCGCCGACCCCCACTGGGCGACCGCCGGAGCAACGCGCATCGCCGGCGCCCTCGCCCTCCCCGAACGCCGGGCCACCCGCACCAACGCGGGCACCCCGTACAACCTCAGCGTCTACGACCTCGCCCTCGAACACGACCGCGCCCTCGAGGACTTCGCCCGCCGACACGGCCACCCCCTCGAGATCCCCGCCGGCCGGACCGCGCTCGCCGACTACGCCGCGAACCTCGCCGACACCAACGACGCCGCCCGCATCGACTACGCGCAACTGCGCCTCATCCACGACCTGCGGGCCGCACTCACCATCGGCGACGCCGACGACCTCATGGGCAAACTCGCCTGCCCCGGCTGCCTCTGCTGGTCCCTCGTCGGCACCCGCACCCCCTCCGGCGCATGGGGCGCAACCTGCCGCATGCTCCGCTGCGCAACCGCACCCGGCGAACCCCGCGTCTTCACCCTCGCCCAGGTGGCCCTCCACCACATCAACCACAGCGACGACGCCGCCGCCTGACCCACCGACGGACCGCATGCCCACCATCGCAACCCGACGCGCCCCGAGCTGCGTCACCGCCGCGTTCTTCCGCACGCCGCCCCCCGACCTGATCAACTGGAACCAGGCCGAGGCCGCCGTCGCGACGAGCCCGCACCCGATGAGCGCCCGCGACCTGCGCCGCAAGTACAAGGCCGCCGACCGCCCCCTCTACAAGATCCCCGGCCGGCGCGGCGAGCACGTCAGCCGGTCGGCGCTCCTCGAGTTCCACCGCGACCTCGTCCACGGCTGGCTCACCGCCAGCGGCCGGCGCGCATAACCGCACACCCCGCAAGGCCCCGCCCCGAGTCCCCGGGCGGGGCCTTTGTCATGCCCCGAGTGACGACCGGCACTTACCTCACCTGGGAAAACAGCCTCAAAGGGCTACGCGCGCGCATGACTTTTGTGTAAGGTGGTTCACGCCGACAGGGCAGCAGGGCCCAACCAGCCCACGCTGCTCGATCACTCCACACGTGGAGGACCCAGTGACCACCTGCACCATGGCCCCGACCATCGGACGCCACCGCATCCCCCGCGCCGAACTCACCGCGCCCCAGGTCCGGTTCGTCATCGGACACGTCCTCGACCGCCTGGGCACCACCCACGGCATCGTCGACCCCGCCCCGGAGATCCCGCACACGGAGACCGCGGAACGCCTCTCCCTCTCCGTCCTCGCCGCCTGGCAGCTCGGCCTCGACCTCACCCCGGGCCACGAGATCACCCAGTGCGCCGACTGCGCGGACATCGTCGACGGCGCCCTCACCGTCGAGGCCGGCGGCCGCATCACCTGCGACCGCTGCACCGGCCCCCAGACCACCTGACGGCCCGGCCCTCCCCACCCCCTCCCCCCGGGGGAGGGCCGGGCACCCCCAAGCAGGTCGGGGCGGCGTGACCACACCGCCGCCCCGGCCGGCCAACCACCGAGACACCCCGCACACGGGAGACCCAGACATGCCCGAAAACAGCACGCCCGACGTCGCCATCGCCGACCACCTCCTGACCATGGCCGCCGACATCGACCGCTACGGCCTGTGGACCGGCGGCCCCAGCTTCATCGACCCCAACAGCGAACGCCTCGACGTCCCGGCCGCCGCCTACAAGGCCACCGCCGGCTCCGTGCCGTTCCACTTCGCCCTCCCCACCGAGGACGCCGCCGCCGTCGCCCGCTCCTACATCGAGCACACCCCGGCCGCGATGGCCGTCCTCAACGCCATCGCAGCCCACATGGCCGCCACCTGGCCCGACCTCGACTGGACCGACGACCCCATCGACCGCCTGTCCGCCTGGCCCGACCTCCTCGGCGTCCAGCCGGGCGAGATCCCGCAGACCCTCCGCGACCTCGCCCACCGCATCACCACCGGCGCCACCGCCCCGGCCGCCGCCTAACCCACGCCGACCATGGGCCGCCGCCCCTCGACCGGCGGCGGCCCGACCCCGACACACGCCAAGGAGCCCAGCACGTGAGCAGCAACTTCCCCACCCGGGTCCTCCAGGAGGTCGCGATGACCGCCCTCCACAAGGAACTCGGCGACACCCTCGGCACCCTGCGCGCCGACATGCAGACCGCCCTCGAGGAGATGGGCGCCGAGCGGATCGCCGCGAAGCTGCCCGACGGCACGAAGGTCGGCGCGCTCACCGTCTCCAACCCCACCCCGAAGCCCGCCATCACCGACGAGCAGGCATTCATCCGCTTCGTCGAGGACATCGCCCCCGGCGAGATCATGACCGTGAAGGTGGTCCGCCCCTCCTACGCGAAGAAGCTCCTCGACGACATGGAGCAGCGCGGCGCCGCCGAGATCATCGACCCCGGCAACGGGGAGATCGTCGAGGTCGACGGCGTCGAGATGAAGACGGCCCGCGCCGCCTCCCACTCCGTCACCTTCAGCGAGGACGGCCGCGCCGCGATCGCCGCCGCCTGGCGCGCCGGCCACCTCGCCCACATCGACGGCCTGCCCCAGCTGCCCGCCGGGAGCGACGGATGACCGCCGACACCCCGAAACCGCGGCCCACCCCGGCGGAGGAGGCCCAGGCCCGCGCCTACATGTACGGCGTCATCTACGGCTTCGGCATCCTCATCGAGGAGTGGTTCGGCTGGCCCAACGGCACCGCCTCCCACTCCGACGGCGAGGGCAACCGGCTCATCTACACCGGCGACGAACTCCACCTCTTCGACGCCGTCATCCCCTGCCGCGTCCACGGCAAGCACCGCGTCGGCGTCACCTACGCCCACGACTTCGCCAAGGCCCGCGCCGACACCGCCGCATGCAGCGCGAAGGCGCCCGCGCCGCCGAAGCCGGCCGGGGACACGCCGACCATGCAGATCAACGCCCCCACCCTCAAGCCGCCGGTGAAGCCGACCCCGCTGTGGCTCATCACCCGCGCCGCCGACACCCCCGGCAAAGACCGCCAGAAGCCCGCCTAAACCTCCGGAGGAACCCCGTGACCCGCAACGCCCTCGCCGCCAGCAGTGGCCTGCCCCTCACCCGCGACGAACTCGTGGCGTCCGTCATCGCCGGCCTCGGCGACGCCGAGGACGTCCTGTCGACCGAGAACCTCGGCGACGGCGACATCGGCGTGGAGACCACCGGCGGCCGCTTCTTCATCACCGTCACCGCCCACGACTGACCCTCGCCCCCCATGCCCGGGCCGCCGCCCCTCGACCTGGCGGCGCCCCGGGCCCCGCACCCCACCGGAGTTGCCCCGTGTCCACCCCCGCCTCCGCATGCGCCGCCCCGGCCGTCGACAAGCCGCTGTTCTCCCTCACCGTGTACGGCATCCCCGCCCCGCAGGGCAGCAAGAAGACCGCCGGCAAGCGCCGCACCAGCACCGGCAAACTCGTCCCCCGCCTCGTCGAGTCGTCGAAGAAGGTCAAGCCGTGGCGGGAGGCCGTCCACGACGCCGCCATCGCCGAACTCCTCCGCATTCGGCGGACGTTCGTGAAGCTCGACGGCCCCCTCGAGGCCACCATGTACTTCACCCTCCCCGCCCCACAGAACATGCCGAAGGACCGCGTCGCCGCGACCGTCTACCCCGACCTGTCGAAACTCCTCCGCTCCACCGAGGACTCCCTCACCACGGCCGGCGTGTGGGCCGACGACGCCCGCGTCATCCGCTACCGCGACCTCCGCAAGACCTACCCCGGCCTCGGCCCGTACGCCCTCACCCGGCCCGGCGTGACCCTCCACATCTGGAAGGCCCAGCCGTGACCGGCCGCCGCCTGGTCCGGACCGCGCCCGTCATCCCGGGCGCGGTCCCCATCGCCGCCATCTGGGCATTCCGCGACCGCCTCGACCGGGTCGGACAGCACCGCATCTGGAACGGCATGACGTCCAAGGGCACCACGCCCGTCCTGTTCCACGACGACACCCTGTACCCCGCCCGGCACATCGCCTGGGTCCTCCACCACGGCACCGCCCCCGTCGGCCTCGTCAAGGCCGACTGCGGCGTCCGCCTGTGCATGCACGCCCCGCACCTCACCGACGCCGCCAGCCGGCAGCGCGAACGCGTCCTGTACGCCGCCCTCCTCGGCGTCACCCTCGCCGGCCCCTGCCCCGCCGGCCACCACGACCTCGCCGAGTACGGGTACGCCCGCCCGACCGGCTTCATCGAATGCCGCGGCTGCGACAACGCCCGCCGCCGCAACGCAGCCACGTCCCCGGAAGGAGCTGTTGCAGCATGAGCAGCACGGCCGAAGCCCGCGGCGACCTCGTCGAGGAACTCCTCCCCCTGGCCGCCCACCTCGCCTGCATCGTGCGCGGTGACGGCGGCCCGGAGGACATCGCCGAGGCCCTCGACGCCCTCACCCCGTACGAGCAGACGGCCCTCATCGTCAGCCTCGCCGGCCTCGTCAACCCCGACACCCACCTCCACGAGGCCCTCGGCTACCTCACCTGGGACGAACACGGCAATGAGACGCCGCCGGTACGGGCCGACCACCGCACCATCCGGACCCTCGCCACCCGCTACCGCATCCGCTACTCGAACATCGACATGGCCCGCGTCATCCGCTGCCTCCACGGCGAGCCGTTCGCCCTCACCGCACCCGAGCGACGGGCCGCGATCGAGTACGGGGCGCGCCGTATGGACCTCCCCTTCGACATCATCGCCGCCCGCCTCGACATGGAACTCCCCGCGGTCAAGCGGTCGTGGGAGCGCATCAAGCGGAGGGCCCGGAAGTCCGGGGAGACGTGGCCGAACCAGCCGCGGTTCACCACCGAGGCCGCGGTCCTGGGCAAGGCGAGGACGGCATGAGCCGCCTCGAGGACATCGTCTGCACGACGAAGGTCACGTACTACAGCCGGTCGCAGGCGAAACGCGCCTGGAAACGGCTACGCCGGCAGCCCGGCCGCCGCCACCTCGAACGCTACCGGTGCTCCTTCTGCCACTTCTGGCACCTCGGCAACCCGCCCGGCCACCAGACCTACATCCGCAAGGGCTTGCCGACCCTCACCCCGCACCGCCCTCCCGCCCCGGCCCGTCACCTCAACGCGGCCTGAACACACAGGAGCAGAACAGCCCATGGCAGGCGAGACCATCATCACCGTCGTCGGGAACCTCGTCGACGACCCCGAACTCCGCTTCACCCCCTCCGGCGCGGCCGTCGCGAAGTTCCGCGTCGCATCCACCCCCCGCGTCTTCGACCGGCCCACCAACGAGTGGAAGGACGGCGACAGCCTGTTCCTCACCTGCTCCGTGTGGAGGCAGGCCGCGGAGAACGTCGCCGAGTCGTTGCAGCGCGGCATGCGCGTCATCATCCAGGGCCGCCTCAAGCAGCGCTCGTACGAGGACAACGAGGGCGTGCGACGGACCGTGTACGAACTCGACGTCGAGGAGGTCGGCGCGTCCCTGCGGAACGCGACCGCGAAGGTGGAGAAGGTCCGCCGCAACAGCGACGGCTACGGCAACGGCAGCGGCAGCGGCAGCGCGCCGGCCTCGTCCGGCGGGGGCGGCTGGAACGGCGGCGGACAGCAGCAGTCGGGCGGCGGCGACCCGTGGGCGGGGGGCCCGCCGGCCGGCGGCGGCTGGTCCAACGGCGGCAACAACAGCGGCAGCTGGTCCGGCGGCGATGCCGGCGGCTACTCCGATGAGCCCCCGTTCTGATGCCCGCCGACACCATCCGCACGGGGCGGTGCGATACCGGCCGCCCCCTCTGCGGGAAACCCGCCCGCCTCTATGCCGCCGGCTGGCGCTGCGACGACCACATCCCCCGCGCCTACACCCGGCCCGCCACCGCCGACACCCGCAAGGAGGACTCGTGAACGCCACCCCTCGCCCGTCCGGCGCGACACTCCGCCGGGCCGGCGCGGCCGCCGCCGTCGCCGTCATGCTCGCCGCCGCCCTCACCGACTACGACCGGACCCGGCACGACGACACACCCCGTACCGGGGTCGTCGACACCGGGCCCGCGGACGGCATCCGCATGCCCGACGGCTACTCCACCGCCGACACGAAGTGCTTCCACGGCGACCGCGTGTACGCCCGCTACCACGGCGAGACCCGCTACGACGACAACGTCCTCGTCCCCGCCGACCCCACCTGCAAGCAGCACTAGCCCACACCACACGGGAGAACACATGAAGCACACCGACCAGCCGACCACCCCGCGCCGGATCAAGAAGGCGTACATCGCCGCCGGAGGCGCCGCCGTCCTCGCCCTCCTCCTCGGCGCCTGCGACAAGTACACCGAGCCCTTCAAGGACTCGCCGCGCTCGGGTGTCGTGAACAACCAGCCCGCCGACATCATCCGCATGCCCGACGGGTTCTCCGCCGCGGCAACCAAGTGCGACCACGGAAACCGGATCTACACCCTGTACCACGGCGACTCGAAGTACGGCGCCATCTGGGGTGTCCCCGCCGACCCCACCTGTCGCGGCAAGTGACGTCCCCTTAGGGCGCCCCGGCACTCGACCGCCGGGGCGCCGAATACCGCCGGCCGCCACCTCTGGCGCCCGGCCCCTCATACATAGCCCGATAAAGTCATGCGCGTGCGTATGACTTACGATAGGGTTGTGAAGCCGACATGACCCACCCAGACACAAAGGACACGCGCACCATGACCCTCCGCCGCCCGAAGATCACACGCCGAGACTGCTACGCCACCGCCGCCCTCATCGCCTACATCGCCACCATCCCTGGCGCGAACTGGCTCGTGACCCACCTCGGCCCCGTCAGTGTCGGCTTCGGCTACAGCGCCCCGGCTGGCGTATACCTCGTCGGCCTCACCCTCGTCCTGCGTGACGCCGTGCAGCAGCTCCTCGGCCGCCGCGCCGCCCTCCTGGCCGTCGCCCTCGGCGTCGCCGTCTCATACGCCCTCGCTGACCCAACCCTGGCCCTCGCGTCCGTCGTCGGGTTCGCCGTCTCCGAACTCGCCGATACCGCCGTCTACACCTCACTCCGCGACCGCGGCCTCATCGGCGCCGTCCTCGCCGCGAACGCCGTCGGTCTCGTCCTCGACAGCGTGCTGTTCCTCGGGATCGCCTTCCACAGCCAGGAGTACCTGCCCGGCCAGATCCTCGCGAAGACGTACATGACGCTCGCCGCCGTCGTCGTCATAGCCGCCTACCGGCGCCCGGCCCGGAGGCTCGTCGCGTGAGAGCCAAGCTCATGCTTGGTACCTGCGAGGATCACTGGCTCTGGTCGGATGACCCCCGTTTCGACGGCATCACCTTCTTCGTCTCCCGTAACCGCTTCGCGCGGCGCAAGAAGGAGATGCCGCGGGCCCTCCACCCCTTCGCCATGGATTCCGGCGGATACACGGAGCTCCAGCGGCACGGCCGCTGGCGCTCCACCCCGCAGGAATACGTCGACGAGGTACGCCGCTACATCAGCGAACTCGGCGAGGACATGGTCCTGTGGATCGCCCCGCAGGACTGGATGACCGAGCCCTGGACGATCTTCGGCGGATGGCACGACGGCCAGCACTTCGTCGGTACCCGCGAGGCCCGCGGCCTCGCCCCCGGCGACCCCGAGCAGGACCTCACCACCGCCGCCCGTATCCACATCCGTTACACCGTCGACAACTTCCTCGAGCTGAGGCGAATCGCCCCCGACCTCAAAATCATCCCGGTACTCCAGGGCCAGAAGCTCGACGACTACAAGTACTGCGCCAGCCTCTACGAGGCAGCCGGTATCGACCTCGCCGCCGAACCCGTCGTCGGCCTCGGCAGTGTCTGCCGCCGTGAGGCCACCCTCGAAATCGCCGAACTCGTCGCCCACTTCACCGACCTCGGCCTCAACCTCCACGGCTTCGGAGTCAAGTCGAGCGGCCTCAGCCTCTACGGAGACGACCTCGTCTCCGCCGACTCCCAAGCCTGGTCCTTCGGGATGCGCCGTCGCAAGAAGGGCCCCGACGGCAGCCGCCGCCTCCCCGGATGCACACACCGCGCCCAGACATGCGCGCACTGCCCGGAGGCCGCAGTCCGCTGGTACCGCCGTGCTCTCAACAGCGCGCACCCCGAGAACGGCTGGCAAATGACGCTGGACATGGCCGTCGTCGCGTGAACGCGCCCGCCCCGCCACGAGATAGGAACCGACCGGTGACCGTAGCCCTCATCCCGCCCATCACCGGGTACCCGGGCCGTATCGAGGCGACCGCTCTGACCGAGGGCCCCCGCTTCGTCCGCACCGAGGCCATGACCCGCTGGCACCGGCCCCGCTCCGCGTTCCTCCGGCACCGCGACTCGGTCACCGTCTTCGACCTGTGGTGCGGGCAGATCACGTTCAGCTACAAGGCCCTCACCGCCGACACCGTCCCGGCTGGCGACCGGGTGTGCGCCACCTGCGACGGTCGCGCGGTCGGCGCCGGCCAGGAGACGGACGGCCCGGCCGGCCGCACCCTCACCTTCCAGCCCCGCCACCTCAACCCGCCCCGCAACTGCCCCGGTTCCCGGACCGGCATGTTCGAGGAGCTCCCCGGCGGCCGCGCCGGCCGATGCCTCGTCTGCGGCGACTGCCAGCCGCTGCGCGCCATGGGAGGCCCGTACGCCTCCCGCTACGCGATCGTCCAGCACGACCCCGGCAAGGCCCTCGTCGCACCGTGCCCGTTCCACCGCTGGCGCGCCCTGTCCGCCCGTGACGGCCGCATCTACTGCCCGTGCGGCACCGAGTTGAGGCCCGTCACGTAGGCCCGCCCATCCCGCCGTTCCCCCCGGCCCGCCCGACGGGTGCGGGGTAGTGGCGCATCACACCAAACAAAAGTCATATGCACGCGCATGACATACGCTAGTGTCGTGCCACCGCACCCCACCCCGGAGTCGCCGCATGCCCGCACACCGCCATGACGTCGACGTGCCGTTCACCATCACCGGCACCGTCGCGGCCGTCGTCCTCGTCGCCCTCGCCGTCACCGTCGGCACCGCCGCCGTCCTCGCCCACGCCGCCCGCACCGTCCGATAGGCCCGGGACCCACCGCATGCCCACCGACACCTCGACACCCACCCTCGAGCAGCTCCTCAACCTCGCCGACCGCGCCGAGTACAACGGCGGCCTCACCCACGCCGAGGCGAACCGGCTCCGCGCCGGCCTCCGCACCTACGGCCTGCCCATCGAGGCCCACGTCGCGGAACTCCGCCGAAGCAACTGGGATCTCGGCAACCGCCTCGGGCGCGTCACCACCGCCCACAAGTCGATCTCGGCCCGGTTCGCCGCCCTCCGCCAGAACAACCGCAGCCTCAGTAACCGCCTCTGGCGCGCCACCACCGCCCACCGAACGACCGTCGACGCGGAGGCGCACGCCGCCGTCCACCGCGTCACCGCCCTCGCGCAGCGCTGGTCGTTCATCCCCGCCAAGCGGCAGGCCGCCGCCGCCATCCTCGCCGCCCTCCACAACAAGGACACCGATGACTGACAACCCCTCCACGCCCGGCCCCGCCCCGAAACCGCCCGTGCCGGCCGTGAAGTTCCTCCCCTGGCCGCGCATCCCCGTCGACACCGCCGACGGCAGCATCCACTACCAGCTCACGAACATCGGCCGTCGCGTCGCCTACGACTGGATCATGGGCCCCGACGGCCCGTACGAGCACCCCGAGCAGTCCATGTCCGCGACCGTCCGCGGCCTCGTCGGCGTCACCCTCCTCCACCTCCTGGAGCTCGGCCTCATCGACGTCGACACCGACCGCATGGCGGCCGCCGACGGCATCCCCTGGGGCCTCACCGACTGCCGCCCCAACCCCACGGAGCAGCCGGCCGGCCGCACGGAGGCCACCGATGCGTGACGCCAAGCCGCCCGTACCCGCGCGCACGTTCGACGACTGGCCGCGCATCGACGTCGACACCGCCCGCGGCGGCCCGTACCACCACGTCGAACGCCTCGCCGTCTCCGCCGCCAACCACTGGGCCCTCGGCCCCGACGGCCCGTTCAAACAGCCCGGCCAGTCCCTCGCCGAGATCGTCCGCGGCGCCGTCCACGAGGGACTCCTCCACCTCGCCGAACTCGGCCTCATCGACGTCGACACCGACCGCCTCAACGCCGCCCACGGCTACCCCACCGACCGCACCGGCCTCCGCCCCAACACCGAGGACTCCGCCCGTGGCTGACACGCCCACACCCCGCCGTGCCTTCATCGAGGAAGTCACCCGCGTCGTCGCACGGATCGGGGAGCAGCACCACCCCGCCCTCTCCGGCCCCACCCCCGTCCAGGCGGAGGCCCGCGCGCTGTTCGCCCGCTACGCCCGCAACTACGGCCGTATCAACCGCGGCCTCTACGACCCGCGCGACCAGGACCCCGTACCGGACTGGACCGGCCTCCTCCTCGAGCCCGTCTACGACGCGCTCGCCCAACCTGACCCCGCCCGGCAGCGCGACCACCTCGTCAACGTCGCCGCTACCGCCATCGCCTGGGCCGCCGACATCGACCGACAGGAGCCCACCCGTGGCTGACACCCCCTGCATCGCGCACCCGAACGCACCCGTTATCGGTGGTGTATGCGGAGGATGCACCCAATACCCCGCCGACCTCGCGGACGCAGACAACGGCGTGTGCTCGCGCCACCCGAGGGCCTCCCTCGCCGACGGGGCAGCGTGCACGGCCTGCTTCCTCGACCCGCTCGTCAACCGCGACCTCCTCGGCCACACCGCACGGCACGGCGAGGCCGCCGACGAATTCGGGCCGACCCTCCAGCCCGGCGACACCCCCGGCACCACCACCGTCGAGATCACCGCCGACCTCAGCAAGTGGTACACGGCCCTCGCCGGCCGGCGTCAACGGCCGCCCCGCCACGCCGACAAAGCGCGCCGCAGCCGGTACGCGGCCGCGATCCGTGACCACCTCAAGGCGTTCACCCTCGCGCCCCTCACCCCCGGCGGGCCGCCCGCCCTCGGCGAGACCGAGTACGACATCGCCGACGTCGTCCTGGCCGAACGCGACACTGACCTCGAACGCCTCCGCGCCGAACGCGACCAGGCCCGCGCCGAACGCGACGCCGCCCTCCGTCTCGCCGGCGTGTGGGCCGACGCCCCCGACCCCCTCGTCCGCCACTCCGCCGCCGACCTCCGCTCCGCCATCTACGGCGCCCTCCCGGCAGCGACGGAAGCGACCGACGCCCCCATGTGCGGCGCTGCAACGCCCGGCGCGTTCCTGCGCCTCATCGGCCCATGCGTCAAGGGCCCGGGCCATGCCAGCCAGTGGCACCGCGACGCCCGTGGAACCGAGTTCACGAACCACACCACCGAGACGGAGCCCGGTCCCGACCCGTGCTCCGGATGCCGCATCGTGCCCTGCGGTGCCTGCACCACGCCCGCGCCCCGGCTCCTCGACTGCGGCCTCTGCTACGAGGAGAACGGCGAGGAGGTACACCCGCACCCCGAGTGCCGCATGGGAGGCCGCGCCCCACGCAACCTCCGGAAAGCGCTTGCCCGCGCTCTCCGCCGCGGCGAGCGTGGCGACGCCGCCCTCCACTGGGTCAGCGCCGAACGGGACCGCCTCCAGCGCGCCGTCGACGGCCTCCGCCGCCTCAACGAGGTCACCGCCGACGCCTCCTGCCGTGTCCAGGCCCGCGAGCACGCACGCGACAACCTCGCCCTCCTCAACGGCATCCTCGGCGAACCCGTCACCGTGCCCGACGTGAGCAAGGCGTCCAGCGCCCGCGAAGACCTCCTCAACCTCATGGCCCTGTGGGGACTCACAACCGGCCGCGGGTCCCGCGAGCACGCCGACCGCATCCTCAACCGGCGCGCCCACGAGGCCGCCGAAGACCTCCGCGCCTGGGCAGCCACCGGAGACGCAGGCGCCGACGAATACGGGTCGGCGGACAACGTCCTCGAGGGCGCCGACCGCATCGACCCCCACTCCGACCGCTACGTGCCGCGCCCCTGAACCCGGCGCGCCCCACTGGACACGGCCGAACGGGTCAACAAGCTTGCAAGCCTGGCGAGTTGCCGCGTTCGGCCTGGTCACCGGGCCCACGGCACTCCCGGCACCGTCCACACCGATCGGAAGGGAACCACCGTGCTCAACAGTGTCGAGGCATCCGCCGTGTTCGTGCTCGCCGTCACCCTCTACGCCGCCGGCCCCCTCACCGCCCCCCGCCCGGCCCCCGCACCGTCCTCCCGGCCCCGCCCGTCCTGGGCGCGCGGCCCCATCACCGCGACCCGCTACACCCGCACCCACACCCGGAGACACCGATGACGTCCACGCTGCCCGTCCTCCTCCTCCACGCCGCCCTCAGCCTGCTCGGTCTCGCCGCCTTCGCCCTCTGGGCCGCGCACCGCATCACCTACCGCACGTGCGCCGGCCTCGTCGCCGTCCCCTTCGCCGTCGCCAGCATCGAATCCTTCGCCGTCGGCGACACCCTCGGCGGCCTCCTCCAACTCGCCGTCACCCTCGGCCTCATCCTCGTCTGGCGGACCCGCATCGTCATCACCCGCACCGGGCCCGGGCAGCCGTCCCGTCCGGACACCACGAAGGTGTCGTGACCCTCTACGTGAGCCCGGGGCGCCCCTGCTACTGGATCATCCAGGGCGCCCCGTGCGGCCTCCTCCACGACCACGACGGCGACCACACCCCGCACGAGGTCGGCGGATACCTCCCCGCCCCCCTCCTCCACCCCCTCGCCATCCTCGCGCTCCACCGCCCCGCCTGGCCCAAGCGCTGCCCCCTGTGCCGGGCCGTCATCGACACCGCCAGCTGGAGCAGCGAAACCCTCATCTACCCCGCCGACGACTTCCACCCAGCCGTCACGCAAACCGTCTGGGAGTTCGGGCCATGCGGATGCGAGGGCCGAACCCTCCTCACCCCGCCCACGGAGCACACATGACCGACCTGCGGCACACCCTCGACGCCCTCAACGCCCTCGACCTCCAGCGCGTCCGCTACGAACTCGAAACCCTCGAGGCCATCCGCGACTGGGCCATGCAGCAACTCCACATCGACTACCGGCCCGGGGACCGCATCGTCATCGTCGACGACCGCCCCTCATCCGTCGGCCGCGAACACGGCTGGTACACGTACCGCGAGGCCCTCGCCCCCGGACAGACCGGCACCGCCGGCCCCATCCGCTTCAACACCGCGAGCAAGACCTGGAACGTCGAGGTCTGCATGTCCCGCACCTGGACAGTCGAGGAACGCGACACCCACGGCCCGAACGGCGTCGACCGGACCCTCATCCGCCACTGGAACGGCCCCGCCTCCGAAACCCCCGACGGCTACCAGCCGCCCAGCCCGTACCGGCAGGAGCAGCACCCCGACGGCCGCACCGTCTCCTTCTGCATGGACGTCACCTACGTCGCCAAGGCCCCCGACACCCCCGGAGACACACCGTGCTGACCTGGCTCCTACGACGCCTCCGCGTCCACCACCGCTCCACGCGAGCACAACGCCGACGCCCCCACTGCGGATGCGGCCGCTACCACCCCGGCCCACGCCGCCGATAACCCCCGTCCCTCACCACCTTTCCGGAGCCACCACCGCATGCGCACCGTCCAGCCCCAGGTACACCTCATCGGCCGCCCCACCCTCGACTACGACGCCATCGCCGCATACCTCCACGACGTCGGCGGCCACACATGGCTCGAACGCCTCGACCGCGGCGAACTCGACGGCGCCCAGAACCTCGCAGAGCTCGCCGGCCGCATCTGCTACCGATCATGGGAGCCCGGACTCAACCCCAACGTGACCCGGGTACGCACCGATCAGGACGACTACCTCGGCAACATCCTCGCCGCCACCCACGGCTCCGTAGTCGAACACGCCACCTTCAACTTCATCCTCCACAACGTCAGCCGCGTCGTCACCCACGAACTCGTGCGCCACCGCGTCGGCGTCGCCGTCTCTCAGGAATCCCTCCGCTACGTACGCCTCACCGACCTCCCGTTCTGGTTCCCCGACTGGGCACACGACGACGACGAACTCACCACCCGCGCAACCACCCTCCTCGAGCAGATGGAGGCGTTCCAGCAGTGGATGGCCGACCACTTCGCCCTCGACGACCCCGGCGTCCCCTTCACAGAGAAGAAGGCCAAGACCTCATTCATGCGCCGCTTCGCCCCGGAGGGCCTGGCCACCGGCCTCGTCTGGTCCGCGAACATCCGCACCCTCCGACACGTCATCGAGACCCGCACCGCACCCGGAGCCGAAGAGGAGATACGCCTCGTCATCGGCAAGGTCGCCGAACTCGTACAACGGGAGGCCCCGGCCCTGTTCGGCGACTACACCATCGAAGACGGCGCATGGGTCCCCGGCTGGCGCAAGGTGTGACCACAGCCGCGTAGCTACACCCGTAGCGACACACCCCACCCCATGGTCATGACGGTCACCGTTCCCGCCGCAGGTCATGACGGTTCACACGCGTAAGCCCCCGAGCCTCGATGCTCGGGGGCCTTCGTGTGTTTCCGGGGCTGGTCAGCCGATGACGGTCAGCAGGGCGGCCGGCAGTTCGTACGCCTGGCCGCTGTCCTCGGCGGTGACTGTCCAGATGTCGCCGCAATAGGCGTCCTGCTCGCCGACGATGGCGGTGCGCAGCGTGCCCTGGATCAGGACTCGGGCGCCGTTGCGGATGTTCTGCTCCATGGTGTTCTCCTTCGTCGGGGGGCTTGTTGCCCCGTCCTTGTAGCTACAGCTTGGCATGCCGTGTAGCTACACGCAAGGGGGTCGGGGGAGGATGACCATGCCGACCGTCACCCCTCGACCGGGTGGCGGCCGGCGCAGCACGTCAGTGGTCCGGCGCGCCGTACATGTCGGGGGTTTCGTCGAGGCAGCCGGGGCACATGCAGCGGCACGACTCCTCGTAGCCCGTGCACGGTCCCGGCCGTCCCGGCTCCCCGTCCTCGTGCGCGAGGACGCCCGGGCACGGCGGCCCCGGGTTCGGGCAGTCGGCGACGGCCATCTCATGCCGGGCGCACCAGGTGCGCATGCCGACGTCCAGCTGTGCGTCACCCCAGGCGTGGTCGTACCGTCGGGCGTCCGGCTCCCACGGGCACAACGCCTCCACCGTCGGGAGCGGGCAGGCCGGCGGCCCCATGTGGTCGCCGGGCGCCGTGTGCCAGGTACGGCCGTCGGGGCCGACCCAGTCCACCCACTCCAGCTCCTCGACGCCGAACCGGGACCGCTGCCGCCACCAGCGGGTAGCGGCGACACCGCAGTCCAGGCAACGCCGGTACTCCCTACCGACCGCCTCGTCCCGGTGCCCCAGCTCCCACCGGTGCTCTCCCCACACTGCCCGGGCCCGCTCGGTGAGCTGCGCACGGAAGGCGTCAACCACGGCCCGGTCGCCGGGCGTCAGGCGGGCGCGCGGGTCGTTACCGCAGCGCATCACCGGGCCACCGCCGCGAGGCACGCCGCGATGATGACCACCGACGGGGTGTCGCTCGGGAAGTCGACGACGGCGCCGTTCGGGCAGGTGAGGCCGGAGTCGTTGCACTCGTTGGTGACCGCGAACACGGCACCGTCACGGCGCACCATGCTGAGCGGGTACTCGGGGTCGGCGGTCCAGCCGGCGGCCTCGAGGGCCTCGACGACGTCGACGCGGTCGAGCCACCCCGGCTCGGGCCGGTCGAAGGCGATACGGACCCGCCCCGCGGTGCTCACCGGCCCGCCTCGATGCCGAGGGCCTTCCGGCAGCCGGGGCACGTGACGGCCCTGCCACGGCCCGCGGGCACCGTCGCCTTCGGGATCTCGCCGCACGCCGTCGCCTGCTTCCCGTATCCGTTCACCGGCACCATGCGGGTCGCGTGGACGTTCCGGCCGCCCTTCACCCGGTGACGGCCCTGGTAGTCGTCCGCGCCGGCCGCCTCCGTCTCGCCGGGGCACGGGCACGGCGGGTGTTCGGTGCGAGTCTCCCGCGTGCCGGAGGCGATGACGCCGCAGGGACCGCGCCCCGTGCACGTGCGATGCCCACACCGGGCGCACGCGTCGGCGGGCGGGGCGGCGAGGAGGATCGCTCCGGTCGTCACGGTCTTCCGTTCGACGGTCCAGCCGGCCGCCTCCAGCGTGGCCGCGTACGCGTTGGCCTGACGGCGCGCCTCCGTCCAGCGCTGAGCGTTGCTCATGCGGGCGGGGTCGAGGACGTTGAGGTTGGGGAACCGGTGGTGCACACGGGCCCGGCCGTCGGTGCCGGCGGTGACGGCGTACCCGGCGGCCGTGCACGACCCGTAGGCGTTACGGACGGCCGCGGTGTGGGCGGGGGCGAGGAGCAGCGCGGCGGCCCGTACGACCGCGGGGACGGACGGCCCGCAGTAGTCGTGGTCGTCGCAGCGGCAGGACCCGCAGGTGAGGCAGCGCTCGCCCTTCACCGTGTCGCAGGCGGGGCAGCATCCGCACGCGGCCGCGTCCGGCCCGTCGCAGTTGTCGCACGGCTCCGGGGCGGGGGTGTCGTCGGCGGTGTCGATGCCGGCGAACAGGTCGAGGGTGCCGCAGCCGTCGTCGGCGGGGGCGTCCATGAACGGGAACAGGGACGCCTGTACGGGGCGCACGGGCCGCCCGAAGTCGTCCGGGGTCATCTTGTTCCACGGGCGGCCCTGCGGGCCGTGTGCGGCCGCCTGGCGGCCGGCGGTGGGCGTCTCGGGGGTGTTCATCGGTGGGTGTCCCTTCCGGGGTCAGGCGGCGGCGCGGTCGGCGCGACGGGCGGCGGCGAGGAGGTCGTCGTACTGGGTGCGGGTGATGCGGGGGTGGCGCTCCCAGAACTCGCGGAGTTCCTCGGAGGCGTAGCGGGCGGCGCGGGCGAGGGGGCCGGCCCACAGGTCGTAGGGGTTGATCCCGGCGGCGCGGCCGGCCTTCGACAGGAGGTAGCCGTTGCAGGCGAGTTCGGCGGCCTGCACCTGCGCCGCGGTGTGCTCGGCCCACAGGGCGGAGACGGCGTCGTACCGGGCCTTCGTGTCGGCGCGCTTGCGGTCGAGGGCGTCACGGCGGTCGCACTCGCGACGGATGGCGTCCTGCGTCTTCTCGTCGGCGGTGCCGTACAGCTCGCACAGCTTCTCGTCGGTGAGGTTCCGCAGGCGCTTCATCGGGGCTCCCTTCTCCGTGGTGTGTAGCTACATCATATGCGTGTCGTGTAGCTACACGCAAGAGGGTTGGGGGAAACGACTTCACCCCCGGCCAGGTCGAGTGGCCGGGGGTGAAGTGCGGGGGACGTCAGGGGCGGGCGGCGAGAATCGCGCGGGCGGAGGCGAGCAGGCCGGCGACCGCCTGCGTCACCGTCTCGCCCGGGCGGACGGTGTTGTTGCGCTCCAGGCAGAACACCCGGAACTTCTCCCGCGTCGACCCGAACTCCACCGGCTCGTACGCGGCCAGCCACTCCCGGGCGCGCTCCGCGTCCTGCTCCCACTTCGCCTGCGCCCCGGCCGCCTGGTTGGCGACCCAGGTGGACTTGCGGCCGAGGGCGCGGGCGGCGCACGCGGTGCCGTAGTAGACGACCTCGCCCTCCTCGTTCCCGTCGACATCCAGGGGCATGAGGGCGACGACCCGCTTGAGGCCGCGCCGGGTGCAGCAGCCGCAGGTGTCGGTGTCGTCGTTGATGCCCTTGATGATGAAGCCGGCCATGGTGTCCTCCGCGTGTTCCGCGCCGTCCGTGTAGCTACAGACTAAGTGCCGTGTGTAGCTACACGCAAGCGGGTGGGTGAGCGAAACCGCCCCACCCGGGAGGGTGCGGCGGACTGGCGAGGAGTGAACGACCGGCGAGGCGCACCCCGGCCCGGTCGAGTGGCCGGGGCGCCGCAGGGGGTGGGTCAGGCGGCGAGCGCCATGCGGGCGACGGCCGCCTTGTACTCGTCCTTCCGCGGTCGGTAGTTGGCGCGCAGCACGGCGACCTGGGCCGGCGTGTACCGGTAGGAGGGGCGCAGCCGGTCGGCGTCCCGGTGGGTGCGCGCCACCTTCACCGGCTGCACGTTGAGGCGCTTCGCGACGGAGCGCAGGCCGGAGGCGACGCCGTCGGCGGTCTTCGCGTCGACCCCGGCGGCGAGGGCGTGCGTCTTGAGGGAGCGGCCCCGGCGGAGGGAGGTGACGAGGCGGGTGGCGGCGGAGCGCTCGCGGATGATGCGGCGGGCGGTGCGTGAGTTCTGGTTCATCGGTGCCTCCTGTGCTGTCCGGCCGGGCCGTCCCCGTTCCGTGTAGCTACAGACTAAGTGCTGTGTAGCTACACACCAAGGGGGTTTTGCCTGGTCAAGCCACCGAAAAACGCGGCCGCCCCCGTCAGGTCGAGTGACGGGGGCGGCCGGCGCGCGCAGGGGTTAGGCGGCCTGGCGACGCAGGCGCCGGGTGTTGCGGAGGAAGTTGCGGGCGGCGTCACGCCGCATGCGCTCGAGGTCGTTCGTGATCGCGCACGTGCTCTGCGACTCGCTGCGCTCCAGCAGGAGTTCGGTGCACTCCTCGCGGACGCTGTCCAGGGCCTCGAGGGCGCCGGCCTTCTCTAGGCGGTTGAGCACCTGCCGCCACGGCAGGGCCTCCGCCTGGGCCGTCATGACGGGCTTGAGGGTGTGGGCGTCGATGTAGCCGCCGGTGGAGACGACGTCGGCGAGCGCCTTGCGGGCCCGGCCCTCGGTGTCGATGGCGCAGCCGGCGTTGAAGCGGATCGTCTCGGCGAGGTCGGTGTTCGTCATGTCGGGCTCCCTGTCGGGGTGGTGGGGCGGTCCGTCCCGCTCCGTGTAGCTACAGACTAGAGGTGCGTGTAGCTACACGCAAGGGGGTTGGGGGAGATGGCTGCGCCCCGACGGGACTACCTCCCGCCGGGGCGCAGCGCACGCGGCACGTCACACGGCCACCGGCTGCAACTCCTCCCGAGTTACCGCGTCGTCGGCCGGGGGCACGTGGTGGACGATGCACGTGCCGGAGTTGCAGGGCCGGCCCACCTCTCCGTCCCAGTAGGCGCGGTGCGCGTCGATGGCGGCGGCCTCCCAGTCGTCGCCATCGGTGAACTCCGGGCGCCGCTCGGCCCACTTGGCGAACGCGCGGGCCAGGTCGGGGCGGGTGTAGAACTCGGACAGGCCGTGGTACTTCACCAGGTTGACCCAGGAGGCCCGGACGGAGTCGTAGGAGCGGCGGGAGTAGTCGTGGCCGCTGCTGGGGTCGATGTCCTCAAGGGCGGTACCCGACTCGATACAGAGGGCGGTACGGGCGTCCGCCATCGATGTGCGGTTGTCGGCCATCCCGTGACAGTTGGCGTAGCGCATGATCAGGAACGTGGAGCGCTTCATGCGGCCCCTCCTCGATGGTTGTGCGGCGTGTGGTCGGGGTGGGCCGCCCCTGCCCGGTCGAGTGGCGGGGGCGGCCCGTGGTGGTGCCGGGTGTCAGGCGAGCGTGTTGAGCGGGATACGGAGCGGGGCGCCGGTGAACGGGATCTCCGCGAGGAGGTCGCGGAGCCGTTCGGCGCCCGCGATCCGCCTCCGGGCCTGCTCGGCGAACGGGTTGCCCTCCTCCGGGGCGTGCGCGAGGAGCGGCACGAACAGGAACCCGCCGGAGGCGTTGCGCAGGACGCCCTCGGTGAGGGACCAGCGCCGGCGGTCGAAGTTCACGAGAATCGTGAGCGACTCGAAGGTGCCGATGCGCTCCTCCACCGCGGCCGCCTGACGGGCGGCCCGGATGAGGTCCGGCGAGATGTAGTCGACGGAGAGTTCAGCGGCAGTGTTGTGCAAGGGGAATCCTCCCTGGTGGGCCGGGGCCCTGCGCCCTGGCGTGTAGCTACAAGCTAAGTGGCCTATGTAGCTACACACAAGGGGTCGGGTGATCAGAAGAACGCGACCTGACCAGGCTCTACCGGCTCCTCCGGCGCGTCATCGACGACGTCGACGGGCACGGCCGCACGGAACGCGGCCGCCACCTCCGCCGTGCTCCGGCCCGGCACGTTCCCCCACATCAGGACCGTCCCCCGAAGCTGCCGCGCCGCCTCCCAGTCGTCGCCGCTGAGGTTCAGCGGGCCACCCGTCAGGTGTTCGACGAGCAGCCGGGGAACGGCCGGCCGCACCGCCCAGTAGGCGCGCCACGCATCACTCTCGGCCGAAGACGGCTTCGCCGCGACGAGTGCCCGGTCCAGGGCGTGGAGCATCGTGCACGGCGCCGAGTCGACGTACCCGGCCGGGTCGTGCGTCTCCCCGCCCGGCCGGTGCCCGACGTCCTCGATGTGCGCGGCCGCCCACTCCAGCACGCCCGCCACGGTCACCGGGCGCAGCGCACGCGCAGGCCGGCCCGGCCGTACAGCGGCCGCCAGGACGTCGTCCGCGACCCCGGCGGCCTCCCGGAACAGGGCGGCCACGTCGGCGCCCGTACGCCCCTCCTGCATGCCCCAGTGGTGCACGACGAACCGGCGGTGCCGCTCCTCGTCGGCCCATTCCATGTCGTGCACCATCGCGCCGCCGGCGGCGAGGTCGGAGACGACGTCGAGGGCCAGGCGCGCCGCGGCCCGGATCGCCGGATAGTCGTAGGTGCGGGCGCTGGCCATTCGGCCGTCGCCGCCGGCGACGTCGAGGGCGCCGAGGATGCCCGGGCGCAGGAGCCGTGTCGTGGTGGTGGAGCCGTCCCGGCCGAACCGTTCGCCGTCGCGGCCGTCGTGGAACCCGCGGGCCTCGATGTGCGCGGCCGCCCACTCGAGCAGGTCGGGCGCCGTGGTCGGCAGGACGGTGGACTCGACGCTGTAACGCATGATGCCTCCGTAGGGGCGTGCAGGGGTGCGCCCGGGCGCGGTCGAGGGGCCCGGGCGCGGAGATCGGGTGGGTCAGGCGGTGGCGGTGGCGGCGATGGCCTCGCGGCGCAGCGCGTAGCCGTAGCCGAGGAAGCCGTTCGCGGTGTCCTCGACGGGCCGGCCGTTCGCGTCGAAGGCGCGGAAGGTGCCGAGGTGGCCGGTGACGTAGCCCTTGCGGACGCCGTTGCGGTAGACGTCGAGGCGGCCGTGTCCGGCGCGGCGGGTGGTGACGTGCATGGGTGACTCCTCGAGAGTGTCGGAACGGGTGATGCGGGCTCCGGCGCGGTCGAGGTGCCGGAGCCCGCCCGGGCGGGGACTACGCCCGCAACGTGGTCAGGATGTTCACGGCGCCCTCGACGGCCGTGACCGAGTCGCGGCCGACGTGCACGGCCGCCGCGTACCAGCCGCCCCCCGTGCAGGGCGCCATCAGCTGGTATCCCTCGCAGTCGCCGTAGCAGTCGCGCGCCTCGCACTCCATCACCCAGAAACGGCCGCCCGACAGCTGCTTGAGGGAGCCGTGGTAGGTGACCTGGGTACCGTCGCGCAGCGGCACGGGGCGCACCGGGCGCACCGGCGCGGGAGCCTGGTACGGCTCCGGCTCGACGTCGACGGCGAGGCCCTGCCCGGCCGCCTGGCGGGCGTTGACGACCTGCGCCGCGCCCTGGCGGAGGTTGCGGGTCGTACCGGCGGCGAAGAAGTCGCCGTTGACGACGTCGAACCACTCGACGTGCACGCGGGTGCCCGCGCCCTGGAGGAGGACGCCGACGACGTCGCCGCCCTGCACGACCTTCCAGCCGCGCACGGTGAGGAGGAACTGCGCCTCGTCCCAGCCGCGGGTGTTGAGGCCGGCGGCCGCCCACTCCCAGTCCGCGAGCTCGGCGGGCAGCATGCCCTCCAGGGTGACGGTGACGTCGCCGACGGTGCGGAGGACCAGGGCGCCCGCCGCGTCGCGCTCGCCGGCGAGGACGTTGCGGGTGGTGAAGGTGATCGCCTTCATGGTGGCCTCCGTGGAGGTTGGTGGTGCGGGTCCGTCCCGCTCCGTGTAGCTACACTCTAAGGAGTTTGTGTAGCTACACGCAAGCCTGGTTCGGCCAGGAATCTCAACCCATCACGCGGAGGCGCACAGTTCCCCCACCTCGTCCCGCAACGCGGCCACCACATCCGCGTCGAGGGAGTACCGGGCGACCTCCTCATCAGTCGGCACCCAGCCGGTCGGCCGCTTCCGCCACGTGTGCGTGAACGGCACGCCCTCCACGCAAGCCCACGCCTGCCGCATCCGCTCCTGCAACTCCTCCGCCGCGGCCCGCTTCTCCCACTCCGCCAACCACCGCGCACGCTCGACGCACCGCCGCTCCTCCTCGGCCCAGAACGCCCGGGAGCGGCGGGCCTGCTCCTCACCGCCGCGCAGTGGCCGCAGAGGCTCCCGCCACCGGTTACGCGGCAACTCGACCGGAGTGGGGCGCACACGCTCCCACGCCGCCAGCGCGCGGCGTCCGTCGACGGTCGGCGTGATGTGGCGGCGGCCGCCGTCGTCGGGATCGCCGACCGTCAGGAACCAGGCGTCGGTGAGGGCATCGAGCGGGGTGGCGGCGACGCGGCGCCCAACGCGGCCCGGTGCGGTGACGCGGCGCAGCACGCCAGCGGCGTCGATGAGGAGTTGCCCGGCGGCGGCCCACGTCACGAGGTCGGCATGCCGGGTGGACCAGTGCAGGGCGGCGGCCTGCTCCTCCAGGCGGTGCTCATCGTGCACGTCTACGGCCGGCTCCTCCACCACCGTCTCGACGGCCGACTCCTCAACAGCCGGCTCCTCGAGGGCCGTCTCGGCGGCCGGCTCCTCGATGGCCGCGGCCGGCTGCTCAACGACAGGCTCGGCTACGGGAGCGACAGGGGCGGCCTCGACCGCCACCGGGGCGGTCTCACGGACGCGGGGGCCCGAGTTCATGATCGACGTGAACGGGCGGCCGCTGTCGCTGTACCGGACGGAGACGCGGAACGGGAAACCGCTAGCGTCCGTCCTTTCCTCGATCTCGTCGGCGTTGGCGGCGATGACCTCCTCGGCGTGCCGGCTGTAGACGACGACGTACGTGTAGAGGCGCTCGCCGTTGCGGTACTCGCCGGTGACCCGGAAGTCTCCGCCGCGCCCCTGAGTCAGGCCGAGGCGGCGCAGCTCGCGGGCGAGTCCGACGGTGGGGGTGGTGGGCGGGGCGATGAGGGTCATGATGGCTGCTCCTTCCGGGGGCCGATCGCCCCGTTGTGTAGCTACAGCTTGCCTGATCGTGTAGCTACACGCAAGGAATGTTGTGCCAGATCGGCGAGACAATCACAGTCGGGGCAGAAACTCATCGAACGCGGCCTCCGCGGCCTCCGCGTGCGTGACCGGCGTGAGGGTGACGAAGGGCTCCGTGTCGCCCCACGTCACGCTGGCGCCCGTCGAGGGGTTCAGGAACGTCCCCTCCCACGGTCCGCGGGAGCGTTCGCCGACGGTGCCGCCCTCAACGAGGGAGACCTCGGCGCGCACGGTGCTACTCCCGGGGACTGCTCCGGACCACTCGGGCCCGGCGGCCTGGTCCCTCACCTGCTCGGGGAACACCGGCCGGTAGTAGGCACGGATGATGTCGGCGGCGTCCGGGGCGAGGTCGGCGTCGCCGGCGTGGATGAGGGTCCGGAAGACGCTCCGGTGCCCCTTCCCCCACTCCTCGGCCCTGAGGGCGAGTTCCGTTGCGGCGTCGATGATGGCGTCGGGCATGACGTCCAGTTCGGCGGCGAGCGCGAGGGCGCTGACGTTGACACGGGTGCGCATGACGATCGGTCCTTCCAGGGGTGGGATGGCGGGGCGCCCCGACGGGGGATGTCGGGGCGGTTGCGGCGCTGGGTATGGGGCAGGGGGGTTGCGGGGTCAGCGGTTGCCCGTCGCCGGCGGGGTGTCGGCGTCGGCGTCGGGGAGGGCGTTGCGGAGGCCCCTGTCGCACCCCGTCCCGTCGGCGGTTCGCGATGCGGTCTCGTAGGCGCGTCGGGCTTCGGTGGCCCCAGCGGTGAGCCGCTCCGCGGCGGCGCGAGCGTCGGCGGCGGCCTTCTCCATCTGTAGTGCTGCGACGTACAGGGCGCTGATCAGTTCGGGCGCAGGCTCCGGGGTGGCCACCGACTTAGCCCCTGCCCGCGACGATCACCGGCTGATGCTTCGGGTAGGTGACCTGATCTCCGTTGGAGTAGGTGATCGTCACGGTGTCTGCCTCTTCCTCGACTCGGTCGACGAGGTACGGGAACGGGTCGTCCTCGCGGATCACTCGGTCGTTGCGAGTGAGGCTGTCGGCGGTGGTGATGCTGGCCTTCATGGGAGTCCTCCGTGGAGATTAGTGGGGCGACTTGCCTGCTGCGTGTAGCTACACTTTAAAGGTAATGTGTAGCTACACGCAAGGGGTGGTGGGCTCAAAGGCCGATCGCGCCCCGCGCCCCTTCCGGGGCGGTCTCCGGGTTCCCGTCCCACGGGTTCTCGGGGTCCTCGCCGTCCAGGAGGATCGGGTCGGGGTCGGGGGCGTCGACGTCGCACCAGCACGGGCGGCGCGTCTTGCAGTCCGCGCACCACGTCGGCGACGGCGCGCACCCGGGCCGGTAGCAGCCCTCGTCCCAACACAGCGGGCAGACGTCCCGGTTGTCGCGGGTGCGGTGCCAGCCACGGGAGCGGAGGAGCCGGCGGATCTTCTCTGCCGTGGTGTGCCACGGGTACAGGCCGCGCCCCTCGGCCGGGCACGCGGTGCCGGGCCCTCCGGGTGTGCCGTCGCAGCCGATGACGAGTCGAATGGTCACGACGTCTCACCCCCGCGCGGCGCCCAGGCGGGGCAGTGGACGCGCAGGCCGGCGTCCAGGTCGCGCCCGGCGTTGCAGCCCTCCGGCCAGCCGGGGTGCTGCTCGTACGGGCCCTCCTCCGCCGGCTCGTAGTGCACGCACGTCTTGCAGGCCCGGACGGCCGGGTTCTGCCAGCAGCGGCCGATGTGCGCCGTGGCGGCCGCCTTCTTCGCCCGGGTGATGCGGCAGAACGGGCACTGATGCCGGACGACGACGACGGGGATGGGCAGGGTGACGAGTGTGGGCTTCAATGCAGCCTCCTCCTCGCATGGTTGGGCCCGGCCGCCGGGGTGGGCGGCCGGGCGTACGGGCAGGGTCAGGGGCGGCTGACGTTGCGGGCGATGTTGTCCAGGGAGGCCCGGATCTCGTCGAGGACGGCGATGAGGGCCTGGGTCTCCGCGGACGGGCGCGGCGCCGGCTCCGGCATCCGCTTCGGGCCCTGACGGCGGGCGAGGAGGACGTCATACGCCCGGTTGAATCGGTCGTCGGCGAGCTTGAGCCCGGTGAACGCCCCCGACGCGTAGACCCGGAAGTCACCGACGAGCAGCACGTGTCCCTCCTCCTCGTCGAAGGAGGCGTGCACGCTGTAGAGGCTGCGCTGCGGGTCGGCGTGCGCCAGCAGGGCGGGGACGAGGCGGCCGTCGCGCGCGGTGGCCGGCTCGATGGGGGTGATGCCGAGTTCGGCGAGGTGCGTGTTGACGTCCTTCGCGAGGTCGGCGACCCACTCCGCGCTGTAGCGCTCGGCCTCGGCCTCCCGGGCGGCGTACTTCGCCTCCTCCACGGCGAGCCAGTCCGGGGTGACGTCACCGGTCGCCCAGGAGTCCTCGACGGCCGCCTCCGACAGCCCGTACTGCGTGGCGTACGAGAGGGCGCGGTCGCGGACGCGGAAGCGGGCCGGGTTCGTCTCCTGCGGGCTGAGCCGCACCACGTAGCGGGCGGGCTGCTCCTCCATGACGTCCGCCTCTACGGTGCTCTCCGGCTCGCGAGCGGCGTTGGTGTCGGTGCTCATGGTGTTCCCTTCAATCGGTGGGTGCCGCGCCCCGGTAGGTCGAGGACCGGGGCGCAGCGTGACGGGCGGTCAGTGCTGGTCGAAGAGGTGGACGTCGACGGACTCCTCGCCGACGCTGATGCGGTACGCGAGGTAGTCGTCCGCGGTGTCCGTGTGGACGATGCGGACGGGGAACTCCGCGCCCGCCCAGGTGCGCACCCTCGGGTCGAGGGTGGCGTCGATGTAGTGCGTGGCGACCCAGGCGGCGGCGTAGTCGTCGAGGGTGCCGGCGTGCATGACGCCGTCGATGAGGAACACGTACCGGGTCGGGGCCTCGCCGGTGCGGACGGGCTCCCATTCGCCGCCCGGCTCGCGGTACACGGCGGTGAGGTGGGACGCCTCGGCGGCGACCTCCTCGGCCGTCACGCGGTCGGCGGCGGGCAGGAGCGTGCTGGTCACGGCGAGGGTGGCCCAGTCGCGTTCGGTGTCGGTGGCGAGCATGCGGTGTCCTTTCTCCGGCCGCCCCATGCGGTCCGGTGTAGCTACACGCTATGGGGGCGTGTAGCTACGCGTCAAGCGGTTGATGAGGATTCGTGTACCTACACGGCGACGCACACGATCACTTGCGCATGTAGCTACATGGCTGTACGGTGACCGGCATGATGACCCCCGGATACCTCCCCGAGACCCACACCCCGCCCCGTCAGGTACGCATCGGCGACGAGTGGTACGAGTTGCAGGCCGCCCTCGAGCTGATGGGAGGCAGCGCCATCGGCGGCGGTTCCGAGCGCGCGGAGAACCTGCGCGACTACATCGCCTGGTTTACGCGCCAGCCCGGGGCGACCATGCCGAAGCGGCCGCCGGCCGAGATGCGGGACCAGATCGTCAAGCGCGGCGCCGAGTTGAAGGCGGAGGCGGAGGCCAAGGCCAAGGCCCGCACCCGGAAGAGGAGCGCGTGAACGGCGCGCCGTGAAGGGAGTAGCAGATGGCGAAGAACGTCCCGCCGCGGGTGGTGTGTCACCTCTACGGCATGCTCAACCACCATCGGCACGCCTACCGTCGTGGCGACCAAGAGGCGCATTGCCCTGGCCGGCACGCGCCGGGCGTGCAGTACGTCAGCACGAAGCGCAAGGCGCAAGTCGTCCCGGACGGCGGCGAGTAGCCTCCGCGCACACGTAGGGCCCCGACGAGGGAATCGGTCGGGGCCCATCGTTTTCTCTACGCAGCGTTACGAAAGTGGTGGAGCTCCACGGGCCGGAGCCTACGCTCCGTCACCCGGCCCGATTGAGGGCGCCGTCGCGGAGGCGACAGGGCGGAGGCGGGCGGGACCGCCAGGGTAGCCCGAACTCGCGGCAGAAGGGGAGGGAACGGACACAGGCCCTCCGGAGTCCTCACGCCACCAGCGCAGACCCTCCGGCTCCGGCCGCCCCTGCTCACCGTCGACGTCGGCGAGGCCCTGGTCCCATCGCGCGACCGCGTCCGCCGCATGCTCCCGCTGCTCGGTCGTCATGTTCTGCGTGAGCCACCGCCAATTGCCGTGGAGCCACACCGACCCCCACGCCCCGTCCGCCATCCCAGCCGGGGCGTCCGTGGTGACACCGCCGCTCGCCGGACAGTCGGGCGCGCAATCACATGTCTCCTCCCACGACGGGCGGCGCGGGCCGGCCGCCCGGGTCGTGCCGCACGGGTGCGGGTCCCCGCACGTGCACCGGCCGGTGGGCAGGCCCCCGCCGTCCATGGCCGGTCGGTGCCGCTCGAGGGCGCGGCCGAGGCGCGCGCCCACGTTGATCGCGCGGCGCTTCCAATGCCCCCACCACGCCCGCGCCTTCTCCAGGTCGCCGCCGAGCGCGTTGATCGAGGTTCGGGCGGCGGCGACGTCACGCGCCCACTCGACCGGGGTGTGCCGGCCCACGTGCTCGGTGACGAGTTCCTCCAGCGCCCGGAGGCTCTTGGGTGAGGCCGTGTCGGCGGCGGCCGACAGGAAGTCGTCGAGGGAGCGGGGGGCAGCCAGGTGCGGGTCGATGACGCGCATCGTGGCGGGGCCGGCCGACGCGTAGTCGACGGTCCAGCCGCACGTCGACAGGGGGCAGGTGTAGCGGACGACGGGCATGGTCAGGTCCCCAGCGTGGTCGATGCGGCGTCCGGTGCGGTGCAGTCGATGCGGGAGCAAGTGACATATCCGCCGTCGCCGAGGAACAGGCTCGCCGAGCCGCACGCCGGGCACTTGCCCTTCACGAGGGGCAGGCCGGCCGCGAGCGGCGCCGTCGATGCCTGGGGGGTGGGGTGCGCACACGGGCCGCCGGCGCAGGCTCCCGTTCCTCCGCACCCGGTGCAGTCGGCGGTCTCAGCCTCCGCGGCCAGGCGCAGCAACTCATCCGCCGCCGCCTGCGTGTTGGGGTCGGTGTCCATGCCGCGGACGACCGCGGATGCCTCGCGGAAGAGGGGCCCGCGGAACGGCTGCCGTGCCCGGTGCTGGTCCGGGGGGACGCCGCAGCCGGCCAGGCGGTGCAGCTCGGTCATGACGTCGAGGGCGCCGGTGCTCCGCTCGAACTCCTGCTGCTCCCGCAGGCCCTCGGCGACGTTCTCCGCGACCGTCGAGGCGTCGCACAGGATGGCGTCGACGACCGTCCCTGGGATACCGGCCTGCGCCTGCTGTTCCCGGAGGACGAGGACGGCGGAGGCGAGCGCGGACTGGTGGACGTCGGAGAAGAACGCTTGCCAGCCGGGACCGATCTGATCGCGGACGTGGTTGAGGGTGGCGTAGTAGGCGGCCCACGCCACCCGGAACGCCTCGTCGTCGGCGCCGCGGAGCGCCATGACGGCCTCCACGTGCTCGGGGCCGGTGAGGCGGATGCACTCACGGCACGTCAGGCCCTTCTCGTGGCCGATGCTTCGGCACGGGCGGGAGCCGTCGGGCAGGGTCTCGTGCTCGTCCTCGCGGTGCGAGCAGAGGGAGCAGCGGGTGGAGGGGTCCATGGTCACCCTTTCCATGGTGCGCAGGGGTACGACAGCGGGCGGGGCCGCCGGCGTGGCGTCTGGTCGTTTACGGGGTGGGGGCCCGCCTGTAGTATGCCCCCGTTATGGGGGCAAACTCGATAGGATGCCAGGCCGGAAAGGGGGTGAGACCCGATTGATCGGCACTCTTTCGCTACCGTGGTCCCCGCCACGACGACAGGGAGTAGATGTGCCGCCGGACGATGACGACCCCTACCTCGACACCGCGCAGGTGGGAGAGCGAATCGGCGTCACCCCGGCGACTGTCCGCCTGTACCTCAAGCGCACCCGGAAACGGCTCTCCGACGGGTTGAAGGTGCGCCCGCAGGATCTCCCGTTGCCCGACGGCCAGTTCCGTCGGTCCCCGGTGTGGCATGAGTCGACGATCACCGCATGGGTCGCGCGCCGTCCCGGCCGCGGGCACCGCGCGCCGGAGGAGCAGCCGTAAAACGCAACCGTCTTGACCCTCGGCTTTTTTCGCCCTAAGTTTGACCCTGTCACAGGGTCAAACTGATTCTGAGGCGGCCTCACCTGGTGTTGGAGCACCTCGTGAAGTCGAACGGCCCCGGCCGGTGTTGGAGCACCGACCGGGGCCGGGCCCGACGGTGTTGGAGCACCGACCGGGCCTGATCACACCACCTGCCGCAACAGGAGGAATGACCGTGCCCAACGGTACCGGTAAACCCGCGCCCAACCAGATCATGGCCACCCCGGCGACCCCCGCCGCCTGCGCCAACGACCGCGCCGGACACCTCGAGCGCACCGACAACGGCCGCTCCAACGCGGCGGGTCCGCAGAGCGGCAACGTCTACACCTCGGCGCAGAACGGCATCCCGAGCACCACCGGAGGCCGCTGATGGGCGCCTTCGGCAACTTCGTTCGCAGTCTCGTCGGCGGTAACGACCACGAACTCGCCGCCACCCAGTACGCGGGCCGTGAGTCCGCCTCCGCGGCCGCCGCCCGCAAGACGGCCGAGCGGGAGCAGCGGGCGGCCGAGCGCCGCCGTCAGCAGCACCGTTCCAGCGGCATCCGTGAGGCGTCCCGGGCCAGCGAGCGGTGGGAGGCCGGCGACCGTCGCAGGCAGCGCACCGGCGCCAGCTGGAACCGCACCGCCTAACCCCCGCAGACCGGCAGCCCCCGCGAACCTCCCCCCGCGGGGGCTGCCACGCTTCCAGGAGGAACCTCCCATGCCGACGCCCCCCGCAGGGGTCCCGCTCACCAGCCTGCAACGCAAGGTCATTGGTGCTGTCGCCGTCGGAGCCGCCGTCATCGCCGCCATCGGCTTCGTAGGCTCCTACGCGGCCGTCCGGAGCCTCGCCGTGGCCAAGGGTTTCGGCGCGTTCGCCCTGGCCTTCCCGATCGGGCTCGATGCCGGAATCCTCGTACTCCTCGCCCTCGACCTCCTCCTCACGTGGCTGCGCATGCCGCTCGGCATCCTCCGCCACACGGCGTGGCTCCTCACCGCCGCCACCATCGCCTTCAACGCGGCCGCCGCCTGGCCCGACCCTGTCGGTACGGGCATGCACGCCGTCATCCCGGTCCTGTTCGTCGTCGTCATCGAGGCGGCCCGGCACGCGGTCGGGCAGGCCGCGGACATCGTCGCCGGCCGCCGCATGGAGTCGGTGCGCGTCTCCCGCTGGCTCCTCGACCCGATCTCGACGTTCCGCCTGTGGCGGCGCATGAAGATGTGGGAGCTGCGTTCCTACGACGACGTCATCGCCCTCGAGCAGCAGCGCCTCATCGAACGGGCGCGCCTCCGGGCCCGCTTCGGCCCTCGGTGGCGGTCGAAGGCCCCCGTCGACGCCGTCCTCGCGCTGCGCCTCACCCGGTACGGCCGCGCACTCGACGCCCCGATCGTCAGCGTCCTCGACGCCGCACCCGTCCCGGCCGCATCCGTGCCGGCGGTCGCCGCAAGTTCGCCAGTGGTTCCTTCCAGGCCCGAAGCGGAACCGGCCATCGTGGTTCCCCGAACGGATGCGCAGCCGTCGCACACGGATGCGCCCGACGACTTCGACACCCGTGCCGCATCCGCAATCGCCGTCACCCGGCAGGCAGATGCGCACCTGGACCCGTGGCCGGAGAAGGAGCCGGAGCCGAGTGCGCAACCGGATGCGGATGCGCAGCCGGACGGCGGCGAGTGCGCAGCCGACACCCCCGACCCCGCCGAGGAGGATGCGCAACCGGATGCACTCGTACTCGACCTCGCACGGATGCGGCCGCCGCATCCCGACGTGTGCGCACCCGCACCCGGTACAGATGCGCAACCGCCCGCCCGCCGTAGCCGGCGCACGTCGGCGGCCCGGCGGTCCGGGGCCCGTCGCGGCGCCGTGACCGTGCAGCTTGCCGACGGGGACGCGGCCTACCTCGAAAAGGCCCGCGCGCTGAACGTGCAGTCGCTCCGCGACGACGGCCGCAGGGCCCCGCTCCGGCTGCTCCAGACCGAACTCGGTATCGGCCAGGCGCGCGCCCAGCGCATCCAGGCCGCCCTCCCCGACACCCTCGCCGCCGCCCTCGCGGAGGCGCAGCCCCACGCCAAGGAGGCGTGACGTGACCGACCACAAGAACCCGACCACACCCGGCGCCCCCGACGACGATGAGCTGAGCATCCGGGCCATCCTCCGCCTGCGCGGCGTCAACTACGGTGACGCGGCACCGCATCCGGACCCGATCGGCACCGCGGCCGCGGCCGCGGTCGCAACCATGCATCCGCATCCGGTCCCCGCGTCGAGTGCGCAACCGGATGCGGATGCGGATGCGCAGCCGTCCGCCGGCGACTGGTGGGATGCGCTCTACGCGGCCGCCGCAACCGACACCCACGACACGGATGCGCAGTCGAGTGCGCAACCGGGTGCGGATGCGCAGCCGTCCGCTACGGAGGAGCCCGTCGAGAAGACGGATGCGGATGCGCAACCGGACCGCACCCGCACCCCCTGGTGGGCCCGCCGCACTCCGGTACCGGCCCCCGTCGACGACGACGCCGACGAGGACGACGACCCCACCGTCCCCATCGACGACGACGAGGACGACGCCGGCGACGAGGGGAGTGCGGATGCGCAGCCGCGCCGCACCCCGAGTGCGCATCCGAAGCGCACCCGCATCCGTGCCGGAGGTCGCAAGGGCGGCGGGAACCGCAATCGCGGCCGCGGACCCGCATCCGGCCCGAACGTGGCCGCCTACGCACCCGCACCCCGGATGTCGCTCCTCGACGCCGTCGCCAACGTCCCCCCGCGCATCCGCTGGTTGATCCTCCACGGCAGCGCGGCCGGAGTCGGATACGCACTCGGCTGGGTGCGCTACTCCACCCGCACCGCCGCGTGGATCGCCGACCACGGCCTCCTCACCGTCAGCGGCATCTTCTGGTGCGGATGCGCAATCGGCGCCGAGGCCCTCCGCAACCGGTTCAGCACCTACCGCCTCCCCGTCCGCCTCCTCGCGGCCGTCCCTATCGCGTCCATCGTCCTCGGCTCCCTCCTCTACGGAACCGGCTGGCAGAACCTGGAGCTTCCCCTGTGAACAGCATCTTCGGCAACCTCGGCACCGTGGGCCTGGCCCTCGCCCTCACCGTGCTGTTGTTCGTCGGCATCCCCGGCGGCGGCAAGCTCAAGCCGCTCGGCTGGTGGACCACGGTCTTCGTCTCGATGCTCGCGGGCAGCGCCTACAAGGCCGCGGGCGGAATGTTCAAAGTCGTCCCCGACTTCGTCGGCTGGCTGGTCTCCTTCGCTCAGGGCTTCTGGCGGGGTGCGACCATGCCCAGCCTCGCCGTCTGCCTGCTCATCATCATGTTGTGGAAGAAGATGACGACGAAGCAGGTCGCGATCGTCTCCCTGATCTTCTTCTACGTCGCCGCCGGCGCCGGCGGTAACTGGTCGTACATCAGCGACGCCATCCAGAACGCCCGGATGGGCCTGCAATGACGTACTTCTCCCTGCGGAAGCAGGACCCCGAGACCGAGCCGGACGAGGCGGCGGAGGACGTCGTCGAGGCGCAGGACGAGGGCGACGAGCAGGGAACGGAGGAGGCGCCGGCCGTGGAGACGGTCGGCGCCATCGCCGCGTTCCGTCAGGGCGTCGCCGGCTATTTCACCTGGTGGGCGGCCCGCATCGGCTACTGGGCGTACCTCATCCACTTCATCGCCGTGTGGGCCGTGTTCCACTACGCCAACCGCTGGGTGCCCGTCGGCGTCTGCGGCGCCCTGGCGTTCGGGATCTCCCTGTTCATGCCCCGTGAGTGGTTCGAAGGGGTCGCCGCCCGCCTGGACGCCCGCAGCGCCCGTTTCGGCGGCCGCCGGAAGGGTTCCGTCGAGGCGGAGACGGACGGCCCGCAGGAGGCCACGCAGGAGGCCCCCGGCGACCCCCTGGCGGCCCTCATGCGGAGCCTGATCGGAGAGGCCCCCGGGGTGCACCTCAAGACCCTCACCGAGGCCCTCGCGAAGGGGGCCGCGGAGGCCGGCAGTCCCGCCCCCTCCAAGGCCGATGTGGAGAGGGCCCTCGAGGCCCGGCAGATACCCCTCCGGGACTCCGTCCGGGACACCCGCAGGAAGGTCAACCGGGGGGTGCACCGGGAGGACCTGGAGGCATACGAAAAGGGCCTCTCCCCGGCCCCAACCGCGCCCCCCGCTACAGGGGTGTAGCAAACCATGTAGTAGCCCTCTGACCTGCGGTGTAGTAAACCTGCTACAGCCGTAGCGGCCGTGTAGTAGCGGTCCCCGCACCACCCACGGAGCACCCTGTGCCACACCTCTACGAGTGCCTTCAATGCCGCACCCAGTCGCCCGAAACGCGCGACACGTACGCGGCCGCCGAGGACGACCAGCAGCGCCATCGGGACGCCGCCCACGGGGGCGACGCCCCGATGGACGGCGACCGCATCCGGAGGGTGCACGCGGACGCCCGCGGTGACGGCATCCTGCCCCGGCACACGTTCCTCGCGGTGCTCGTACTCCTCGCGCTGGTCCTCGCGAACTGCTGGGGGCGATGACCCCGGCGTCGGGTCGTCTACGAGCGGGGCGCCGACAGTGCGGGGAGCGGCGTCCTCGGCCGTGGCGGTCCGTCGTTGTGCCAGTCCTGCACCCATAGGCCGTCGCCGGCGAGGCGACGGCACATCTCGTTGTGGGCGTCCCGGAGGGCTGCGGTGCAGTAGCCGGAGCGGATGAGCCAGATCGAGCGCCCGCGGGTCTCCAGGCAGAACGCGTAACGCCCGGCCGGCATGCTGGAGGCGGGCACGATCTTCCAGACCGCTTCGGCGAGGTTGAGGCCCTCGGCGGGCTCCTGCATCCGCCCCTCATGCGTCCAGTGCTGACGCCAGAACTCCATGCCGACCATGTGGCGGGTGGCCCAGTTCAGGTCCCACACGGCCGGTTCGCGGATGTGGAGCGGGTGTACGTAGATGTCCGCCTGGCCGCCCGGGTGGTCTTCCACGTGGAGTACCTGACCCCGGGGGACGCGGCCATCGAAGTCGATGTGGTACACCGCGGATGGCGTCAGCTCGTCTCGCACGTGGCCTCCTGTCACTCCGGTAGGCGTCGCGCAGCAGCGGCGGACAGGCATGCGTCGCCGTTCGGCTCCGCTCCGCAGACGGGCGCCCATCATGCACCGGCCGGTGACTATCAGCCAATACTCCTTGGACGTCCTGTAATCGCCGTATGTGAACTGTCCACGCTGGTAGGGCCGTTGACTTGAAAAAAAGTCAGGAGTCGCGGACCGGTCGGTTCGCCTCCATGTGGGCCCACACCTTCGCCTGGTCCTCCGGGCTCAACTCCTCCCAGCCGCGGATGAAGGCGCGTACCTGCCCGTCGTCGGTGTGGAGGGTGTCGATGCCGAAGAACTGTTGACTCGCGGCAATCTTCACCTCGTTCTCCGGCAGCTGGAGCGCGACGGCGAGGGCGCGGAGCCTTGCGGGGTTCGGCGGCATGATGCGCCGGCCCTTGAGGAGGTTGTCCAGGGTGCCGCGTTTCCAGAGCGGTGCCGCGCCCTCGCCCGGTGGGGTGGTGAGTTCCTCGAGTCGGCGCAGGCTGAGACCGAGTGCGGTCATGCGGGTGCGGACGAGGTCGGAGAGTTCGGTGCGCTGCCGCGGCTGGTCTGCCGCCATGACTGTCGTCCCCTCGTCCTCGTCGTGGGTGCTCATACCCGGTGGTACGTCTCGGTGATCGTTGTTGCTCATTGTGCAATGCCCGGGCGTGCTCGCCTCAGTGTCCATGTTTCTGGACAGGCGGCAATAGCCGGGTGGTCTTTTCGGGGTGGGGGAGGGAGGTTGTCCAAAATCATGGACATGGGGGCCGTGGGGTGGCAGATTCGGGAGTGTCCATACCTTTGGACGCGGACGAGTGAGGGCGGGTTCTGCTCGGGTACTCGGTCTGCGGCCGCCCTGCCCCACGGGGCCACGGTCTCGGAGGACGTGGCGCGTGCACTCCTGTAGTGGGGGGTCGCCGGGCGGGGAGCCGGCCCGTAGAAATACTCGACGGTAACTCTCGCATTGGAGATCGTCGTGGATGGTCGGGCTTTTACCTATAACCGGCCGGGCGCCCCGGAAAAACCTGAACGGCGGTGCGTATGTGTATCCGGCACCTATAGAGAAGGTCACGGTTCCCTAATCGCCGCTTGGCCGTCCGCAAATGATCATCGCGGGTGACGCATATGCCCGGAACGCGGGATTCCGGTGACTCTGCGACGTTCGGTCAAACGCGGAGAGTTAGCGTCGAGATGCCCCTCCCGTCACCCTTGGCCAAAGCTGCCACGGGTTACCGCAGGTAGCAGTATCAGTGGTGCGTCTGCGTAGTCACCACGACGGCGACCGACGCGGTCCAGTCACGACCGCGCCGAGACCGGGCGGCTATTTCCCTGCAAATCTCGCAGGCAAATGAGATCGGAAAGTAGTCCATGATGTGTGTCGTTCACGGTTCAACTCGGGGGGCATGGAAGTGATACAGGGGGCGTTGAAGGAGGCGTTGCAGCACCTCCTCCAGAATCGCCGGGCGGAACTCGACCCGGCTGACTTCGGCATCACCCGCGGCGCCCGACAGGGGCGACGCGCAGCCGGCGGGGGTCTCTCCCAGACGCAGGTCGACGACCTCCTCGGCTTCGGCCGGGGCACGTACGAGCGCCTCGAAAACGGCCGCTACCGGGAGGCTCCCGAGCACGTCCTCAAGGCGGTGGGGGAGCTGTTCGACCTCAACGCACACGAGTGGGTATGGCTGTGGCGCATGACCTGGCGCCGCGACCCCCCGTACCCGCTCCGCCCGGAGACCGAGGAGGTCATCCCCGCCTCATGGCACCGGGTCCTCGACGGCCAGCCCCACCCGGCCTACCTCACCAACCACCGCTGGGAGGTCGTCGCCTACAACCAGCACTTCCCGCGCATCTTCCCCGACCGTCGTGTCCCCCCGAACACGATGGAGTGGATGCTGCTGTCGCCCGACGCCCGCTGGGTTCTCGGCGACTGGAAAAACGCCTGGGCGCCGTTCATCGCACCCCACGTCTGGGCCGCCCGGGCCGCGCACCCGAAGGACGAGTACCTCGCCGACTTCGAGCGGCGCATCCTCGCCGACGAGGAGGCCGGCCCGATCTACCAGGACTTCGGGCCGATCTTCGTTCACCCCGACGGGGCGTGCCGCCCCTTCAACCACCCCGAACTCGGGCCCGGCTGGATCACCCTCCACACGTCGGTCCCCAGGTCGTCATCCAGCTTCACCACCATGCTCATGATCTTCGATCCGGGCCCGGAGCGTCCCCAAGTCCTCCCACCGCTCCACGCCCGCTACGGCGGCTGACACCCGCCCCATGACCGGGGTGGCGGGCAACACGCCCCCGATGCCCGCCACCCCGTCACCGCACCACCGTTCACCCATCCCGGAGGCACCCATGCCCGCACACATCAGACGGCCCGTCATACGGCTCGCTGAACATCCCGTCACCACCGACGCCCTCCTCACGCACGTCCGCGACACGCACTCCGCCGACCACCCCCGCATGCCGCTGTGGGAGCGCCTCATCCGCAACACCGGCGTCCGGGAGCGGCGTTGGGCCCGGCCGCTCCCGGAGGCGACCGTGCGTACCGGTGTCGCCCACCGCGCCAAGACGGCGTTCGGCGATGCTCTCGACCTCGCCGAAACCGCCGCCCGCGAGGCCCTCGACGTCGCCGGACTCGACCCCGGCGACGTCGACGCCCTCGTCACCAGCCACACCACCAGCTGGACCGTGCCCGGCATCGACGTCCACCTCGTCGAACGCCTCGGCCTCCGCCCCACCCTGGCCCGCATGCCACTGTCCACCCTCGCCTGCGCCGGCGGCGCCACCGCCCTCATCCGCGCCCTCGACTACACCCGAGCCTGGCCCGGCGCCCGCGTCCTCGTCGTCGTCGCCGAAACCCTCTCGACCATCTACCACGACACGGAGACCACCCCGGAGTCGATGATCTACCGGGGCCTCTTCGGGGACAGTGCCGGAGCGTGCATCGTCACCGGCATCCACCCCGGCCACCCGGCCCCTGACGGCGGCGGGTTCCTCGTCGAACGCCCCTACGAACTGACGATGCCGGGCACCCGCGACCGCTACTGGGGCGCCATCGACGGCGACGGCCTCCACTTCCTCTCCACCCGCGCCGCCGCCCGCGCGGCCGCCGACGCCATCCCGTACATCGCCGACTGGCTCGGCGATCGCCCCGTCGAGTGGACGGTCGCGCACCCCGGCGGGCCCCGCATCATCGACGACTTCGTCAACGGCCTCGGCCTCGACGCGGAGAAGGACGGCCGGCACTCCCACGCCTCCCTCGCCGAGAACGGCAACCTCGGCGGCGTCGCCGTCCTCGACGTCCTCCGCCGCACCCACGACGACCCACCCGCACCCGGCGCCTCCGGTGTGCTCGCCGGGTTCGGCCCGGGCTTCAACGTCGCCGCCCTACACGGCTCCTGGACCTGACACTCACCAATCGCGCGACCCCCACCGCGCCCGGCCAAGCGAGGAACCCCCTACCGATGACTCCCGATGCAGCACGTCCCCGCTCCGTCCGTGGTGGTACCGCCCGCCTCACGCTCGTCCCCAGCCCGGGGGAGGACACAGACACCAAGACGACGGACACCCAGCCGCCGGTCACGGACGCCGTCCGGCACCGCAGACTCAGCGTCGCCGGCAGCGCGACCGTCCGCGCCCTCATCGCCCTCGGCGCCCTCTCCGGCGCCGTCGGTATCCCGGTGAGCCGGGCGGACGCCGTCTACAAGTCGCACGAGGAACCGGACCGCGTCGAGGCCGACCCCGGCAGCGCCTCCCTCGTCGACACCGCCCCGCCCGCCCGTGCGGCCGCCCACACGGTGACGGCGAGCGCAGGCTCATGGGCCCCGGCCCACACCACCACGGTCGCCTACCGGACGACGCCGAAGGTCACCGCCGGCACGGGCCGTCACCGCAAGGCCCACTCATCCGGTGACCACAAGCCGGTGAGGGTCGGGAGCGGCCGCCACCGCCGGCCCGGACCGCCGACCGTGACCGCGCACCGGCCCGTGACCGCTGCCGTGGCGTCCCTCAAGGTCACCCTGTCCGGTCCCGGCGTACGCCTCGCCGCGAGCGCCCACCTGTGACGATTTGACTTCGTGGGCAAAATGAGCCCACTATTTGATCAGCTGGAACATCTGCCACCAAGGGCCGCCCATAGAGGCGGCCTTCGGCGTTTCTGGGGAGGCCCCACGCGATGTCCTATCGCCCCGTTCTGATGGCCCCCTCCGACATCGCCCACCTCATCGGCCGCCCCGTCGGCACCGTGAAGCGCTGGGCGAGCGAGGGACGGATCACCTCCCACGACGGCCGGTACGACTACCTCGAACTACGCGACGTCGCGACCGGCGCCCTCAAGCGGCCGCCGAAGAAGGCGCTCGTTCCCGCGGCCTGACCCGCCGCCACATAGACCGGCCCCGCGCGGATCAATGGATTCCGGCGGGGCCGTTTGACGTCGGCCGCCACGCATTGAGGGGTGCGCGGCGGCCGACACCCTCACCCCTCACCCCCCTCCGGAGTCCCCATGCAGACGCTGCCCCCCGGCTACCGCCCGCGCGCACCCCGCTCCGAGCGGCGTGCCGTGTCCCGACGCACCGCCCGTGACCAGACCCGGGCCATGCACACGTTCCTCGGCACCACGCCCCGGTACGAGCCCGCCCGGGACACCTCCTGCGCGGTCCATTACCGCCGGAACCCCTGCAAGCGCTGCGCGTAGAGCGCCCCCGCCGCCCCACAGAAACCCGACACCCACCCCGCCACGGAAGGCGCTCACCATGTCTGTCCTCGACGAACTCCACGACATCATCACCGACCTCGAGGGCGAGGGTCACCAACTCGCCGGCCGGTTCCGCGACTTCTACGACCGCGTCAAGCACGAGGTCGGTGACCTCCTCGACGGCGGCAAGAGCGAACTCGAACAGTTCCTGGGCGGCCTCGTCAGCACCCTCCGCCCCGAGCTGGACAAGCTCAAGGCGGACATCGTCGCCGAGGTCGTCGCCGAACTCGGCAAGGTGACCGGCGCCGTACAGGACGTCGTCCACGAGGTCCAGGTCGTCGTCGGCGGCAAGGCCGTCAGCGAGAGCACCGTCGCCGAGGTCGCGGGCCGGGTCGCCGAGCAGGCCGGCCGCGACGGCCGCGCCGCCCGCCGCTGACGAACCGCCACCCCGGCCCCGGGCCCGGTCGAGCCGCCTGCACCGGCTCCCGCCCACGGGCCAACCCCACCGCGGGGCCCCGGCCGACGACTCCCGGCCGGGGCCCCGCGCCCCCCACCTCGCACGAGGAGACACCGTGCTGCGCTTCCATCGCGCCGTGTACGTCGTCGACGGCGTCCGCAAGCAGACCACCTGGTGGCAGTTGGGCGACCGCATCCTCCGGCACCGCACCCGGGCCGTCTGACCCGCCCCACGTCCCCCCGACCCTCACGGGAGACCCCGCATGCCCGCCGTCTACATCGACACCCGTGACGTCCCCCTCGACGAGCTGACGCCGTTCCCCGGGAACGCCAAGCGGGGCCGCCCGGACGAGATCCTCGTCAGCCTCCGCCGTAACGGCCAATACCGCGGCCTCGTCGTCCGGCAGACCGGCGGCGCGCTCATCGTCCTCGCCGGCAACCACACGTTGCAGGCCCTCAAGGCCCACGGGCCGGGCCGCTGCGAGTACGCCGACCACGAGGACGCGCCGTGTGGCATGTGCGCGGACGGCACGTGGGACGGCACCACCGCCCGCTGCGAGATCATCGACTGCGACGACCAGGACGCGCGCCGTATCAACCTCGCCGACAACCGGCTGGCCGAGCTCGGCGGGTACGACAATGATGACCTCGCCGAACTCCTCTCCTACATGGACGGGGACTACGCCGGTACCGGTTACAGCGAGGCCGACGTCATGCGGCTGATCACGCCGCCGGACGTCGACGACCTCCTCGACGGCGACGGCGAGGACGCGGAGCCTGCGGAGGCGCCGTCGCTCGCGGAACGGTTCCTCATCCCGCCGTTCGACGTCCTCGACGCCCGACAGGGATGGTGGCGCACCCGGAAGCGGCAGTGGCTGTCCCTCGGCATCGTGTCGGAGGTCGGCCGCGACGGGAACCTCGCCTTCGCCGACGTGTCGATGGCGGACCCGGACTACTACCGGAAGAAGGAAGAGGCGCAGCAGCAGGCAGGCCGCGCCCTGACGAACGCCGAGTTCGAGGCCGACTACTACACGCCGCTCGATACGTCATGGAGTGGCGGAACGTCGGTGTTCGACCCCGTCATGTGCGAACTGGCCTACCGCTGGTTCTCCCCGCAGGGCGGCACGGTCCTCGACCCGTTCGCGGGCGGTTCCGTCCGCGGCCTCGTCGCCGGCATCCTCGGCCGCCCCTACCGTGGAAACGACCTGCGGCCGGAGCAGGTGGAGTCGAACCGGGAGCAGCGCGACGCGTTCGCCCGGCGCGGCCTCCTCGCCGCCGACCCGGAATGGACGATCGGGGACTCCGCGGACTGGGTCACCACCCTGGAGCCGGAGAGCGCCGACATGGTGTTCACCTGCCCGCCCTACTACGACCTCGAGGAGTATTCCTCGAACCCGGCCGACCTGTCGGCCATGTCATACGACGACTTCGACGCCGCGTACGCCCGGATCATCGCCGGTGCCGCCCGCGCGTTGAAGGCGAACCGGTGGGCAGTGTTCGTCGTCGGTGACGCCCGCGACAGCAAGGGTGCGCTGCACGACCTGCGCGGCTCCACGGTCCGCGCCGCGACGGCTGCGGGACTCACCTACGCCTCCGGTGGCGTCCTCGTCACCCCGGTCGGGTCCACGGCCATCATGGCCGGGAAGGTGTTCACCGCGACCCGAGGTCTCGGCCGCGTCCACCAGGACGTGCTCGTGTTCTGCAAGGGCAGCCGCTCCCTCGCCGCGCAGGCATGCGGCGACGTCGACGTCCACCTCCCCGACGGCGCCGCCGACGCGTTCGCCGATGCTGAGGACGACGACGAGAACCTTCCCGAAGCGGCTTGAAGAAGCCCCCACACCTTCCGCATCATGTAGCTACACGCAAGCTACTGACCTGGGAGAACGTGATGGGACTTGCCCGCGACCTGACCATGGGAAGCCGTCGCCCCCGCCGGAACGGGATCGCCGCAAACCCCGACTACGCCGCCCTGCGTCGCCTCACCCAGGCTGCCGCCCCGGACACCGACCTCATGCGCAGCATCCTCGAACGCGTCGGGGCCAGCCCGGCCCGGATGCGTTTCAAGGAGGGCGCCATCTACATCGAGGCGTGCAAGCGGTACCGGGAGATCACCGGCGAGGACTTCGGGCCCCGCCTCGGCACCTACTGACCCACCTCACTGCATCGCGGCTGCGGCCCGCACCCCGTCACCGGGTGCGGGCCGCAGCCGTGTTCCCCTCACGAGGAGGCCGGCCGTGTCCGACGAGCCTCACGACGACCCGACGGCCGGGCAGGCCCTCGCCCTGGCCCTCGCCGGCGTCGACTGGCACACCATCGCCGACCGCCTGAACTACGCCGACCCCGCCGACGCCCTCGACGCCGCTATGGCGGTCGCCGAGACGCAGTACGACGGCCCCCCGGCCGACCCGCAGCGCATCCTCGAGGTACTCCGCCTCAACCGGTTGCAGGCCGCCGTGTGGAAGGACGCCATGAAGGGCGACCTCAACGCCGTCTCCACCGTCCTGAACATCCAGGACCGGCGCGTGCGCACCCTGCGCCTCAACCAGAGGAGCCGGGATTGAGCCTGCGTCCCGAGCACGCCGAGGACGGCAAGCCGAAGTGCGGCGCGCAGAAACGGCAGGGCGCCAAGGGGGAGACGTGCACGTTCGTCGCCGGCTGGGGCACCGACCACGTCGGCGTCGGCCACTGCCGCCTCCACGGTGGTAACACCCGCACGCAGCGGACGGCCGCCCGGGCGGCGCAGGCCGAGAGCGAGGCCCGGCAGGTACTCGCGAACCTCAACGTCCCCGCCGTCGACGACCCGTTCGCCGCGCTCTCCCGCCTCGCCGGGCAAGTCCTCGCCTGGCAGGAGGCCATCAGCGGCATCGTCAACAACCTCGGCGACCGCGTCCGCTACGAGGGCGCCTCCGGGTCCGAGCAGCTCCGCGCCGAGATCGCCCTGTACGAGCGGGCGATGGACCGCACCGGCCACGTCCTCGGCATGATCGCCAAGCTGAACATTGAGGACCGCATGGCGCGGGTGACCGAACGCCAGGCCGACGCCCTCGTATCCGCGCTTGAGGCGGCACTCGCCGCAGCCGGCGTGACCGGCACCGCCGCCGACGACGCACGGCAGGCCGCGGCCCGCCACCTCCGCGCCGTGTAACCCCCTCATGGAGGCGCCGACGTGTCCAGCGACATGGACGCGCTCGCGCTCGCCGCCGACCGTCTGGAAGGCCGCAGCGCGGCCGCCGACCGCTACCCCACCCCCCACGACCTCGCCAAGGCCCTCGATCCCAAGGTGGTTCGGACCCCGGCCCTGGCCCTCCTCGATCAGAACCTCATCGACGTCGCCGAGGGCCGCTGTAAGCGCCTCATCTGGACCATGCCTCCCCAGGAGGGAAAAGCCAGAGGGTCAGCCGCACGTTCCCGGCGTGGCTGCTGGCCCGCGACCCCGACAAGCGCATCGCGATTGCCTCCTACGAGTTGGGCACCGCCCGACGGTGGGGCCGCGCGATCCGTAACGACATCAAGGCGAACCGGGACAAGTTCGGGCTGGCCATCCGCACCGACACCTCGTCGGCGCAGGAGTGGCAGATCCAGGACCACGCCGGCGGCGTGTACTCGGTCGGTGTGCAGGGCGCCCTCACCGGCCGCCCCGTCGACGTCCTCATCATCGACGACCCGATCAAGGACCGTGCGCAGGCCGAGTCGCTGGTGTTCCGCGAGCGCGTCTGGGACTTCTGGACCGACACCGCCCGCACGCGATTCGGCCCGGACACCTGCGTGATCGTCGTCCTCACCCGCTGGCATGAGGACGACCTCGCCGGCCGGCTCCTCGCGCAGGACGTGCGCGGCGAGTGGCGGCACATCAACATCCCCGCGGAGGCCGACCACAAGCCGGAGGAGGGGCAGACCGACCCGCTCGGTCGGGCGCCCGGCGAGTTCCTCAAGTCGGCGCGTGGCCGCACCCCGCAGGACTGGCAGGACACCCGGCACGACGTCGGCTCCCGCACGTGGACGAGCCTCTACCAGGGCCGTCCGTCCCCGGAGTCCGGCGACGTGTGGAAACGCCCCTGGTGGCGCCGCTATCAGACGCCGCTGTGGTCGCAGCATCCCGAGCACCCCGACGCGTACACGGTCGAGGAGTTCGACCAGCTCATCATGTCGTGGGACATGGCTTTCAAGGACACGAAGTCGTCCGACTATGTGGTGGGTCAGGTGTGGGGGCGGCGCGGCGCGAACGTCTACCTCCTCGACCACATCCGTAAGCGCCTGTCGTTCACGGACACCCTCGCCGCGTTCCAGGCGATGGTGAGGCGGTGGCCGCAGGCGACGGGGAAGCTCGTCGAGGACAAGGCGAACGGCACGGCCGTCATCTCCACCCTCAAATCGAAGATCCCCGGCATCATCGCGGTCACCCCGACCGAGTCGAAGTACGCCCGCGCGAACGCCGTTGCCCCCGTCATCGAGGCCGGCAACGCGTTCCTCCCGGAGAAGGGCATCGCCCTGTTCGACCCGGAGGAACTGATCGAAGAGGCCGCGTCGTTCCCGAACGCCACGCATGACGACCAGGTCGACGCCACCAGCCAGGCCCTGGCCTACCTCCTCCTCGACCAGACCGGCGCGCACGCGTGGATCAACCACTACCGCGCCAAGGCCGCGGCCGCCGCCGCGGACCCCGACGACACCACGGACGGCGAGGAAGGCGTGCCGGACAAACCGGCCGACCCGACCCCGCCGGCCGTACCCGTCGAGGACGCGGCCGCCGCCCGGAAACGCCTACGCGACTCCCAAGTCCGCAACCAACGATGAGCGGAGGCTCAATGGCGTCCCTCGGCTCCAGCGTGCCCGTGGACTGCCCCGTGTGCGACACCCCGGTACGGCTGCCGGTAAGGGACCTCGGCCGGGCGGGAAGCGTCCTGTCGGTCACCATCGACACCGGCCCCCTCCACGCACACGTCGCCGACGCACACCCGCCGTCGACGGCGGGGGCCGAGCGGTGAGCGGCCTCCCGAGCACCGCGAACTTCGTCACCGGCGCGGGCAGCCAGTGGACGCAGACGTTCCAGCTCCAGGGCGTGGACATCACCGGCCTCACCTGGGAGTTCGTGATCCGCCCCAACAGCCTCGACACGGCGCAACCGCCGCTGATCAAGGTCACCGGGACGCAGTCCGCGCAGGGGCAGGTCATCGCCGACCCGGTGGCGCGCACCGTGCAGGTCGTCCTCACCCCGGCCGCTACCGCCCTCCTCGGACGTGGCTCCCGCCCCTATGCCCTGTGGTCCAACCCGGGCACCACGTCCGCCACCTCATGGTGCGCGGGCGTCTTCAACAGCGTGCTGATCCCCGCACCGTAGGAGGTCGGCGTGACGACTCCCGTGACGCTCGCGCTACCGCCGGCCGTCGTCATCGCCCCGACCGGCGTGCAGGGCCTCCGCGGCAACGCCGTCCTCACCGGCAGCGGCACGCCGAGCGCGTCGACCGGCATGGACGGCGACTACTACATCGACGTCGCCAACTACCCGACCACCGCGACCCTCTACGGGCCGCGGACGGCCGGCACCTGGCCGTCGACGGGAGTCACCGTCGGCGGAGGCGGGTCGACGGCCGGCGCGCTCCTCGCGATCAACAACCTCAGCGACCTCGGTGACGCGGCGATCGCCCGCGGCCACCTCGGCCTCGGTACGGCCGCCACCGCCGCCACCACCGACTTCGACGCCGCCGGCGCCGCCGGGAACGCCTACAGCGGCGCCGTCTCGGACGCGGCAGGGAAGTACCGGCGCCTCCAGCCGTGGGTCTTCGACATCACCGACCACGGGGCGGTCGCGGACGGTGTCGTCGTCCACGACGGGCAGATATCCGTCGGCGTCGCAACGCTCACCTGCTCCACGAGCAGCCCGTTCCACCCCGACCTGGTCGGCAAGCCGGTCCTCGTCCAAGGCGCGGGCACGTTCGGCGTCACCGCGTGGAAGACGACGTTCGCCTCCTACGGCGGCCCGACCAGCATGGGTCTGACCGACACCCCGCCCACGAGCATCACCGGCGCGGTCGTCGCCTTCGGAACGAACAACTACGACGCCGTCCGCGCCGCGACGGCCGCCGCCGACGCCTACCTGACGGCCGGGCACACCGTGGCGGAGGTCTACACCCCGCCGGGGGCGTTCGTCATCGACGGCCCGCTCGACACCAGCAAGGCGGGCAACGGGCAGGCCGTGTTCGGCCCGTACGTGACGACCGACGTCAAGAAGATCCTCCGGTTCCGGGGGGCCGCGTCCGGCGCCGCCGTCCGGCACTGGGACCAGTTGGTGCCGCAGTACGGCGGCTCCTGCTGGCTCTCCTTCGGGTTCTACTCGTCGACGTCGGCGCAGCTCAACGACCTCAACCTCAACGGCAACCCGGGGATCATCAGCGGTCCGAACGAGGGCACCAGCAACGGCCTCGCCTACGGTGCCAGCGCCCGGTACAGCAACGTCATGCCGGTGATCAAAAACATGACGTTCCTCGTCCCGCACACCGCCTACGGCATCACCTACGGCGCGTTCAACCTGTACGGCTGCGCCAACGCCCACATCCAGAACGTGTCGATAGCGACCCTCGGTGTCGTCGGCGGCTCCGACTACACCACCCCCGGCACCTTCGCGACGGGCCTGTCCATCGCCTGCCTCATGCCGGCACCCGGCAACAACGACCTCAGCATCGTCGACAACCTGTCGATTCAGGGCGGCTTCACCTACGGCATCTTCTTCTCCGAACACACCCTGATCAGCCGAATCATGATCCTGTACTGCTGGTCGGCGCTCTGCGCCGTCGGCTCGTACGCGGGCAGCGTCGGCGCCGCCCACTCCATGCGGGTGCTGTCCGCGTCGGTGGAGGCGTGCACCCACGAGGTCTACATCATCGGCGTCGGATCGAACGGTGAGGGACCCCTCATCGACATCGAACTGTCGACGGAGTCCAGCACACCGAACATCGACGGGAACTCCGTGGGCGGCCTCATGGGCGCGGCCGGCCCGCTACGCCTCACCGGCCTGTTCAACACGGCCGGCGTCAGCGTCGCACACCCCACCGGAATCGAGATCATCAACGGGCAGTCTCCGCGGGCCATCGCCCGCAAGACGGCCTCGTTCACGTGCTCGCCCATCGACCGGACCCTCCTGTGCGACACCACCGGGGGCGCGATCACCGCGACCCTGCCGGACGCCGACGTCAACCCCGTCGAGTACGTCCTGCGGAACACCGGGCCCGGCACCCTCACCGTCGCCGCGACGAACAGTCAGCTCATCTACGTCGGCACCTCCGGGGCCGTCACGGCGACCGTGGCGCCCGGCGCCGTCCTGCGCGTCGAGGCGTCCTACGACGGCACCGCGTGGGCCTGGTACGCCCTCTAACCCCTCGGGAGTAGGCATGCTCGTCCCCCAGCCGATAGAGGCGCTCGCACCGGAGCCGGCCGAGGAGCTGCCCGCCGAGCTGCGGATGTTCGCCGCCGCCCGGGCCATGGCCGTCGACGGCCTCGTCACCTCCGCCCCCGAATGCGGGGCCTGCGGGGCCGACGCCGTCGTCAACTGGATGCGCCGCCCCACGGACGACGAGGTCGCCGAGGTCATCGCGACCGAGGAGGAACGGCGCGCCCAGCTCCTCCTCCTCGCCGACCCGCAGGCCCCGGCCCCCGACTTCGGGCCCCTGCCGACCGGCGACGGCATGACGCGCACCGTGTACGCGTGCGTCACGCACGCCATCCCACTCGACGCCGCGTCCCGCGTCCACGCCAAGGAGTGCACGGCGCCGGCCACGGCCTGCACGTGCACCCCGGAACCCCCGCCCCACGCGCCGCTCGACGGTGGCACGACGGGCCCGCAGCTCCCCGACACCTGGATCAGCGGTTGATGACCGCCTACCGCCGATAGGAGGCATGACCGTATGGGCCTCCTCGACCGCGTCAGCAAGGTGTTCGGGAACCGTCCGCCGGCCGACGTGCAGGCCGCTACGGACGTCGCGCAGATGGGGCCGACGAGCCCGTTCTCCCCGGGCGAGCCGATCAGCCCGTACGACGGGTACAGCCGCACGCCGCGGAGCAAGGACTACGTCACCGGGTACAACATCTCGGCGCGGCCGAAGGCGCATGAGCGGGTCAGCTACGAAACGCTGCGCGGCCTCATCGAGGCGTACGACGTCGCCCAGATGTGCATTTGGCACCGCATCGACTCCATCCGCGCCCTCGACTGGTCCCTCGTCCCGGCGCGCGGGTTCAGCGGCGACGCGGATGCAGCGATCGCGCAGGGCATGGCCGTCCTCGCGAAGCCGGACCGTAAGACCCCGTTCGGGTCGTGGCTCGCCACCTGGCTGTACGACATCCTGGCGTACGACGCCGGCGCCCTCTACCGGCTCCGCAACCGCGGCGGCCGCGCGATCGGCCTCCGCGTCGTCGACGGCACGACGATTGCGCCGCTGCTCGACTACTGGGGCGACTCCCCGGCCGACCCGGCGCCGGCGTACGTGCAGTACGCGCAGGGCCTGCCCTGGTCGTGGCTCACCCGGAAAGACCTCATCTACGTCCCGTTCCGGCCCCGCTCCAACTCGCCGTATGGGTACGCCCCGCTTGAGTCGATCTTGCTCAATGCGAATACAGACTTGCGGTTTCAGGCGTACTTCCTCCAGCGGTTCACCGACGGGAACATCCCGGAGGCGTTCGCGTCGGCGCCGGAGACATGGACGCCGCAGCAGATCGAGGAGTTTCAGGGCTACTGGGACGCCGCCATGTACGGCGACCAGGCCGCGAAGCACCAGATCCGATGGATGCCGGGCGGCGGCAAGATCGAATGGAGCAATGAGAAGGAGTTCTCCGACGCCTTCTCCCTGTTCCTGATGAGGAAGACGTGCGCGGCCTACCACATCGTGCCCGCCGACCTCGGGTTCACGGAGTCCGTCAACCGGTCCTCCGGTGAGACGCAGGCGGACGTGCAGCACCGCGTCGGCGACCTGCCCCTCGTCACCCACGTGCAGGACGTCCTCACCGACTTCCTCCAGCACGACATGGGCCTCCCGGTCGAGTTCAGTTTCGACACCGGGCAGGAGAAAGAGGACCGGCTCACCCTCGCGCAGGCGTGGCAGATCTACATTGAGTCCGGCATGGCCAGCCCCGACGAGGGCCGCGAGGAACTCCTCGGCCTGCCCGCCGACCCGCGGCAGCCCACGCCCCGCTTCTTCAACACCAGCCGGTCCGGGCCGGTTCCACTGCTGTCCATCATGGGCCTCGGCGGCCGCATCGACCCGGAGACGTACGCGCCGGCCGACGACCAGCCCATCCCCGCGCAGCCCGCGGTCCCGGCCCCCGGCACCGTCCCGGCGTCCGGCACCACGGACGCAGCATCGGCCGCGGCCGCTGAGGACGCCTACCGGTCCAGCGTGCACGACGCCGTCCTCGCCAAGGAGGCGGCGGCCGCGGAGGGCATCACCACCGGCACCGGCCTCCACGGCTACGACCTCGACGAGGGGGAGGACGCCGACGATGTGGCCGAGCTGACCAAGGAGATGGCCGCGTTCCGGTCGTTCCGCAAGGCCCGCCGCCGCAACGGCGTGTGGCGCGACTTCGAGTTCCGGCACGTCGACGCCCGCACCGGCCGCCGCCTCAACCAGGCCGGCCGCGCGCGGCTACGGAAGGACGCCGGTGAGATCGCCTGTGCGGGCCTCGCCGTGCAGGCCCTCGACACCGGCCGCGTCCTCATGCTCCAGCGCGCCCTCGACCCGGACGACCCGGCCGGCGGAATGTGGGAGTTCCCCGGCGGACACCTCGAGGGTGAGGAGTCCGCGATCGCGGCCGCCGCCCGCGAATGGTCGGAGGAGACCGGGCTGATCCTGCCCTTCGACCCCGAGGCCATGGCCGCCCTGGCCTTCGGCAACGGCCGCGGGTGGACGTCCGGCATCTACGCCGGGTACGTCTACCCGATCCGTTCCGAGTCGCTCCTCGACCTCGGCCGCCGCGACCAGGTGACCAACCCCGACGACCCCGACGGAGACATCGTCGAGGCCGTCGCCTGGTGGGAGCCCGCGCAACTGCGCGGCAACCCGGCCGTCCGCCCCGAACTCCTCGACGCGCTCGACGACGTCCTCACCGCCCTCGGCAGCGAGCCGGCAGGCCCGGAGGACGGCACGGAGGCCATGTGCCCGTGCGGGATGCCCGCACGGTTCGACGCCATGGACGGCTGGCAGCACCTCGACGGCTCCCACGGACACGACGACGACGAGTCGGTGGCGGAGAAGCTGGGGTTCGCGAAGGCGGCCCACCCAAAAGGTGACGGCGGCTCCGACCGGTGGCCCGGCTGGGCGATGGACCTCAAGGCCATCGCCCACTGGACGCCCCGGATCGTCGCCGCCCTCCGCGGCTCCGTCGCCGCACGCCGCCTCGTCGACGCCTGGCTCGCCCTCAACCCCCGCTCCACCGCCTCCCGTAAGGCGGACCGGCTGCGGGAGCTGAACGGGCAGGCGCAGAAGTGGCTGGAGAAGTACGCGCCCGACGTCGAGGCGGCCCTCACCGACGTCCTCGGCGGTGTCTACGCCGACGGCTACCTCATCGGCCTCCTGTGCGCGGAGAACGTCACCGCAGGCGCGGCCACCGCCATCGACTGGGGGGCCTGGACGCCGGGCGACACCGCCGCCGCCCGACTCCTCGCCGGCAGCCTCGGCGACGGCCGGGGCCTCGAGGCCCTGCTCCGCGACAGCGGCGTCACCATCCGCTCTATCGCCGCGAACCGGCTCAAGGCCCTCGGCATGATCCTCGCCGACGGCGCCGAACGCGGCGACAGCGTGGACACGATCGCCTCCGCAATCCAAGGTCTGCTGTCCAACCCGTCCCGCGCCGAGATGATCGCGACGACGGAACTCAACCGGGCCGTATCGCGGGCGAGTCTCGGCTCCTACATCCGCAACGGCATCGACGCCGTCGAGTGGATCAGCGCCGGAGACGGCCGCGTCTGCAACATCTGCGCCGACAACGCCGACGGCGGCCCCCGCCCGCCCGGCGACTTCTTCCCCTCCGGTGTGACCGCACCGCCCGGGCACCCCTGGTGCCGCTGCGCCCTCGTGCCCGTGATCGGAGGCCCGTGATGTCCGACGAACAGCGTTACGTCCTCGGTGTCGCCTACCAGGCCGGCCCCGACCCCATGATCAAGCGGGGTGCGGACGGCGGCCGCGACTACTTCTCCCCGGAGGAGTTGGAGAAGGCCGCGTGGCGGTTCCTGCAAAACGGGCCCGAGAGCGGCCTGTTCCACGCCGACGGCACCGAGGGCGCCGCCACGGTCGTCGAGTCGTACATCTACCGCGGCCCCGACTGGGACATCGGTAACGGCGTCGTCGTCAAGGCGGGGGACTGGCTCGTCGGCGCGATCCTCGACGAACACGCCTGGCAGCTCTACAAGTCCGGGCGCGTCACCGGCTGGTCCCCGCAGGGCTCGGCGCGCCGTATCACCCCACGGAGTAGCTGATGCCCCAGACCCCCGACGCCGACCCGTTCACCGAACTCGTCGACGCCAACATCGACCGCGTCGACCTCGTCGACAAGGCCGCGAACGGCCTGCCGTTCCTCATGGCCAAGTCCGCCGAGGACGGCGGCCCGGCCGGCCTCATCGACCCGGACCTCGTCCGCGGCCTCATCGGGAAGACCGCGGCACCCGAACCGGCGGCCGCCGCCGACACGGTGACGATGACCGGCAGCCCGGGCGCGATCGCCCGACTCATCCACGAGGCCGCCGTCCGTAAGGACGCCGAGACGGCCGACCCCATCGCGAAGGACGCGGACGCCATGCCCGACACCGAGCTGGACCCCACCACGGTCCTCGCCGAGCCCACCGAGTCGGCCCCGGGCGACGCCAACACCCCCGGCAGCCCGGCGTGGGAGGCCGTCGACGCGGCCACCGCCCGCAAGTGGACGTCCATCCTGTCCCGGGCGAAGGCCGCACTCGGCGTCATGGCCGACCGTGAGGCCCTGGAGGCCGCCGCCGGCGACGACTGCGACCTCGACAACGCGTTCGAGCTCGACGACGCCGCCTGCGCCATCGACTACGCGATCAGCGTCCTCGCACCTTTCGCGGTCGATGAGGAGGCCGAGGTCGTACGCGGCACCGCCGAACTCGGCGCCGTCGGCAAGGCCCTCGCCGACCTGCCCGGGCCGCTGGAGGTCATCGAGTCCCTCGGCCAGGTGCAGAAGGCCGGCCGTGCCCTGTCCGCCGCGAACGAGCAGGCCATCCGCACGGCCGTCGAGTCCCTCCAGAAGGTGCTCGCCTCCCTCCCGGCCGCCCCCGACACCCAGGAGAGCGGCCGCCCGGTCGCCAAGAAGGAGCGCGACATGCAGCCGGAGACCGGCACCGCATCCGAGACCACCATCGAGACCCCGGCTGCGGCCGTCGTCGACCCGGTCGGCAAGGCCGACGGCGAGGGCGAGGGCAAGCCGGCGATGGTCGCCGTCTACGACGCCAAGGGCAAGCTCGTCGGCATCGTCTCCCCGGACGAGATCACCCCGATCTCCGGGGCCGACGCCGCCGAGGAGAAGCCGGAGGAGCCGGAGACGCCCGCGGCCGCGGACCTCGAGCCCGCACCGGCCGCCGCCGTCGGCACGCCCTCCGGTGAGGGCGTGGCCAAGGAGGCCGACACCCCCGCCGACCCCGACGCCGCCGCCGGCGACGTCACCAAGAGCACCACCGACACCGACACCGACTCGGACGACGTACTCAAGAGCAGCGACCTCCGTGAGCTGGTCAAGGGCCTGCTCGACGAACACAGCGCCACTCAGGCGGCACAGCTCACCAAGACCGGTGAGGCCGTCCTGGAACTGGCGGGCGTCGTCGAGACCCTCAAGGGCCGACTCACCGCGGTCGAGGAGCAGCCCGCCGAGCCCAAGGTGTTCGCCAACGGAGCCGTACCGCCCGCGCACATGCTGCGCGGTCAGGACCACGGCGCCGCCCCCGTCGACATGGCCAAGGCCGCCGAACTGCGCAAGGGGCTCTACAGCCACAGCGCGGGCGAGCAGAACGAGGCCGCCGTGGCCATGCAGGGCGCCGCCATCGAGGCCCTCGCGGCGATCCACCGCGGCGGCGCGCGCTAGGCGCCCCGCCCGCTCCTCCCCACACAAGACCCCCGAACCCCCGGACGCGTGACGCGCCGGGGGTTTTCGCATGCCCAGGAGGCACCCCTTGAGCGCTGCGCTCGAAAACGTCACCGAGGAGACCCTGGCGAACATCGCCAAGGCCCAGACCACCGGCATCATGGAGTCGACGGGTTTCTACTCGTACGACCTCTCCGGGCTGGTCTCCCTCATCCCGGTCGTCACCCCGTTCCGCGACCGGGTCGCCCGCGTCCGGAGCAAGGACGGTAACCCGTACGCGGTGTGGAGGGCGATCCTCGACACCACGGCCTCGCAGCCCGACCCGTCCATGGGCTTCGACTACGCGGCCAACGAGGTCATCTTCTCCGAGCAGGACTTCCAGGCGAAGTACAAGCCGACGGGCCTGGCCGGTATGGCCACGCAGGACGCGTTCGACATGGCCACCGGCTACGCCGACCCGTTCCAGGTCGCCACCTTCCAGACCCTCAACCAGGTTCTGATCGGCGACGACCGCAAGCTGATCGGCGCGCAGTCGTTCGCGCTGGCCCGGCCGGCCGCGCCGACCATCGTGCAGGCCGCGACCGGAGGCACCATCGGTGCCGCCACCGTGTACGTCGGTGTCGCCGCCCGTACCGGCTCCGGCTACTACTACGGCTCGGGCAACTCCCAGGGCAACAGCGCGTCGACCACGTTCGCGTCGGGCTCGACGAACAGCCTGACCGCGACCGTCGGCGCGGTCCGCGGCGCCGTCTGCTACGACTGGTTCCAGTCGGCGAACGGCACGACCTGGTACTACTACACGACCACCACGGTCAACACCGTGTCGATGACCAAGGTCATCGGCGCTGACCAGGCCCTGCCGTCGGGCATCGCGGTCCCGGACCTCACCAGCAACTGGAAGGGCGTCCTCGGCGCCAAGCCCACGTTCAACGCGGCCGCCGACAACGGCAGTGCGAACGCCAACGACTACGACGGCTTCCTGTCGACGTTGTCGGGCGACTACAACGGCAACGGCCAGTGGGTGCAGCCCGGCACCGGCACCGCGAACCCGTCGGTCTTCAAGTCGCTGGACGGCGCCGCTCTGACGCTGACCGGCGGCACCGTGGCGGAGATCGAGAACTACGTGTTCCTGCCGCTGTGGAACCAGATCAAGGCGTCTCCGACCGCGCTCATGATGAACGCGGCGCAGGCGCAGGAGATCGCGAACCTGGTCCTGTCGTCGTCGTCCGCGACTACGTTCCTCAACACCGACTCCAGCGGTCGCATCAGTGTGACCGCGGGCGGCCGGGTCGGGGAGATCGTCAACGCCCCGGCGGGCGGCGTCACCGTCCCGATCGAGGTTCACACCTCCCTGCCCCCGGGCACGATCATCGCCCGCACCGACCGGGTGCCCTTCCCCAACGCAAACATCTCCAACGTCCTGGAGTACCGGAACCTGCGTGACTGCGCGCAGTTCGACTACGGCATCAACCGCAACGCCGGCGTTGCCGGCGGCGGTCCGCGCCGGGAGTTCGAGATCCGGTCCGTGGGTGCGTTCGTGAACCGCGCTCCGGTCGCCATGGCGACCCTGTCCAACGTCGGCTAGACCGCGCCCGTCGGGGCCCCGCAGCGTGCTGCGGGGCCCCACCCCGGACCGACCCCCTCACCCCTGATTGGAGCAGGCATGCGCCTGTACTCACGAACCGGCGCGACGCGTCTCGACGACCCCGAGTACGGCACCTTCGACGCCGACGACGCGGGCGGGTTCGACTTCCCCGACGACGTCTCCGACCGGCTCATCGGCTTCCACGTGGCCGGCAAGCCGATGTGGGAGAACGACATCCAGCGGCAGCAGCGCCTCATCAGCGAGGAGCTGGAGCGGCGCAAGGACCCGGCGACGCTCCTCGGCGCGGTCGAGGCCCTCGTCAAGGCGGCCGGTGCCGCCGGCGCGCTCACCGCCGCGGCCGCGAACGCCCAGACCGGCGCCCAGGCGCTCGCCGACACCCTCCAGACCGCGCCTCCGGCCGCCCCCGCTGCCGAGCCCGCTCCGGCCGCGGCGAAGACGCCCCGGAAGCGCGCCCCCAAGACGCCCGCCCAGTAACCCGGCAGTGGAGGAGGTGACCGCTCATGCCTGTCACCCCGTACGTGACCGCCGCCGAGTTCACCGCCCACCCCACCTACCTCGACCTCGACGACCTCCGGTCGGGCATCCCGAGCACGGACGCGCAGACGGCTGAGCTGACGAACATCCTGCTCATGTCGTCCGCGTTCGCCGACGAGCACTGCAACCAGCCGCTCGGCGCGCACCAGGTGCGGCACCGCACCACGGGGTACATCGACCGGGCCGGGAACCTCGTCGTCTTCCCGGGCGACCGGCCCGTCCGCAGCGTTGAGGCGGTCTCCTACGGCCTGTTCCCCAACCTGACGACGGTGTCCGCGCCGACGTACCGGGTCGATGCGAACCAGACGATCCGTGTGCACGTCGGGCAGGGCGCGGTGCGCGGCCGCGTCGACGTCGACCTGACGTACACCGCCGGCTGGGTGTCCACGTTGCTCACGGAGGACGCCGTCGACGGGGTGACGTCGTTGACCGTCGCCGACCCCACTGGCATCCTGCCCGGCGACTCCTACCGCCTGTGGGAGCCCGGCAGTGAGGAGACGGTGACCGTCGCCGCCTCCTACGCGCCGCCTCCGGTCACCGCCCCGCCGACAGTGACCGCGGTCCCGCTCGCCGCCCCGACGCGGTTCGCCCACACGGCCGGGTCCGGCTGGTCCGGCATGCCCGGGGATATGCGCCTGGCCGTCGTCAACTACACGATCAGTCAGTTGATGCGGCCCGACACGGCAGCCGAGGACTCCTACCCGGACACGTCGCTCGCCTCCGGCACCCGGGAGCAGGACAGCCGCAAGGACGGATCGGGTCTCGTCCGGGAGGCCGAGCGTCTCCTCAACCCGTTCGCGAGGCGCATGTGAGCGTACAGACCGCCCTCGACGGCATGTGCCGCTACTTCGGCGGCCCGTACGACGAGGTGACCCGCACCTACCGGTCCTCGCCTCTCGTGCAGTACGGCGTCGGTGTCGTCCGTCGCGCCTGGCCGAAGAGGGACGACCACAACGACTACTTCAACGGGCAGGAGCCGGGCGCCCGCACCGGCTGCCAGATGGTGGTCTGGATTCCCCGGCACAGCGAACGCCGGGTCGCGCTCGGCGGCGAGCACGGCGGCATGAAGCAGATCACGTATGAGGTCGTCCTCAACCTCTACATCCGCTCCCGCTGCGAATACGCCGAGGACGCCCAGGACGACGTCTACGCCCTCCGTGACGCGGTCATCGCGCATATGCGTGAGGACCGGACCCTCGGCGGCGCGGTGTTCCAGGCGGGCGAGCACACCTCCGACGGCATGGACGGCATCGACTTCCGGCAGGCGCAGCCGGAGACGAAGGCTGAGATCACCAAGTCGTTCCTAGAGATCACCTTCGCGGCCATCGAGTTCGTCAGCGCCTGACCGGCCACGCCGCCGCGCCCCCTCGCCACCTGTCCCCCCTTTCCTCTGCCTGCGGAGTCCGCATGCCTACTGCCAAGTCCCCCCGGGACGCCGAGCCGACCCCGCAGCCGACGGAGGCCGCGGGGTCGGTCGTTGAGACCCCCGTCGAGGCGCCCGTCGAGGAGCCCGCCGCGGTCGAGCCGTCCGGGCCGCCGCCCGGTGTGTACGAGTACACGTACTTCGCCGACTGCACGTACCCGCACGTGCCGCTCACCGCGCGCGCTGCCTGCTCGGCCGTCTCCGGTCCCGACGGCCACCCCGCCATCGCCGCGACCGTCTTCGACTGGCCGTTCGGGCCGCCCGACGACGGCCGCTGGGCGCCCACGAAGAAGAAGCCGAACCAGGCCGCGGACAACTGCCCGGCTCTCAGCAGCGAGGAGTAACCGGTGCCGTCTACGCCCACAACCTTTGCGCCCGCCAAGCAGTTCGTTGGCATCGCCAACGAAACCGTGCAGGGTACGCCGGTCGCGATGACGGCCACGGTCCTCGTCGACGAGGTCAAGCCCAAGGACAACCCGACCTTCCTCGAGGACAAGTCGTGGCGCGGGTCCATGGGTACCGACGTCTTCGCGAAGATCGCCGGAGTGAAGACGGCCGAGGTTGAACTCGGCGGCCCCGCCTACGGCGACGGCATCGGCTACTTCCTGCGGAACATCCTCGGTGACCTGTCCATCGTCGGCACCTCCACCGGGTCCGGCGGCACCACGCTGTCGGCCTCGGTGGCCGCCGGCGCGACGTCGTTCACGACCACCGCGACGATCGCTGCCGGCACGGCCGTGCAGATCGGTTCGGGGGCGAAGGCCGAGGTCGTCATCACCGGCACGCCGACCGGCTCGGGCCCGTACACCATCCCCATCACCACCCCGGCGACGGGTGGCCTGATGTTCGCGCACGCCTCCGCGGAGGCGGTGCAGCCGGTCACCGGCCCGTACACGCAGGCCCACAGCCTCCTCAACTCGGGCAGCGGCCAGCCCATTTCGCACACGCTGACGCACTTCCTCGGCCCCACCGGGACGTCTGGCGCCCGCCAGTACCCGGGCCTGTGCATCAGCGAGTTGGGCCTCAAGTTCAACGCCGAGTCGGAACTCCTGACGTGGTCGGCGAAGGGCACCAGCTTCCCGTCCGTGCCGCTCGGAACGGCACCGGTCGCCGCCCCGTCGACGTCGCTGCCCGTCGCCTCCTGGCGCATGCTCGTCGGCATCGGCGGCCCCGCCTCCGGCGGCACGCTCCTCGGTACCGTCACCGACGGCGAACTCACCATCAAGCGTGAGCTGTCGCCGTACTTCACGGTCAACGGCACTCAGGCGCCGTACATCATCCAGCGCGGCGGCCTGTCCGTCGAGGGCAAGCTCAACTTCGTCGCCGCCGACGAGTCGCCCTTGCTCTACATGCTGAACAACAGTCAGCCGCAGCTCCAGCTCCTCCTCGACAACGGCCTCTCCGGCACGAACAAGGTCACCTTCCAGGTCGACTGCCAGATCGCCGCGTTCACGGAGAGCGAGGCCGACGGATCGAAGTCCGCCGTCGAGTACGGCAACTCCTTCCAGGCCGTGTTCAACACGACCAACTCGGGCGGGTCGGGCGGCTACAGCCCGATCAAGGTGTCGATCACCAACAACGTCCCGGCCGGCACCTACTAAGCACCCTCACCCCCTCAACACCCCTCGGGAGAGACATGTCCACAACCGAACGCGTTCCGCTGCCCTCCGGCGCCTGGGTCCAGCTCCGCGACCCGCACACGCTGCGACGCGGCGACAAGCAGCGCGCCCTCCGCGCGGTCAAGGACACCGAGGGCGGCGACGTCGGCGCCGCCCTCGACCTCGTCAACGGCCTCCTCAGCGTCCTCATCATCGACTGGAGCTATCCGTTCCCCGTCCCGGCGGAGACGCCGGCGTCGCTCGACCTCATCCCCCTCGAGGACGACGACGCCCTGTCGGAGGCCGTCGAGCCCGCCCGGGCGCTCCTCTTCCCGGGCAAGCCCGACCCGAAGGACGCCAAGGACGAGGCGTCCCCTACCGAGCCCTCCGCCGCCTAAGGGCGCGGCTGGAGGGGCACGACGTCCCGGCCGGGCACCCGATCACCCCCGTCGACGAGGCGTACGACTACCTCTGGTACGCCGAGCGGTGGGGGTGGACCCCGGCCCAGGTCGATGAGATCCCGGCATGGCTGGACGTGTGGCTGCCGCAGATGGCCAACGTCGTCGACGACGCGAAGGAAGCCGCGCACGAGAAGGCCATGCGGGACGCCGAACGGGGGTGAGCCATGGCCGGCGCCGTCGAGGTCGTGGGCGTCAACCAACTGTCACTGGCCCTCGAGGGACTCCTCAAGTCGCTCAACGTGGCCACCCGGACCGCGACCGCCCACGCCTCGCATCTCCTTGAGCGGGAGATCAAGCAGACGTTGTCGACGTCCAGTCACCCGCGGGGCACCCCGACACCGTCCGCGCCGGGGGAGCCTCCGTCGCTCATCAGCGGCACCCTGCGCCGGTCCATCAGCATCACCGGGCCCATCCCGCTCGGGTCCGGCCGGTGGGAGGCGCAGATCGGGCCGACGGCCGTGTACGGCCGGATTCAGGAACTCGGCGGGCCCACGGGGCGGGGTGGTGCCACCGAGCTACCGCCCCGCCCGTTCGTGCGGCCGGCCTACGAGAAGTTGGCGGCGACCGGCGCCCTCACCTCCCTCTACCACTCCGCATGGCGTGCCGCGCTGAGCCGCCACTGATCTACGCGTAGCGCCCGCCGGCGCCCGACCCGGAAAGGGGGGCGCCGTGTCCGAGGGCACCCTGTTGCCGCCCGTCGTCGTCCGCCTCCTCGGCGACATGACCCAGCTCAAGGGGACCTTGGCGGCGGCACGCACGCAGGTCAACGGGACCGCCGCGGGCATGAAGCAGGCCGGGGCGACCGCGTACGCGGGCCTGGCGAAGATGGGCCGTTCGGTCACCCTCATCGGGGCCGGTGTCGCCGTCGCCTCGACGAAGATGGCGGCCGACTTCCAGTCCGAGACGATGGTGCTGCACACCGCGGCCGGCGAGTCCCTCAAGGGCCTCCAGACGGTCCGGCAGGGCATCAAGGACATCGCCGGCGACACCGGCACCGACTGGCGTGGCCTCACCGACGGCATGTACCAGGTCGAGAAGGCCGGGTATCGGGCGGGCGACGGCCTCAAGGTGCTCCGGGCGGCGGCGCAGGGCGCCCGTGAGGAGAACGCGCGCCTCGACACCGTCACGAACGCCATGACGTCGGTCATGGCTAGCTATCACCTGGGCGCGGATCAGTCGGTGCGGGTCATGAATGGCCTTAAAACCGCAGCCGGTGAAGGCAAGATGACCATGGAAGAGTTTGCGGGCTCTCTCTCCACGGTCCTCCCTATCGCCTCCGCGAACAAGGTGAGTTTCGAGCAGGTGGCGGGTGCGCTCGCCACGCTCACCCAGCACGGCACGTCGGCGCGCGAGGGCACGCAGGAACTCGCCTCCACCATCCGCAACCTGGCCTCCCCGAACAACGTCGCCGTACAGACCATGCAGCGGTTCGGGCTGTCCGCGACCGACGTGCAGACGAAGCTCGGCAAGCGCGGCCTGACCGGCACGCTCGACCTGCTCTCGCAGACCGTGCTGTCCAAGATGGGCAAGTCCGGCACGGTGCTGATGTCCGCGTTCAACACGTCGAAGCAGGCGGCATCCGACGCCTACACGATGATCAAGCAGATGCCCAAGGGCATCCAAGGTCTCGCGAACTCCTACTCCGCCGGGAAGATCAGCCTCGCCGACTGGCGCAAGGAGTTGAAGGGGCTCCCGCCGCTCCAGGCGAACATGCTCCAGCAGTACGGGACCCTGCTCAACAAGTCCCGCGGGTTCTCCGACGCCCTCAAGCGGGGCGGGCCGGCCGCGACCACGTACACCGACGCCATCAAGAAGATGACCGGCGGCGCCATCGGCCTCAACACCACCCTCCAGCTCACCGGCGAGTCCAGCGAGGGCTTCAAGGACCGGGTCAAGAAGGTCGGCGACAGCTTCAACCACAGCTCCAAGGACGTCGAGGGCTGGAAGGAGACCTCAAAGCTCCTCAACGTCCAGCTCGCGCAGATGAAGCAGAAGGCCGAAGTCCTCGCCATCGAGATCGGTTCGAAGCTCATCCCGGTCGTCTCCGCCGTCATCAGCTTCTTCGCCGAGCACAAGAGCGCAGCCGTCGCCCTCGCGTCGATCATCGGCGGCGTCCTCGCCCTGTCGGTAGTCGCCTACGCGGCGAAGTTGACGATGTCCGCGGCCAAGACGGTCGTCTCCTTCGGGCGCATGGGCGTCTCCGCCATCAAGGCGGGCGGCCGTGTCGTGCAGGGGTTCCGGTCGGCGCAGGTCGCGTCGTCCGCGTTCTCCGGGAAGGCGGGCAGCTTCGGCGGGGCCCTCCGTAAGGGCTTCGACGCCGCGGCGCAGGGCGCGAAGACGGCCGGCGGCGCGGTGAAGAACTTCGCGCTCTCCGTGGGCCGGGTGTCGGCGCAGGCCGGTAAGGCCGCATGGTCCGGCCTGGTGTCCGGGCTCAAGGGCGTCGGCATGGCGATGAAGACCGCCAGCCTCAACGCCCTCCAATTCCTCCGGACCATGGCCATGTCGGCCCTGTCCGCGGCCCGGGCCGCGGTCGCGTACACGGCGCAGAAGGTCGCGCTGGTGGCGTCGGCGATCGCGGAGAAGGCGGCCGCGCTCGCCCAGTGGGCGCTGAACGTGGCGATGGACGCCAACCCGATCATGCTCATCGTTCTCGCGTTGGCGGCCCTCATCGGCGGCCTGATCTTGGCCTACAACAAGGTCGGCTGGTTCCGCGCGTTCGTGAACGGCGCCTTCCACGGGATCGCCGTCGTCATCGACTGGGTGGTCTCGTTCGTCAAGGCGCACTGGCCGCTGCTGCTCATCATCCTGACCGGGCCCATCGGTATCGCGGTCGCGCTGATCGTCAAGTACTGGAACAAGATCAGTTCCGGTTTCAAGTCGGCGTACCACACCACGGTCAACATCGGAAAGAGCCTGGTCAGCTGGGTCGCCGGCCTGCCGGGGTGGGTGAAGGGCGCCCTCAGCTCACTCGCCACGAAGATCGTTACGACGGCGCTCGACGCGTGGTTCCGCTTCAAGGCGGCCACGATCTCGAAGGCCGGTGAACTCCTCGTCTGGCTGCACGGCCTCCCGTCCAAGATCAAGTCGGGGTTGGGTGCGCTCGGCTCGCTCCTCGTCTCCGCCGGCAAGGATCTCATCCGCGGCCTCATCCACGGCGTGGAGTCGCTGGGCGCGTCGGCTATCTCGACGGTCAAGCACATCGGCTCGTCGATGGTGTCGGGGATGAAGTCGGTCCTCGGCATCGCCTCCCCGTCGAGGGTGTTCCGGCAGCTCGGCATCTACGTCAACGAGGGCCTCGTCGACGGCCTCACCGGGTCCACGGCGCGGGTGAAGGCGGCGACGCGGCGTATCGAGTCGCTGCTGATGCAGACCTACAACCGGGTCGCCGACCTCAAGGGGCATGGCGCCAGCACGGCGTGGGTGAAGTCCCACGAGCGGACACTCAAACGGCTTGAGGCGTACGCGAAGAAGGAGGACAAGGTCCTCCGCGGGCTGGCCGCCCGACGGGACTCCGTCGCCAAGGAGATCAAGGCGACGCAGAAGAAGCTCGCCGACCTCCAGAAGGCGTGGAAGGACGAGGTCAAGAACGTCGCGTCGGGCATCATGCAGGGCTTTTCCATCGTCACGGAGGCCCCGCAGGAGGGGTTCGCGCTGACCGCGCAGGACGTGGTCAACAAGATGCGCGACCAGATGGCGAAGGCGACCCAGTTTGCCGCGCAGTTGCAGGCCCTCCGTAAGAAGGGCCTGCGCTCCGACCTCCTGGAGCAGATCGCGGCGGCGGGCGTCGACCAGGGCGGGGCGACGGCTACCGCCCTCATGGCCGCATCGAAGGGCCAGATCGACCAGATCAACGCGTTGCAGAAGACGACGGTGTCGGCGTCGACGACGGCCGGTAAGGCCGTCGCCGACTCGATGTACGGCAGCGGCATCAAGGCGGCGCAGGGCCTGGTCAAGGGCCTCCAGCATCAGGAGAAGGCGATCGAGCGGCAGATGCTGCGGATCGCGAAGTCGATGCAGAAGGCCATCAAGGCGGCGCTGGGTATCCACTCGCCGTCCCGGGTGTTCGCGGCAATCGGTGCGTGGATTCCCCGCGGTCTCGCCGCCGGTGTGGTCGGCGCGGAGCATCACGCGACGCGCGCCGTGGTCCGGCTCGCCGGGAAGGTGGCGGGCGCCGGTGCGGGCCAGTTCGGCGGCAGCGGCCTCGCCGTCGCCGGCGGGCACGGCCGCGGCGTCATCGTCCACAACACGGTGCACGTGACCGTCGAGGGACATGTGATCACCGAGAAGAAGCTGCGGGACGTCGTCGAGAAGCAGATGCTCCGGCTCGGCATGCGGAACTCTGCAACCTACGCGCCGTACCACCGCTGACCGTCGATAGAACGAGGGCGCCACCGGGCGCCAGAATGGTGGTGTCCGGTGGCGAACCCGAAGCTGTCCACGCTCACCGACTTCTTCGGTACCGGGTCCCTCAACACCGCGGTGTGGAACAACACGTCGGGCGCCCCGGACGTCACCCTCGACACCCGCCTCGACCGGGTGCAAATCGCCTGCCAGGCGTACTACCCGATCCTCTCTGCCAACGGTCCGTTCGACGCCACCGACAGCGCTCTGTACGCGCGCGTGAGCCCGGCCCCGGTCGGGAACGGCAGCACGCAGACGATCATGCGGATTGCGGTGGACGCCAGCAACCGCGTGACCTTCTACACCGACGGCGGCGGCATCCTCACCGCCCGCGTCACCAACGCCGGCGTCAACACCGACGTCATCATCGGCGCGTACAACGCCTACAGTCACGCCTGGTGGCGCATCCGCGAATCCGGCGGCAACATTCTCTTCGACACCGCTCCCGACGGCTGGAGCTGGTCCAATCGGGCGAGCATCGCGCACACCTGGTCGGCCGCCGCGGTGCAGGTCGTGTTCCTGTGCGGCTACTACGGCACCGAGTCCGCGGGCATGGCCGCGTACGTCGACCACATCAACACCACCTCCAGCGCGCCGGACCAGCCGAACCTCAACTGGCCGCTCGTCGAGGACGCGTGGGGCCCGTACTGGGGCGCCAACTCCGGCACGTTCCCCCTCGACCGGTTCGTGGAGGTCAGCGACCGGACGCGCGGCTCGATGAGCGTGCAGCGGGGCCGCCAGTACGAGACCGACCAGGTGCGGTCGGGGGAGGCGTCCCTCAAGCTCGCCAACCCTGACGCGGCCCTGGACCCGGTCAACGCCTCCGGGCCGTGGGCGGGCCGCATCTCGCCCTACCAGCCGTACCGGCGGCGCGCGCAGTGGCCGCCCACCCGCAACCTCCTCGACCAGGTTGCGGCGACCGGCGGCGACCTCGGCGGCTTCCCCCTCGGCACGATCTCGACCGGCATCAACGGGCCGGCGATCTTCTCGACGACGGACACCACCGGCGGGCAGTTCGTGTCCTCCGCGACGGCCTGGCAGGGCAGCACGGTCATGCAGTTCTCCGTGCCGTCCGGTTCGGCGGCCGGGGCCCGACCGTTCCACACGCCGCGCTGGTCCGTCATACCGGGCCAGACGTACACGATGACGCTCCGGGTCCGGAACATCACCGCGGCCACGTCGCTGTCGGTGCAGGGGTTCCTCGGCTGGTACACCACCAGCTCCACCAGCGGCCCGGCCTCCTACACCTACGGCACGGCCTCCACCCTCACCGGCTCGACGACCGCCGGGTGGACCACGCTCACCGTCACCGGGACGGCACCCGCGAACGCGGCCGGCCTCGATATCGGTGTCGCCCTGGCCGCCACCGCCGCGGCCACCGCGTCCATCCAGGGCGACGGCTGGCAGCTGGAGAAGGGAGCGATTGCCTCCACGTGGGTGTGCCCCGGCGTGTGGTGGTCGCTGTACTCCGGATGGACCGAACGCTGGCCGTCCTCCTGGGACATGGACGGCCTCTACGGCGTTGTCGAACCGAACGCGGTCGACACCTTCGCCCTGCTCAGTCAGCAGCAGTTGAACGACCCGCTCACGCAGGAGATCAACAGCAACAGCCCGAGGTTCGTCTACAAGCTCGACGACCCGAGCGGGAGCCTCAGCGCGACCGACTGGACCGGTAACTACCCGGCCGCGCAGCTAGGCATCAGCAAGTACGGAGCGGGGTCGCTCACGTTCGGCAACGCGATCACGGCCGCGGACAGCACCGGCACCTACACCGGTAGCACAGACACGGTCGTCACGATCAACAACTCCAACCCGGGCACCACCCTGATCAGCGGCGGGGCGACGTTCCTCAAGCTAGGGTCGGCGGGCATCCTCGGTCCGGCATCCATGAGCGCCTGGACCCGCATGATCGCCTTCCGGTACACGGGGCCGACACCCACCAGCCAGGCCGTCATTTGGTCCGGCTTCGACCGGCAGCGCAGCGGAGGCAGCCCCAGCGGCTCCAACCTGTACTGGCGGATCATGCCTGACGGCAAGGTGGGCATCGTGCTCCGCGGCCCCACCGGAGGCGCCGGAGTGGCCTTCTCCGCGGGCTCGAGCGTCCTCGACTCCGACTGGCACCTTGTGATGGCCGGCTACGACCGGGCGAGTGCCACCCTCAACGTGTTCATCGACGGAGTCACGTACACCTGGAGCAGCGTCGACCCGTCTCTCGAGCCCAGTGGCATGATCAGCGACAACATCGGCTCCTACGTGGACCCGACCGTCGGTAACGGCACGTACCTCAACTACAAGGGCGACGTGTCCTTTGTCGCCGAGTTCCCCACCCAGCTGTCGGCGCTGGCCATGCTCAACATCTACACGGCGTGGAAGTCGGCATGCACCGGCGAGTCGACCAATGCCCGGTACGCGCGCATCCTCCGCTACGCCGGTTACACCGGTGCCACCGCACTCGACTCCGGCCTCACGACCGCGATGGGCCCGGCGAACATCAGCGGACAGGACGCGATGAGCGCCTTGCAGGCCGTCGTGGACAGCGAAAACGGTGCCCACTTCGTCGACGGCGCCGGGTCCATTCGCTTCAAATCACGCAGCGCCCGCTACAACGCGCTCGTCCCCGTCTACACCTTCGGGGAACGCGTCGACCTCGGCGAGTGGCCGTACGAGGAATGCACCCTCGACTACGACTCCACCCACCTGTCGAACCAAGTCACGGTGCAGCAAGAGGGCACGGGCCAGAACTTCTACGCCACCGACGCAACCTCGGTCGCGCAGTACTTCCCCCGGACCATGTCCCGGACCATCAACGTGCAGTCCGCGGACGAGTGCTCGGACGCCGCGGACTACCTCCTGTCCCGGTACCGGCAGCCCGCCCAGCGCGTCAGCTCACTCAAGCTGCACCCGAGCGGAAACCCGGCCCTATGGGCCATCTGTCTCAGCCTCGAACTCGGCACCCGCGTGCGGGTGATGCGACGGCCGCCGAACGCACCGGCCGTGCAGGTGGACTGTTTCGTCGAGAACCTCGACTGGGAATTCGACGACGGTGGCGAGGCGTGGCTGACGCTCCAGTGTTCGCCGGCCGACCTCACGCCCTACGGCCTGTTCGCGGCCTGGCACACCACCCTCGCCTCGACGGTCGCGGCCGGGGTCACCTCCGTGACCATCAACGCGTCGGCCGACAACGTCAACGTCCTCGCCGCGCAACTCGCGCCCGGGCAGCAGCTCACCCTCGGGCAGGGCACCGCGAACGCGGAGACGGTCACGGTGTCCGCCGTCGGCGCGACGAGCAGCGGCTGGACCACGGCCACGATCACCTTCACGGCGGCGACGACGAAGGCGCACACGGCGGGCGACGTCGTGTGCGAGGTGCTGCCGTCCGGGACGACGGATGCCACGAAGTGGGACGCCGTCTCCAAGTTCGATTCCATCGCCTTCGCCTACTAGGAGGGTCCCGTGGCCCGTTCGGTGCCCACCATCGCCCAGCAGAGCCCCGGGAACTACCTGACCGGCGCCCTGTGGAACGCGTCCGTCAAGGCCATGGGGGACTTCCTCATGGGATCGGGCAGCAACGGCGTTCCCCGGTTCTCGGGCTACCAGAACACCGTGCAGAGCCTGGCCGACAACACCTGGACGTCGTTGACGATCGACACCGAGGACTTCGACAGCGACAACGGGCACTCCACCTCCACCAACACGAGCCGGTATACGTGCCAGGTCGCCGGGTCCTACCTCGTACTCGGGATCGCTTCGTTCGCGGCCGGCACGGTCGGCAACCGCGCGGCCCGCCTGACCCTGAACGGCAACAACATCAAGGGGTCGTTCGTCAAGCTCGGGTCGGCGACGTCGACGCACTCCAGCGCCATCGCCACCGCCCGGACCGTCGTGATGCAGGTGGGCGACTACGTCGAGGTGCAGGGCCTACAGACCTCGGGAGCGGCCCTGAACACGTCCAGCGCGACGGATGTTGCCTGCTCCCTGAGCGCAACGTGGTTCTCCGGATAGCCCACCCGGTCGCCCCGTCCCCACCCACCGCCCCCGGCCCCATGCCGGGGGCTTTCTCATGCCCGGAGGCCCTGTGCTCACGCACGGCACGCAGTACACGCACTTCCCGCGGACCGATGTGCGCCTCGGCCGGTATCACCGGCTCGACGGCCGCTCCGTGGACTACCTCCACACCCACGACCCGGCGGCCGTCCTCCGCCCGGTCCGGCACGACATCCCCATCCCAATCCTCAACCAGGGCGATTTGGACGTGCAGGGCATCGACCCGAGCACGTTCATCCCGCGCGCGGTGCGCGTCAAGGCGCTCGGGTCGTGCACCGCGAACGCCGGCACCGCCGCCGTCGCGTTCCTCCTCGGCGTCGACGGCCTCGCCACGGTCGGCCTCTCCGCAACCGACCCGGTGGCGTGCGAGCGATTCGCGATCACCCTCTACCACGACGAGACCCACCGCGACGGCATCAAGGGTGCGTGGCCGCCGGACGACGAGGGCTCCTCCGGCCTCGGCTGCTCCCGCACCCTCAAGGCCCGCGGCCTCATCGGCTCGTACGTCCACGCCACCACCGCCGACGCCGTCGCCTCCCTGCTCCAGCTGGGCCCGGTCATGTTCGGCATGCCGTGGTTCGAAGACTGGTTCACCCCCGACAACGACGGCTTCATCGACTCCGGCGACTGGTCGAGCAGCCGGTACGCCGGCGGGCATGAAGTCCTCGCCATCGGCCTCGACGAGGTCGCGCAGGACACGTTCGGCCGGGTCATTCCCGAGCGGACGGTCATCCGGTTCCGGAACTCCTGGGGCCGCGGCTGGGGCCTCGCCGGAGAGTTCCGCATGCGCCTGTCCACGTACGTCGCACTCCGCAAGTACATCGACGTCATCCAGCTGCGGGCGAAGGCGTGAGCAGGCGGCGCCGCACCCGCGGGGCGCGCCTCCTCGCCGCGCTCGCCGTGTGCCTCACCGCCGCCGCACTCATCGTCGCCCTGGCCGGCACGGCCACCTGATCCCGCCCCGCCCCCGGCACACCGCCCGGGGGCGGGCCCCGGCCCGCACCGTGCGGGCCCTTGCCCTCGAGGACTCGATGTCCGCAGAACGACCGCGCACGGTCCCCGCGCACGAGCAGACGCAGACCCACCAGTACGTCGTGCACTACCCGGAGCACGCCCCCCGGGACGGCGACCCGCACTATCGGGCGTTCGAGGCGTACCGGAGGCACCACCGTGAGGGTGCCGTCTGCTACGTCGGCGAACGCGCCGGGCACGCGCAGTGCGCCGGCCCGCTCGAACTCCACCACGCCGTCCTCGAGTTCGCTGCGGCCAACGCCGCCGACGCGGCCGCCCTCCACCGGGACTTCCCCGAACTCGCCGTCGACGCCACCGCCGAGGACATCGCCGAGTGGCTCGCCCGCAGCCCGGGCGCGTTCCGCTGGCTGTGCGCCTACCACCACCGCGGGCACGGCGGCGCCCACACCGCCTCGCACGCCGACTGGACGGCCCAGTTGTACGTCCCCGGCTTCATCACCTGACGGCAGCCTCACCCCACCCCCACCGCTTCGCCTCCGCCCACCCCTCCGGGCGGGGGCCTGTTCCATCGGAGGCAGCCTCGTGCTCCTCGCGTCTTCGGGCGGCAGCGCCCTCGCGAACCTGTCCTATGTCGGGGAAGCCCTCGGCGCGGTCCTCACCATCGCGGCCATCGTCCGCGGTGTCCGTCCTGCGCTGCGCCGCCGCGTGCACCGCTGGGACCGCCTCGACCAGCTCCTCGGCGACCCGGACGCCACCCCGGCCCGGCCCGGGGTCCTTGAGCACGTTGCTGCGCTACGCGACGAGGTCGCCGATGTGCGCGGCCAGCAGGAGGCCGTGCGCGCGCTCGCCGCCGAACTCGTCCCGAACTCCGGGTCGTCGTTCCGCGACGCCTACAACCGCGACCGCGAGCACCAGGACGCCGTGAACCGGGCCATCGCCACCCGCCTGGGCGTCGACCTGCCCCCGCTGCCACCGCGAACGATCCACCACCACCACGACGAGGCGTAGTCGCCCCGTCGCGCCGTCGACCATCCGCGGCGGCCGCCCCTCGACCCGACCCACGGAGGTCACACATGATCCACGGCATCGACGTCAGCGCCTACCAGTCCTCGACCCCGTCCCTGACCGGCAGCGACTTCGTGTTCATCAAGGCGACGGAGGCCACCGGGTACATCAACCCGAAGCTGTCCGCGCAGACCGCGGCCGCGCGGAAGGCCGGCGTGGTCGTCGGCTTCTACCACTTCGCCCGCCCCGGGAACATGGGGGCGCAGGCCGCGTACTTCGTGAAGCACGCCGGCGCCGTCGACGGTGACATCCTCGCCATCGACTGGGAGGACTCCGGCGTGTCCTCCGCCGACAAGGACACCCTCGTCAAGGCCGTGAAGGCGCTCCGGCCGGGCCTCAAGGTCGTCCTCTACTGCAACTCCTACTTCTGGCTGCACCGCGACACCTCCGGGTACCGCGGCGACGGCCTCTGGATCGCCGACTACGGGCACGCGGCCGGGAAGCCTCCGATCAAGGACGCGTGGCTGTTCCACCAGTACGACGACAAGCCGGTGGACCAGGACGTCGCGGCGTTCGCGTCCCGGGCCGCGCTCAAGGCGTGGGCGACGGGCACGAAGGTCGAGGACCACCCGGCGGACCACCTGCCGACCGTGAGCCTCGCGAACATCATCGCGGCCCGTCACAAGGATCTGCCGGCGAAGACCGGTCACACCACCCACCCCCACGACGTGAAGATCGTGGAGCAGGCGCTGCACGCCGAGGGCGACCTCGCGACGCGGTACGTCGACGGGTCCTGGGGGTCCAAGACCGACGGCGCGTACCACGCCTTCCGTCTTCGGATCGGCTACACCGGCCGGGCCGCCGAGGGCGACCCGGGCAGGGACAGCCTGACGCACCTCGGCAAGAAGCACGGCTTCAAGGTCGTCGCCTGACCGGGGGAGGTGCCCCCGCCCGCCCCGCCACCGGGGTCGGGCGGGGGCACCTCCTTTGTGTCCGAAGAACCGTCTAAGTAATAGGGGGGTCGAGACACCCAGGCTCACCCGGCGCGGGACGGCACCGCCTAGGGTGGCGGCATGTCCGCCGACCAACCGCCGCCGCAGGTGCGGGTCACCCTCCCCGACAGGCAGGAGGTACGCGGCCTCCTCCGGCAGCGCAAGCAGTGGCCGGGCGTCGGCTGGATGTACCACGTCGGCCTCCCGGCATGGGAGAACAGCGAGGACGAGGGCGTCGTCGCCCGCGAGTATCGGGTGTGGCTGGCCCCCGGGGTGCACGTCCACCCCATCGACGGCGTCTCCTACGACCAGGTGCCGACGGTCCCGCTCCCCCCGGCGGAGACCGACGAGCCGGACCGTTCCCGCTGGGGGTGGAAGGTGCAGCGGTCACGTCCCGGCAAGGGCCTCCCCCCGGTCGTCGTGCACGTCTGGGACTGCCCGGACGCGCCGGCCGGGAATCCGGAGCTCGACGTGTACGAGGCCCTCGACGTCATGCGGACGACGGCCGGCGCGGAGCTGTGCAAGGAGTGCGGGGCGGCGGTCGCCCTCGGCCCCCTCCTGGAGCCGTCGTAGCTACTCGGCGGCGAGCTGCTCGGCGCCGCCCCGGGCGATGCGGTAGAGGTCGGTGGGTACGGGCCAGCCGGGTTCGCCGACGTGCTCCCCGTTGAGGCGTTGCGCCCACGAGGAGTAGCTGGTTTCCAGGCCGTTTCCGGTGATGCGGACGCCGGGGGGCACCATGCGGGGGGTGCCGTCCGGGTAGGCGCCGACGGTGTGCCGGAGGGTGATGAACAGGGCCTGGTTCGCGTCGTGGTCGGCGCCCTCGCGGAGGTGTTCGTCGACGACCGTGCGGCGTACGGGCAGCCACAGGCGGAGGGCGGCCTGCGCGGACGGCGGCAGCTCGAATCGTTCCACCCACGGCTCGGTACGGCCGGGCAGGTTGACGGTGAGGTCGATGGTGGACTCGCGGGGGCCGAGGTGGGTGGTGTCGGCGGAGACCAGGCCCTCCCGGGTGACGCCGGTCGCCCACAGCACCTCCAGGGCGGCGAGGAGTCGCAGCCGGAACGGCTCACGCCTCGCGTCGACGGGTGTGGTGAGGGCGCGCCGGAGCGCTATGTGGCCGCGCGGGTCGAGGGGGACGCGGGTGTGTTTCGACCAGGGGCGGGCGCCGGGGATCTCCCACCAGAACGGGCGCCGGTTCGCGGCCCGGCGGAGGTCGACGAGGCCGTCCATGATGTGCCGCTGCGAGGCGCGGGTGAGGGCCCGGTCGTAGGGCGGGCGGGTGCGGTAGGTGCCGGCGGCGATTCGACCGAGGACGGTGTCCGGCTGGTCGGGGTGGCCGAGGACGTCCTTATGGAAGAGGGCGGCGAGGCTGCGCACCTGCTCGGGCGGGAGGTCGGCGGCCGCGCGTTCGAGGGTGTTGACGACGGTGTGCAGCCGTTCCTCACGCTTCGCCGAGGTGTTGATGTCGGGGTCGGCGAGGGCCCGCCGGAGGGCGGCGCGTAGTTGGCGGAGCGCGGGCGGCGCTGGCTGCGTCATGGGAGCAGGGTAGAGCCGGGCGGCCGTGGTCGTGCAGAATGGGAGGGCCCCGTCGGAGGTCGAGACCGACGGGGCCCTTTGCTGTGCGGGTGGGTCAGGGGTTGACCTCGACGAGGTGCGCGAACCGCTCGTCGGGGTCGGGTCCTACACGCGTCCCCTCCGGGTACTCCATTTCGGCGGTGGCGTGGCAGGTGATGGGCCGGTCGTCGCCGTCGATGAGTACCTCGATGTACTGGCCGCGGTAGCCGACGATCGTGCCCGGCTTGCCCTCGTGCTTGACGCGCATGCCGCCGTACACGGCGAGGCCGTAGTAGTTGCGGATGTGCTCGACCGAGTTGGCGATGCGCGCGGCGTCGGCGAACAGCTGCCGACAGCCGGGGCGGCGGCATTTGCCCTGCGGTTTGACCTCGGTGGCGTCGGCGGCGAGGTCTGTGTCGATCATGATGCGGCGCGGGTCGCACGCCGCGGCCGGACCGGAGACCCCGCTACCCACGGCGTACTCGTGCGAGGCCACGATGATGTGTCGGGCCTTGATGCTGCGCACGTCGGGCCGGTCGAGGAAACTGGCGTCGCGCCATGCGGCCTGGAGTACGCCGTTTCGAAGCAGCGGGGCGCCGTGCGGATAGGTCTCTACGCAATGGAAGTCTTCGCACTCCACGGCGTACGGGCGGGCAGGGGACACGGTGGTCACTCCTCGGGTGGGAAGAAGGAGAGCTGTCCGGCAGCTGCCAGCGTGGCAGCGGCCGTGACGGCACGGGTGTGGGCGTGGTGTTCTCGGTCGTAGTGCAGGTGGCATCCCTGGCACATGGCGCGGAGGTTGGCGGGGTCGCAGTTCTCCGGCGTGTGGTCGAGGTGTGCCGTGGTGAGTACGACCTTCGACCCGGTGCCGTACGCAGGTCGGCCGTGGTGGTTGGGGCAGCGGCCGTGGTGGGTGCCGCGGCCGCACTCGCCGAGGCATTCGCACCGCCAGCCGGCGCGTTCCTTGATGCCGAGGGCGATGGTGTTCCAGTTGGCCGGGTAGCGGTCGCGGTTTTCGGGGCGGATCGGCATGGTCACCTCGCCTAGAACGGTGAGTCGTTGGGGCCGAGCGGCTGGTGGTTGGCGCGTTCGGGCCAGATGCGGAGGACGACGTCCTCGTCCACGGGGTGGGGGCCGCCGTAGTGGGCGATGGCCGGCTGCTTGTCGGGGCGTCGGGCGCCGTCGCGGAGGATGGCGCGGGCCGCCTCGATGAGGTGGGTGTCGGCGTCGCTCTGTCCGGTCGCGACGAGGCGGCGGGCGGCGGACAGGAACGCTTCGCTCATCCATCGCAGGACGTGTCGGTCGATGCCGACGAGGGCGGAGACGTCGACCATGCGGCCGGGCCGGGTCCATTCGTTCTCGTTCTCGGTGAGCCAGGCCGGGTCGCCGCCGACGGGCAGCTTCGGGTTGTTGTCGTTCTTGCCGAAGGTGTGGGCGGCGAGGGAGCGGCATACGGAGGCAGCCGCCATGACGTCGAGGATCGGGTTCGCCCATTCGCGTTCGATGCGGACGGCGAAGGTGCCGCGGCCGCGTTCGCTGCGGGTCAGGCCGGCCGCCTGGAGTTTGCCCAGGGCGGATGAGGCGGTGTTCATGGCGACGCCGTACGCCTTCATCAGGTCGGTTTGGGAGGGGAGGCGTTCGTCGCCGCGGATGAGGCCCTGGTGGATGGCGAGGGCGAGGTCGCCGGCGATGCGCTCGGCGGCCGACTCGGGTTCACTCATACCCCCACGATATCCATGCAATCTAGATTGGTCGAGTAGGTTGGGGGATTTGAGGCGTTGTCGGTGGGGTGCGCTACGGTGCTTCCACCGGCAGGACGCGCACGTCGGTCACCGCCCCCAACTGCCCACGCTCTGGGGGAGGTCAAGGTCCGGAGGGCCCGCGGAGTGATCGAAGTCTGCTGTGTGCACGCCTGCCTCTTCCCGGCGGGGATGCGTGGGGTCCCGGCCGACGTATGGGAGACGTAGTGCCCAAGAACACGCACACCACGATCAAGGAAGTTGCGCGGAAGCTCTCCGCGGATGAGGGCCTGTCGTACGCCGCGGCGCAGCGCATCGCCGCACGGTGGGCCGCCCACGAGGGGCCGTCAGACGAGGAGTTGGACGCTGCGGAGCGGGCGGCCGAGCAGTACGACCCGGCGCTCTGGTACGCGATGCAGTCGGGTAGCGAGATCCCCGGGTGGATGTTCGGCAGGCAGGGCTACCCGATGCAAGCCGAGAAGCCGGCCCCGTACTGCTACACGCTGCCGGTGCGCTCCCTGGCCCACCCCGAGCAGGTGGCCGCCCTGTCGCTGTTCGCCCGGCCCACCGCCTACAAGGGCGAGGCCGGCCTCATCATCGAGCCCCTGACGTTCTTCCCTCCGGCCGACACCCGCGTCCCCGGCTACGGCCACTGGGGCAACTGCTGGTCCGTGCAGCTACACAACCTCGGCCTCCACTACAACAGGGTGCCTCACCTCGCTACGCCCGGCTGGACTGCCACCATCACGCGCGGCGCGGAACCGTCCGCGCCCGTCCGCCTGCACGTGGCACACGCCGACGGCTACGTCCTGTTCGACGCGGACGCGGCTCTCCCGCCGGACTGGGTCGCCTACACCGGCGTCGTCCCGGAGGGCATCCCGGTCTTCTGCGGGCCCGGCGCGGGCATGCCGATCCCGGACCCGCTGGACGACGACGAGGCGGACATGATGTTGCAGACCGCCGACCTCAACGCCGGCCGCGTCCCCGTCACCGTGCGGGAGGCGTGATGGCGCAGGTGCGGGTGATGGGCAGCGACCCGAACGAGGTCACCGCGGTCCTGGACGTCCTCCTCCCGCTGCTGAACGCCTCCACGGCCCTCGTAGTGGGTAGCCCGACCGAGTTGAAGATGCGCGGGCCCGGCCTCCGGGTGGCGCTCGACGTGCTGCCCGCGCCGGCCGCCCCGGTCACGGTGGAGCAGGACGGGCCGCCCGTCCGTACGCGTCAACGGCGGCTCCCGAAGGGCCTGTAGCGGCCTAGGCCGCGCTGCTACCCTCGCCGTATGGCGAAGAACATCGAGGTCCCGGTCGACGACGAGGCGTACGACGCCCTCGCCGAGGAGGCCGCGCGCACCGGTACGACCGTACCCGAGCTGGCCGGCCGCGTCCTCGCCCACGACGCCGGCCGGCGCCGGTTCCTCGCCGCCGCCGACCGCTTCGCCAAGGAGTGGGGGCCCGTCTTCGACGACGCGTTCGGCACCGCCCGCCCCGGCGGTGCCGTCGCGTGATCCTCCACATTGACCGGGCGTGGCTCCTCGCGGCCGCGCACGACCACCTCGGCACCGACCCCGACATCACCGACTACGGCGCCCTCGCCGCCGCCGTCGCCCGGCACGCCGACGAGGTCATGGGCCGGCCCGTATACGCCGGAGAGCACCACCGCGCGGCCGCCCTCATGCAGCTCCTCATCCAGGTCCCCGCACTGGAGTCCCGTAACGAGCTGTTCGGCGCCATCGTCGCCGCCGCCTACCTCACCGCATCCGGCGTGCCGGTGACCGTCGACGCGAAGGACGCCGTGGCGCTCGCCGCCCGCGTCCGCGCCGGCCTCGACGTCCGCGACCTGGCCGACGTCATCCGACGGGAGTGGACCACATGACGCACATCGACTCCGACCTCCCGGAAGACGACTCCCCGCCACTCAACCCCGCCGAGCTGCCTCCGCAACTCCAGGACGCGCTGCGCCGCATGAGCGCACGGGGTCAGGGCCCGGTCGTCGAACAGGGCTCCGGGCTGGTTGTGGCTGTCGACGGGCGCCTCGTCACCGACGTCCCCAGCGACGCCTCCGTGACCCGCATCCGACGCCTCTACGACGGATACAGGGGCCTGTACGCGCCGAGCGTTGTCGACGAGGCCGCACGACTCCTCGACGCCTACCTCAAGACCGCGGAGCAGCACGGCCTCGGCCAGGAGGACGCCAACGACGGGGGCGACCTCACCCGCGCGGCCGCCGAGGCGATCGCACGCAGAAACGGCCGCCCGAAGGCCGAGCGCACCGCGGAGCAGGTGCACGAGCTGCACGGCTACCTGCGGACTGCGCTCATCGCCGAGGGCCTGGAGGTCGTGCCCACGCCCGTGCGCATGGGAGTCGGTGTCGCACCTCTGCCCGGCGGGCCCACCTGGGGCGCAGCCGGTGGCCTCGCCGTGGCGCTCTACAGCGACAGCGCATGGGAGTTGATGCTCAACTCCACCCGTACGACGTCCTATACGATCCACGCCCCGGCCACGGAGGCCGGCGCCGTTGAGGTCGCCCGCCTCGTGCACGCGGTGCTCCGCGGCGACGCCCCCGACCTCTTCCGACGCGGGTGACCTAACGGGCGTAGTGTGCCGTTCCACGCCTCGCGACGACGCCCCGCCGGAACCCGGCGGGGCGTCGTCATGTTCAGCGGGCCTCGGCGTTGGCGCGCTGCTGCTCACGGCAGCGTGCGCACTGCTCGCCGCAGAGCGGGGCCGTCGTGCCCGGCTTGGGGAGCGACTGGCCGGGTGCGAGCGAGACGGCGTGCTGGCCGCCCGGATGGCCGCAGATTCCGCATGGCATAGGGCTTCACCTCCTTCACCCCTTACGTGGGCCCACCCGGGGGAGGACAGTACCGGTAGCCGTCCGGATAGCAGACGGCGCACTGCCCGGCCGCGTGACGGCGTTCGAGATCGGCCGCGAGTTCACCGGCCAGGTCCCGCCTATGCGGCCCGAACGGCACGCCGCGGAAGGCGAGGGCGGGGGAGGCGATGAAGCCCCGCCGGTGCGCGACCCCCTTGAGCCACCACTTCACCCGGTATCCGATCGTCACGGCTGCCCGTCTCCCTCGTCGACGCTGAGCATGTCGAGGGCGCTGGAGCGGCGGCCCTCGTCGGAGCGCATGCCGGCGCGGCGGCGGCCGGTCTTGCGGTAAATCTCGACCATCTTGTCCGAGGACCAGTCGGTGCCGGTCATGTTCCTGATCTCGGATGCGCTGTAGCCCTTGGCGCCGAGGTCGGTGGGGACGCCAGCGCGGAGGCCGTGTGCGGTGACGTCGGCGGCGACGTCGAGCTTGGCTCTCAACGCGACGCGCTGCACGGCCGTGTTGATAGCGACGGGGGTGATGCCCAGGGCGAGGCCCCCCTCCTTCTTGGGCTTGTTGATGGCGCCCAGGTTCCCCCACTGGTCGACGCTGCGCAGGAGGGGGAGGTGTGGTGCCTTCTGCCCGCGGGCGTCGAGGGCCTCGAGGTAGCGGCGGACGGCGTCGAGGGTCGTCCGGTCGGTGATCTCGTACTCCTTGCCGCCGGGCTCGTCGCCGATCTTGGTGTTCTTCGACACGCGCTTGACCACGACGAGGAGCTTCGGGGTGATGAACTCGGCGTCGCCGATGCGGAGTCGGGCGAGTTCGGAGCGGCGGGCGCGCATGTAGTAGCCGAGGAGGAGAATCACGCGGTCGCGGAGGCCGGTGAGGGTGTCGTCGGGGCAGTGGTCGAGCATCTGCCGGATACGGGCGAGGTCGAGGGGTGGTGAGGAGCGCTTGGTGCGGCCGGCCTCGTTCCAGGCGTACCGGTGGTCGGCGTAGCGTTCGAGGGCGGCGTCCTGGTTCGGGGTGTTCGCGTGTCCGGCGCGCGCGTTCGTCTTGCGGATGGCGGCGATGGTGAGGCGGACGGTGCCCGGGTCGACGTCCCGGCGGCACAGGTGGTCGACGTAGGAGACGAGGTTCTCCTCCGTCGTCGGCGGGCCGGGCGTACGGCCGTTCTCTAGGCACCAGTTGGCGAAGGCCTTCCAGCGGGCCTCGTAGGTCGTGCGGGTGTTCTCCCGGCCCGAGTTCTCCATGGCCTTCGCGGCCTCGGGGGTGAGGGTCCGGTTGATGTCGACCGGCTCGTCCGGGACCGCGGGGAGGTTGCGGTGTTCGTCGTCGACGAATTCGGCGTCGACGACCTCGGCGTCAGCCGGGATGGCGGGCAGGTTGGTCACGGCGTCCCCTCCCATACCGGAACCCATCCACCGTCCGGGTCGCGCGCGAGGAATCCGGCTCGGGCCAGCTCGCGCATGTGCCGTTCGGCGGTGGAGGACTGCATGCCGAGGATGCCGGCGACGTCGTCGGGGATCACGGAGCCTCGGGTGGCGTCGTCGAGCGTGGCGACGACGAGCGCGACGGCATATGCGGGCCAGGGGCGGGAGCAGGCGAGTCGATCAGCGCCGCGCCCGGTCAGCTTGTGCTGGTCGATCATGCGGAGCATGCGCACCGCGGACGTGTCGCTCAACGGAGGGCCGCCCGTGCGGGGTTGGCCCACTCGGCCTTCCAGTCGGGGTGCTCCTGCCACTGCTCGCCGCAGCCGGTGAGGTAGTCCCACGCGTGCGCCGCCTGCGCATGCTGCTCCTGGACGAGGCAGGCGATGAGGTAGGCCGTGGTTCCCGCGACGGCGAGCCTGGTGGAGTTGCTGAGCCGCCGCACGGACTCGACCCATGTGTCGGAGAGGTTGTAGTCGGCGAGCGCGCCCTTCCATTCATCCTCGTTGCGTTCCTGGATGAACTTGTGGAGGGCGTGCACCTGCGCGGTGGTCGGCAGGGTGGCGGTCGCGGCGGTCCTCTCGGCGACGTCGGGAAGGGAGTGGAGGAGCTGTCGCAGCTCCTCGTCCGCCGGCATGTTCACTGCGCGGTTCTCGGACGGGTCGGAAGCGTTCACGCTCAGTCTCCTTCGTGACGATGCGTCACCGGGGACCGGTCACGCATCACTAATCATAAGGGCAGTTATGACAACCGATCAGGGGTTCGGGGCAGATCGGGTGCCACGTGAGGGTGAAAACGGCTGTGCGGCCCTGTAGCGGCCGAACTCGACCCCGCCCGGTCCGTCACCCGCGCGCGGTCGAGTTCGTCGACGGAAGGCCCCATTCTGCGAGTCGCCTTTTGGGCAGTGCGGGAGGAATTCACGCTTTGAGCCGATTGACGTAGCCGGTGCGGCGCTGCTCCCGGTGGTACGCCTCCCAGCGCTCCAGCTCGGCGCGGGCGCGCGCCGCATTCGGGCAGTCGTAGTCGTCTCCCGGTAGCGGCCTCGAACATGCGAACCCGTGCCCGGGGCAGTCGGCGCACTCCGGGCACCATTCCTCATCGGGCCGGAACGCCCGCCGGCATCGCCCGCAGAGGCTGTGTCGTTTGAGGTGACCCAGGTTGATCATCATGTTGACGACGGCGTCGGCGAAGGTGCCCGGCTCGGGAACGACGTAGAGGAGTTCGTACTCCAACACGGCGATGCGCCCGTAGTCGGGGCGCGGGCGCGCGGGACGTCTGCTCACCCGCCCAGTGTGCGGGCGGGGTCTGACACCTGGAGGGGTAGGAGCTGGGGTGGGATTTGCACCCACGGGGCGCTGCCGTCCATGGCGGCCGGCGCCTGCACCGTCGTACGCCGGTGCCACGGGGAACTACCCCCCGCCTCCCTACAGCTGCCGCGAGGGTACCGCGCCCCTCGGACACCCGGCCGCGCCGTTCTACGGGCGGCCGCTGTCGTACTGCTTGCCCGGTCCGCGCCGGCGTGCGGCGCGGCGGGCGTCGGCTTCGCGCTGCAACGACCCGAACGTCTCGCCGCCCTGCCGTTTACGCAGGTGGCGAATGTTGTTGGCCGGAATACCGACCTTCGGCGGCCCGTAGACGGCGAGGAGGTCGCTCTCCTCCTGGCTGGAGTAGCCGGCCGCCTCCATCGCCTCGTCGGAGGTGAAGACGTCGGCATGCCGGTCGCGTTCGCGGTCGATGAGGTGATCCTCGCGGCCGCCGAGGGAGTACACGAACAGGAAGTTCGGCGGGCAGTCGGGTTCCACGTTCTCGCGGAAGAGGCTGATGCTCTTGGTGTACGCGTAGAACGTGACGGCAGGTGTTGCCCGGATGATGCGCAGCCAGGCCGCGATGTAGTCGGCGCTGTAGAAGTCGCCGCTGTCGTGGATGCGGACGTGGGCGCCGTCGTACCGGCGGTGCGTCAGCTCCTGCGCCATGCGGGCCTCCCAGCCCGGCATGTCGTCGAGGAGCATCATGAGGTTGCGTTCGTGCGCGGCGAGGACTCCGCGGAAGCGGTAGGTGCCGGTTCGGGCGTAGCACAGGGCGACGCACGCCTGAGCCTCCGGGCACGTGTTGTAGGTGCGGCCGTCCGGGAGCCGGCCCGCCCACGCGGGAAGTGACCAGTTCCAGATGCCTTCACGGCGTAGTTCGCTGTTCTGCCGGAGCAGCCATTGCGTGGCCATGCACGGGTTCCCTCCGTCGTTCGCGACAAGGCGGAGGGACGCCTTCCATTCGGTCGCATTATGCGGTTGCCCTGCGGTGAACGCGAATCTCGGCGAGCATGTGCGGCATGAATCACCGGATCATCACGACGGTCGCCGGCGTGCTCGCCGCCGGGGCACTCCTCACCGGCTGCGGGTCATCGGGTCCCTCCGCGGAGGAGAAGCAGTACGCCGACGCGGTCGCGGCCGCCGACCCGGACGACTTCGGCGGCATCCCTACCGACAAGCTCGCCAGCACCCTCGGTTCCGAAGGCTCCGACCTGTGCGGGCAGTTGAAGAAGGGGACGTACAAGGACGCCGTCGCGTACGCACGGACGGGCTTCTCGGCGAAGGAGTCGGCCGCGTTGGTGGCGGCCGCGGTGCTGGTGACGTGCCCGGATCAGAAGGGGAAGATGCCGGCGTCGTGAACGCACGAGCGCCCCGTACGAGACGGGGCGCTGGAATCCCCGCGCGTGCGGGGAAAGGTACCGATCTGAGCGACCGTTACGGTCCATCCCCGCGCGTGCGGGGAGCAGGTGTGACCCTATGTGCAACCGTTACGGGTCATCCCCGCGCATGCGGGGCGGTGGAGCGGTTCCCACTATCGCACAGGGCGCTGACAGTCGTCAGCGGTTCACGCGGTCCCGTCGGGGATGCGGGTGGGGCGGAGCATGACGGCGAAGTTCGGCGAGTCGGGGAAGGGCTGGCGGTTGCCGACCTTCCGGTACCCCCACTCCTCGTAGAGGGCCTGCACCTTGGGGTGGTCGGGGTCGACGAGGAGAACGACGAGCGCCTCGGGCCGGTTGCTGATGAGGGCGTGGTGGAGGCGTTCGGCGGTGCCGGTCTTGCGCCAGGCGTGGCGGACCATCAGCTCGGAGAAGGAGAACGTCGTCGGGTCGGCGGGCTCGTCCTGGAGGTGGCCGCGCCACCATTCGCGGCCGGGAGTGGCGGGTGCGCCGTAGGCGAACCCGACGGGCTCGTCTCCGTCGTAGCCGATGACGCAGGCGTATCCGGGGTTTCCTCCCCAGTGGTCGACGAACCACGGGAACCGCTCGTCGAACTCGGTCATGTCGTCCTTGTAGGCGTCTTCGTGGACGTCGAGGAGGGTTTGCCGGATCTTCGGGAGGTCGTCGTGTCCGTAGTGACGGAGTTCGACGGTCGCCGGGGTCATGCGGTGCTCCATTCGGTCCGGTAGCGGTCGGTCCACTCGTTGGCTATGCGCGGCGGTGCGTGGGTGATGAGGTCGCGCTGGAAGTCGCCGAGGAGTTGTCGCAGACGCCCCTGTAGGGGGTCGCCGTCCATGATGCCGAAGACGTCGGCGCTGGTAGAGACTGCCTGTTCGACGTCGCCCTGGTGGAGTTGCGCGAGGGCGAGGCGGGCGGTGACGTGGGCGCGGTTGCGGCGGTAGGTGGTGGGGAGAGCGGCGAGTGCCCGGTAGGAGGCGGCCTCGGCTTCGGCGGGCCGGCCGACGATGTCGGTGACGATCGCGGTGATGGAGTACAGCTCGGCGGGCCCGTAGAACGAGATCCAGGTGGGGCGGGGTTCGGTGAGGTCGACGCCTTCGAGGGCGGTCTCGGCGCGGCCGATGGAGCGTAGGGCGGCGCGGTGCTCGCGGGAGTGGGCGAGGCCGATTGCTGTGCGGGCGTGGGCGAGGGAGGCGTGGAAGCGGCTGCGGCGTGCGGCGCGGGAGGTGAGGGCGGCCTGTGCGGCGGCGACGGCCTCCCCGTAGTCCTTGCGCTGGCGGGCGAGCATGGCGCGCAGGTTGTACGCCTGCATGGTCATGTCCGCGTCTTGGGCGAGGCCGGCGAGGGTGAGGGCGCGGTCGAGGTGGTGGCTGGCCGTGTCGAGGCGGCCGTCGTCGACGCAGGACCATGCGGCGGTGGCGACGAAGTCGGAGGCGAGGGCGTAGAGGCGTTGCCGGATGCGCTGGGTGGCGGCCTTGCGCTGGAGGTCGAGGGCCTCGGTTGCGCCGGCGAGGGAGGCGCGTTCGAGGGCGTTGTGTCCGCCGCGTTCCGCGTCGAGTTCGATGAGGGTTTCCATGTTGTCGCGTAGGCGGACGACGTCGGAGGTGCCTACGCGGGTGGGGCGGGTGGAGGCGGCGAGGAGTGGGGCGGCGCTGGCGGCGGCGGCCGCACCGATGAGGCGGCGGCGGTGCACTGGAGGGTCCTCCGGTGGTGGTGCTGGGGCGGCGGTGCGTTTCCCCCGAGGCACGAACCCTAGGGCCGTGATGGTGTGGCCGGTGACGGTTTCCAGGGCGAGGCGCTGCCGCTCCTGGGGCCACGCGTTCTCGCCGGATAACCACCGGAACACGGTGCGTTCGGACGTGTTGCCGAGCCTGCCGGTGAGTTGACCGATGGCCGCGTTGACGGCGTCGGCCAGTTCCGACCGTGACATCTGGTGGGCCGTCATCCAGGCGGCGAGTGCTGTGTTTCTGGTTTCCGCCATGCCGTCACCGTAGGGGGTTCGCCCCCACCCCCCGGGTAAAGGGGTAGTCAATTCGTCAGGGTGGCGGTGAGCGGCCGGGGCAACTTCGTCATGGCCGACGGGTGGTGACGGTGGGTTAGCTGTTATGTACGGCCCGCCCGGCCCTCACCCCCCGTTGGGGACCGGGCGCGGCCCCACCAGCCCCTATTTGCGAGCGCTGAGGCACCGATGACCACTACCGCGCAGCAGACGACTCCCACCCCGGCCGCCCCGAACCCGTGCACTGCCGTGCTGTACGTGTGCGTGGAGCGAGGCAAGTTGAGAGCCGGCCTCGGCGCCGAGCGAGCCCGTGAGGAGGGAGCCGGCTACGCGGCCGCGCACGGCCTGCGAATCACCGAGGTGATCCAGGACCCGTATGGGGAGGCGGAGCCCTGCAACCGCTCCGGCTGGCGACGCGTGCGCGAACTCGCGGCCGCCGCCGAGATCGGCACGGTGATCGTTCGCTGGCCCGCCAGCATCGCCCCCGACTCGTCCGCAGACCTGCGGCACCGCGAGGTGGCATGGCTGGAGGAGCGCGGCGTGCGGGTCCGTTTCTCGTGGGCGCCGCTGGCCAACCAGAACGGCGACTAGACCGGCGCCGGCGGCGCGTGAATCCCTGTCGCCCGCGGTCGGCGCCCACCACGTCCCTCCCCCGCACCGAAGAGGACCATGCCCGTGTCCGATCTCCTCACCTACAAGGGCCACCCGGTCCCCTACATCACCGCGTGGAGCGGGGAACACCTCCCGCTGCCGCGCGTGGTGGCCACCCGGGACGGGATCAACTTCGACGACCTCGCGTACGCCCGCCGGGACCCGGCGGGCATGCTGTGGCAGCCGTGGGCGCTGCGTGAGGGTGACGGGGTGCCGGAGTTCCGGACGATCCATGGGCCCCGGCAGCGGCGGGCGATGCGCCGGCTGCTGTGCCAGGTGTGCGGGGGGCCGTCGGACCTCAACGAGCAGGGCCGCCTCTGGCTGCTGAACCGGCAGGTCGTCGACTCCCCGGAGGGTGAGGTGACGACGCATCCGCCCGTGTGCCTCGGCTGCGCCCCGCTCGCGGCCCGCCTGTGCCCTCACCTCAAGGGGAACGCGATGGCCGTCCGGGTCGGCCGGGTCACCGTCGACAGCGTGCTCGGGCAGCTGTATACGCGCGGCGTCCCCTACGCCGTGCCGACGGAGAAGACCGTCGTGTTCCTCGACTCGCCGCAGGCCCGTTGGATGGTCGGCTCGCAGTTGGCCGCGACCCTCGGCGGGTGCACGATCGTCGACCTCCCCGAGGACACCCCTGATACGCCCTCGGACCGAGCGGGAGGTCGCCGATGATCCCGCTCGGTCCGAGGGACCACACCGCCACCCGGGACCGCATCGACGTCGACAGGATTCGCGACACCTACGCGCGGGTCCTCGGTGAGCAGCGCATCGGCCGGCCCGTGCTGACGAACGAGGCGGAACGCGCCGAGTTGGCGGATCTCCTCCGCGGGCACGCCACGCTGCTCATGTTCGAGGTCGAGGAGCAGGCGCCCGGCATGGAAGGGGAGAACCGGCAGACCGCCGAGCACGTCGTCGCCCGCACCCGGGCCGCCCTCGACGTCGACGTATCGGCGTCGAGGGCCGACGGTCACCTGTGCGACCTGGCGTTCCTGACGCGGGCCCTGCTCACCCTGCACGAGTATCCGAACCTTGGCCGGTCGGCTGCTCGGTGACGGTGAGGACGTGATCCTTCCACGCCTCAACAGCGAAGCCGCGCCAGCGTGCGGGCGTCGACGTCCAGCCGCACGCGCACACGCATTGCAGGAGGCCGGGGACGTCGAACCCCCACTGGGGCGCGTGCGGGCCCGGGCTGGTGCGGTCGCCGACGAGGTGGGCGTGGTCCGGGCAGATGTAGCCGTCGAGGCCGCGCATCTGTAGCCAACCCTCCCCCGACCAGGACGGGCGGGCCGGCTTGTCACCGCACAGGCGTGCCCGGACGTCGAACTCGCGCAGGCAGACGGGGAAGAGGCAGTGCCGCAGGACGGGTTCGGTCAGCCGGGACGCGTGCGCCCGTTGCAGTTCGGCGTCCAGGGCCTCCGCGCGTTCCCCGTTGGCGATGGCCCGGTCGGCGTACTCGCCGACGAGGCCGGTGAGGCGGGTGACCTCGGCACGGAGTGCGGTCACCTCCTCCTGGTGGGCGGTGGGCCGGCCGTCGATGATGCGCTGGTAGGTGTCGCGGTACGACTCACAACTCCCGTCGAAGCCCGTGCAGGTGACGGGCGTCGTGTCGGGGAGGGCGCCCTGCTCGGCGGACTGCCCGCACAGGGCCGGGCCGGTCGCCCACTCCTCCCACTGCGGTAGCCACGTCAGGAGGGAGAGGTGGACGCCGTCCGGCGCGCCCTCCCGGGTGACGCAGGCGACGGGCACGATGCGCCGCTGCACGCGGTTCGGGGCGGTCATGCCTCATCGCCTTCCGGGTTGAGGGGACACCACGGGCCGATGAACTCGGTGTCGTCGTCCCACGTGATGTGCGTGCGCTGCTCGGCGCGGGCACGGCAGTGCGGGTACTTGGCGAGGGACCGGCGGACGTTGGCGCGTGCGTCGTCGGCGCTCTCGGCGTAGTCCACGCCCCAATCGCCGACCACCTGATAGTCGGTGCACTCCCTGGGCTCGCCGTCCGGCCGGAGCCGGCCGAGGATGCCGAGTAGCTCCTCCAGCTGGCGGACGCGGGCCTCGGCGGCGAGGGCGCGGTCGCGTTCCTGCCCGAGGGCACGGGAGAGGAGGGCGGCCGTGTTGGTCGTGCCGTCGAGGAGTTGCTGGATCTCCTCGCCCGGGCCGGCCGGGTCGGCGACCGGGAAGTAGAGGGTGATCGCCGTCATGAGGCGTTGCGGCAGGTCGGGGAAGCGGCGCCGCTTGTGGTCGTACTCCACGACGGCGGCCGCGAGCGTCTCCTGAGCGCTGACGGTGCCGGTCCATTCGCCGTTCTCCCAGCCCTCGGCGTGGAAGGTGGCCCGGGTGCGGTGGGCGGTCCAGCCGGGGCAGCGGGTCGGGTCGAAGGTGAGGTTGCCGCAGTGGACGCACCAGCGGTTCATGTGGTCGGGGTGGTGGTCGAGCGGGGAGACGGCGTCGGTCACTCCGGAATCCTTCCTGCGCGTACGGCCTCTCGCACGGCCTCGAACCAGGCGCGGTCGCGGGCGGTCTCCTGCTCGGCGAGGCCGGGCGCGAGGTCGAGGGCTTCCTGCCGGGTCCAGCGGAAGGCGTCGCGGCGGGCGATGTCCCCAATCCGTTCGTACCGTTCGCCGGTCCACGCCTGTTCGCCGGGGTCGAGGTTGGGGTTGAGGACGGCCCATCGGTCCTCGGTGTATCGCCGCTGCACGACGATGTCCGCGCCGACGCCGAGGCGGTGGCCCGGGCAGGGGATGCGGTACTCCGTGGCGAGGGCGGCGGCCGCGCGGAGCGTGTCCACCTCGGCGCGGAGGGCGGGCACGTCGTGCTCGGTGAGGATCTGCTCGGTGAACTCGGCAAGGACACCGTCAACGTCCTCGGCGCTCGCGCCGCCGAGGATCAACGCGAACTTGATGGGCACCTCGGCGCCGGGCTCGCGGCGCGGCGCGGCGGTCACGCGGTCACCGCCGGTGCCTCGGCACGGTCGACGAGACCGAGGATGATGGCCGAGGTGCACGGCCAGCGGACGGGCTGCCGGCGGGTACCGAAGAAGCGCGGGCCGGCGTGATTGATCGTGTAGCAGGAGGCGCACACCTGGGTCAGGGCGCGGCCGTCGATGAAGCCGATGACGGGCCGGTGGCCGAAGGTCTGCCCGTACAGGGGCGGGAACGCCCGCAGTTCGGCCGGGACGCAGTGCAGGCAGGGCAGTTTGCCGCACATGGCGGCGCGCTGCGGAGTGGGCTCCTCGCGGCGGTACGAGCCGGCGAAGTGGCTCCAATCCTCGCCGTCGCCGTCCCACAGGTTCTCGCCGTTGACCATGAGCGGGCAGCGCAGGTCGGCGTGGTACTTCCGGCCGCGGGTGACGTAGACAGTCGCCTTGGCCGGTGCGGGTGGGTCGTTGAGATTCACGGGCACGTGCGCGACCTTCCGTGACGTCGGGGGTTCCATTTGCCGCGAGGGCGATCTACAATCGGCCTCGCGTGGGTCATCGCCTCAGTTGGAGGTGGGGCCCTTTTTTCGTGCGCCGAGCGCCGCGGCGATGCCGAACGCCTCCGCGATGCCGAACGCCAGCCCGTCCCTGTCCTCGTCGGGCACGTCGGGGGCGAAGGCCAGGAGGATGCGGGCGAACGGCTCGCCGTCGGACATGAGGGTCAGGGCGTGCCCGTCGGAGGGCTCCAGCCCGTCGGCGCCGAGGTCGATGGCCCAACGCGAGGTGTCGGCGGCGTTGGTGAGGAGGTCGTCGATTGCGTGCTGCGCCTCGGTGAACTGCTGGCGGTTGCAGACGTCGCTCCAGGTGGGCCCGTCGGCGTCGTTGGGCTGGCCGTCGATGTCCTGCGGCTCGTAGCGCGGGGCGAGGCTGTCGACCTCCGTGTCCCCCATCTGCTCGCCGATGCCCATGAAGTCGGGGTCTGTGACGAGGGCGGCGTGCTGGCGGGTCGCTTCGGCGCGCAGGTCTTCATCGGTGTACGGGCGGTCGTCCGCCGCGTCGTTGTTCGGCATGCCCAGCACCATAACAGAAAGTCCTACGCGCGCGCGTGACTTTTGTGTATGCTGGCCAGGCCGGGGCGGTCCCGGAGGCGCGTGTAGTTGCGCGCGCATGACTCGGAAGGGGCACAATCGCGTGTCCAGTTACCTGACGCGCCTCACCCGCCGTGGTTCGGCGCGCCATCCGAGAGGACCGCGCTTGCCTCCCAAGAAGAAGCCGACCGCCGGAGAAGTGATCCGGGCGGCGGTCGATCACCTGCGGGCCGGCGGCCCTCCCCGCCCCGACCTCGCGGACGCCGTGCAGGAAATGGCAGATCAGCGGTTCCGCGGGTGGGCCGGCGTCGAGGGCACCGTCGTGTCCTTCCGCGCCGACAAGGCCCTCATCGAGGGAGTCGGCGAGGGACGCCTCCAGCACGTCGCCGAGCAGGGATGCCGCGCATTCGTCGACGGCGACCTGGAGCCCGTCCGTACCGTGCGCGGCCCGGCCGGGCAGAAGACACGCACCTCCGTGCGCATCGGCGACGCCCTATACGCGCAGGTCATGACCCGTTGCAAGACGCTGTCCGCCGCACTCGGGTGGACGGTCAAGCCGGTGAATGTGTTCGTGGCCGCGTTCGAGCAGGACACCGCCGCGCGCGAGTAGCCGCACCACCGGGGCGCCGGCCTGGATGCCGACACCGGGCGGCGCCCCCGAACCTCATCGAGTCCCAAGGGAGATAACCCAAGATGGCAGGCCCCAAGGCCGCCGGCGACGCCGGTGGCTCCCCTCAGCACACCCCGAAGCAGGCCGACGCAACCGCGTCCGGTCACGCCCTCGGCTACACCCTCGACCTCACGCCGGAGCAGCTGGCCGGCCTGGCCAAGCTCCGCGAGCCGTTCCCTGAGTCCGCCATCGCCAAGCGCCCGCAGATCTCGTGCGGTGGTTGCAGGAACAACCGGCAGGACAAGGTGTGCAGCACCCACACCAAGACCACGTGCGGAACGTGCGGGCAGTACGTCACCACGGCCCACAAGCACCTCGACTACGTCGGGCACGCCGAGGCCACCGACCGGCTCCTTGAGGTCGACCCCACCTGGGACTGGGAGCCCATGGCCAAGGACGAGCAGGGTCGGCCGCTCATCGACGTCGACGGCGGTATGTGGATCACGCTGACCGTGTGCGGCATGACCCGCAAGGGCTACGGCGACGCCGTGGGCAAGCCCGCCAACACGACCGCCACGAAGGAGATCATCGGCGACGCCATCCGCAACGCCGGTATGCGCTTCGGCATGGCTCTCGACCTGTGGGCGAAGACCGACCTGCACGCCGAACCGCCGAACCCGGCCGAACCGTTCGTCGACGCGATCAAGCAGGAGCGCGTGTGGACGTCGTCGGAGTGGCTGACCGGTGTCCGCAAGGAGGCCGACGAGGCCGGACAGCTGGACTTCGTCCTGCCGCGCGGCGGCGGGAAGACCCTCGGCGACGTCATCGACGCACGGCTCGAACACCTCGCCGATTCCGCCCGCATCGAGGCCGAACTTCGCATCGAGCGGGAGGCACAGCGCGCCGAGCAGGAGCAGCAGCGCAAGGCCGCCGCCGCGCAGGTCGCCGCCGAGCACGGCGTGAGGCAGCAGCCTCCCGCCGGGGCCGAACCGCCAGCCGACAACGCTCCTCCGGTGACCGAGGACGACGTGCGCTCCGCGTGCGGGGCGGTCTGGCTGAACCCTGACGCGCTGGAGCAGTGGCTCGCGAGGGGGCAGGCGGCCGGTGTCGTCGACACCCCGTCCCGGCCGGATGAGCCGGACGGTCCGACGCTCGGCCAGGCCATGCGCCGCCAGGTCAACGAACTCCGGCGGGCGCAGGCCCAGCGGTCCGGCACCGTGCGGGCGGCGCAGGCCGCCGACCAGCAGCAGAACGGCGATTGGGGAGCTACGGGTGAACGCGCGGGATGAGTCGTCCCGCTGGCCGTCGATGTGGGGGGCCGGACAGAACGGTGTCCGGTTCCCCACGCTCGATGCGACGGCGCAGCCGGTTGACGAGGAGTGGCGATACCGCGCCGCCTGCGGCGACACCGACCCGGAGACGTTCTTCCCGATCGGCGAGGGACAGAAGGCGTTGACGCACGTCGCCGCGGCGAAGGCGGTATGCGCCCGCTGCCCGGTCGTTGACGAGTGCCTCGACTTCGCCCTGACCACCGGGCAGGAGTTCGGGGTGTGGGGCGGCCTGAGTGAACAGGAGCGGCGCGCCCTGCGCCGCCGATCTGCGAGGGGGACGTCATGACGCGGAAGAAGGAGCGGGAGGCGGCCGCGGTCCGTGACGCCACGTTGCAGAGCCTCCTCGACTCGACGGGGCCGTGGAACGTCGACCGGGTCAAGGACGTCGTCATCGCGGCCGCCCGGGAGCGGGGCGAGATATCCGCCAACGACGTACGCGACCTCCTCGACGAGCGGGACCACTGGCTGATCGGACCCGCCTTCAACTGCCTCACCCACCAGCGCGGCCCACTCCTCAACACCGGCCGCCGCGTGCCGTCGACGTCGCCGGCGACCAAGGGGCACGGGATCTCCGTGTACCGGTGGGTGGCCCCGGTTGAGGAGGAGGCGGCGTGATCGTCTACGTGCTGCTCCTCGCGATACCCGCCGCCGGCCTGCTCGCCATGACGGTCTGGGCGGCACTCTTCTGCTGGCATCGCCGCCACCCGGCCGGCGAGCGCGTGGTGCGCGCCGCCGAGTCCATCCTCACCGCGTCGGTCACGGACCGGCCCAACACCTGACCGAAGGGAGTCGCCGTGTGGTGGTGGTTCGGGATCGCGGCGGCCGCCTCCCTCGGGGGCCTGGCCGCCGCCTCGGCGGTCGAACGGCGCATGCGGCGCCTCCTCGCCGTCGAGCGTGACCGGGGCGCCCGGGACGTCCTCGCCGCCCGCGTCGAGGCGTCCCAACTCCGCCGCCACCTCGCCCCGCTCCTCGACGGCGACCTCGTCATGCAGTCGGCGAACGGCATCGTCAACGACGCCCTCCGGGGCCTGGAAGGGCAGGGAACGGAACGGTGAAACGCGGCCGCGGGCAACCCCCCAAGATCGATGCGGGCCGCTACCCCGAACTCCTCACCCTGCTCCGCGCCGGCCTGTCCATGCCCGCGGCCGCCCGGAAGATGGGCGTCGCCGTGGCCACCCTCTACAACCTCGCCACCCGGGACCAGGCCATGGGTGCCGCGATGGCGGCCGCACGTGCGGAGGCCCGGGAGGCGAAGGCGGCGGCACACGTCCCGTCTGAGTCCTGCTACGTCTACAACGACTGTCGCACCCCCGGCTGCACGGCCGCCGCGACCGAGGCGCGCGCCCGGCGCCGCGCGCAGGAGACGGCCCCCGTCGCACCGGCCGCCGGCCCCGTCCCGGTGTCCGTGTACGACCTCCTCGCCGACGACCCCCCGCCGTTGGCCGACTCCGCATGAACGGAGGACCCCCCGTGGAGCATTCAACCTCGCGGCCGCCCCAGCTCACTGGGGCGGCCGCCGTCATGTTCGACGCCATGTCGCAGATATCCGAGGCCGCGCACTCCGTCCGTTGGGCGCAGGGCACCGAGTACGGGGTGTGGATGCTCCTCGTCGAGCCCCGCACCCGCTGGGGCCGCGTCCGCGCCGACGAGGCCGACGTCGCCTCCGCCCTGGCCAACATCGAGGCCCTCGCCCGGCAGGCCCGCATCTGGGTGATCTGGCCGGACGGCGAGGCCGCACCGCGGGAGATGGCCCTCGACAACTGGCGCGTCCGCTACGCGACCCGCATGCCGTCCACCAGGAGAACACTCGCGTGACCAACGTCGACACCGACACCGCCCCCGGCCGCCGGGTGTGCCAGTGCTGCCCGCGCCCCCTCCTGCACCGTGAACTCCGCGCTGGCCGCGGCGTGTGCTGGCTCTGCGAGGACCGCCTCACCGACGACCTCACCGAGGTCGAGACGCTGTGGCGCGAGCTCCCCGCGCTCCTCATCCCCGGCACCGGCGGCGACACCTCCGACGCACCGCGCACGCCCGGCCCGTCGGGGTCGAAGCCGCCGAGCAGCCTCCCCGTGCTGTCCCTCCTCGGCGGTGGCGTCACCGACGTCCTCCTGGCCCAGGAGGACGCCTGGCGGCGCGAGTTGCGTAAGACCCGGCACTGCCCCCTCACCCCGTTCCGCGGCAGCCAGGACCAGACCCTCAAGGGCACGGTGGCGTGGCTGCGCGTCAACCTCCGCTGGGCGTGCGAGGCGTACCCGGACGTCGACGACCTCGACCGGGCCCTCGGCAAGCTCCTCGGCGAGATGCGCGGCCTGGTCACCGGCGACCGGCGGCGCCGCGAAGAACTCGCCCCGGCCTGCCCGATGGCGGCCCGCGGCCACGACGAGGACGACCCGGCCAGCCCGACGTGCGGCGGGCAGCTCACGTTCGACCCGCGGAAGGCGGCCATCCGCTGCGACACCTGCCGGCGCACGTGGGGGCCCGCCGAGTTCGACGTCCTCGGCGCGAAGGCCGGTCTCATCACCCTGCCGTTCACCGTTCCCGCCGCCTAGGAGGCGCCCCATGTTCCCTCGCCCCGACGACGACCCTAGCCCGCCGCCCCTCGACGGCGCCGCCTCGCTCACCCCCACGCCCCGGCCGGAGCCGGCCGCCGAACTCGACGAGGAGGAGGCCGTCGTCGCGGCCTTCGCGTCCTCCCTCATCGGCATGCGGCGCGGCCACAACGTCCTCTTCGACGCCGCCGACGGCATGCGCGGCGACCTCCGCCGACGCGGCTGGTCCAAGGAGGCCGCCGAGGCCCTCACGTTCCTCTGGACGCAGCGCGTCCTGACCAACATCACCCCGCTGATCGAAGGAACCCCGGCATGATCCATTCGGTACCCGAGCCCGGCGATATCGGACTCACCAGCATCACCGGCCCGGTCGGACGGCTCATCAAGTTCGGGCAGTGGCTCAACGGTGACGGCTTCGGCGCCTACCAGCACGCGTTCATCGTCCTGCCCGGCGAACGCCTCATCGAGGCCATGCCCGGTGGAGCCGACGTCGCCCCGCTGTCGAAGTACAACGACCGGCACGTCCTCTACGTGTGCCTGCCGGACCTCACGCCGGCGCAGCGCAAGGCCATCTGCGACAGCGCCCTCAAGTACAAGGGCGTCCCGTACAGCTTCCTCGACTACCTCGCCCTCGCCATGCACCGGTTCCGCATCCCGTGGCCCCGGCTGCGGCACTACATCGAGTCGACGGGACACCAGATCTGCTCGCAGTTGGCGGACCGGGCGCACCTCGACGCCGGACAGGTGCTGTTCCGGGACAAGCGGTGGGCCGGGTACGTCACCCCCATGGCTATCCACCGGGAACTCACCGACCCGCGCCGCGACCTGTCCCGGCGCCTGCGCGCACGGATGGACGCGGCCCTCAAGTCGTCGCTCCGGATCGGCTCAGAACGTAGGTCCCCGTCCCGGTAGCTGCGGCTGTCGGGGGTTCGAAACGGCCCTGGTCGTCTCGAACCCCCCATTACTTAGACGGTTCTTCGGACAGCCGTTCAGGCGGGATTGAGGGCCCGTCACCTGCCCTGACTTCAAGTGGCGGATGCAGGCGCTTTTGCCGCGAAGAAGATGTACGCTTAGCGCGCGCCAGCGGTGCACGATCATTCCGGAGCACCCGCCGGCCGACCCAAACCTGAAAAATGATCTGGGGCCCGACCCTCCCCAAGGTGACTGCAATCACCGGCAGGGAGACGGACCCCAGGTTGCGGAGACGCCTTGAGCAAGCTCTCCGCTGACGACACTGTGGAATGGACGGCGTCGCATGGACGATGTTACTGGCGTACCCGCCAACGTGCACACCCTGGCCCGCTACTCCGGCGTGAAGATCACACCGCCGTCGAGGAGCGGGCTTCGGCATGTCTGCACCCCGGGCGCCCTCGTTGAACTTCCCGCGGCCGTCGGCCGTCGGGCATCTACTGCGCCCCTGAGGAGGGTGATGGAAGGAAGTTGATCAATCTGGGGCGGTTCCGGCTCTTGTCAGGAGCCTCATCCCGCCCCGGCCGGCGTCTGGTGCGTCACCACCTGACCTGACCGGCCACTGTGCCACCGCTGGAAATCGGGCGTCACCCCGAACTCCGGCGAAGAACCCGGGAGTCAGCCGGGCCCCTCAGACGAGACCCCCTTGCCAGTGGGCTTCGTCGTTCTCAGTCAGGACGAGTATGCAGTACCCCCTTGCCTCTTGTCAGCCCGACGCATCCGTTTCGGGCCGAGTTGTGCCGGAATCCGGTCGCGGAGTCGCACCCGAGTGCGGCCGCAAGAAGCGTTGGCTGCCCGACCCCGCGGAGACAATCGACCACACGACGTCCCGCCGCACCGGCCCCCGCGCATGGCTGCGCGCCCTCGAGGAGGCGGCCGCCGCCGGTCTGATCCCCGGCTTCAACGCCACGACCCGCGCCATCGTTACCGTCCTCGCCGGCCGCATGAACTTCGACACCGGGCACGCCCGCTACGTCATGCAGGACGTCATGGAGCGCACCGGTCTGGGCAAGACGGCCGTCACGAACCACGTGAAGATGCTCCGCGCCGGCGGCTGGCTCGCCTGGGTCGAGCACGGCTCCCTGCGGAACGCCCTGCGCGGCCTCGGCGGGTACGCCCGCACCGCCACCGTGTACGCGGCCACGATCCCGCCCGTTTACGACGCGCACGCGGGCAACGTCCTCATCGGCACCGGCTACACGGCCCGCGCGGTCATCGACCACCGCGGCACGGCGGCTGTGGATACCGCCGGTACGACCCCTGTGGAAAACTCCGGCGATGCGTCGACGCGGACCCCTTCCCTCTGGGTGGTTAAGGAGGTGGGTCAGTGTCAGGTAGTGGGTGGTAAAGACTCTTCTACCGCGGACGCGGCAGCGAGCGAGATCACCCGGCCGAGGAAGAAGCGCAGGCACACCGTCACCGGTTACAAGATCACCGGGGAGCGCATCGAGCGGGCCCGGCAGCTGGCGAAGTCGGTCCGGCCCCGCGTCAACTGGGTGCAGGGCGCGTCGCACGATCAGCTGTCGTGGGTGTTCCTCGACCTCGTCGCCCGTGACTGGCATGAGGGCCGCATCGTGGCGTGGCTTGGCCGGCTGGGGCAGGAGATCGGGGCGCCCCGCTGGCGGCCGCGGTTCCCCCACCGGGTCATCGCTGCCGCCCTGCGCCGCCAGGACGAGGCCGACGCCCGCCTGGCCCAGAACGGGCCCACGCCGGGCGCCACCCGGCCCGCGAACGCGCCGACGGCGGAGTTCGCGGCGGCCGCCCGGCGAGTCGCCGAGCGGTACGCCCCCACGGACATCGTCGACTACCCGTCCGTCGCGGAGTCCCCGGAGAACATCCACGACCGCGGCATCCTCCACGACGTCGCCGCCGCCGACCTCGGCATCGTCCGCTCCCTCATCGAACACCTCGGCCGGGACGAGGCCCTGCGCATCGCCGGCTCCGACGCCGTCCGCGCCTACGACGCCGCCCGCGAACGGGACCTGGTCTACGGCATCACCGCCTGACCGGACCGGGCGCCGCACATCCCCCGCACGTCGACGGGCCGCCCCGGCCTGCTCGCACCCACGCCCGCACCCCGAAGGGATACGCATGACCCTGTCCGTCATGGACCCGGCCTACACCGGCCCCACGCTGACCGCCGCACCGTGGACCGCCGAGCAGGTGGAGCACATCAACGAGTACCAGACGGCCGGCGTGATGCACCCGTTCACCTGCGGGCGCCGCGACCACCACCCCGGTCATCCCGGAGTGCTCGTCGCCGAACGGGACGGCCTGCACTGCCCGGCCCCCGACTGCGGGTACCGGCAGGGATGGGTGCACCCGTTCATGGCCGACGGGTCGGCGCTGCGCGCCTCGCCGTTCAGCCGGACCGCGATGCGGGCCCTCGGCAGGGACCGGGTGCGGGCGGCCGCCGACGTGCCGCGGCCGTGCCTCCTCCACGAGGACATCCACGCGGGCCACGACCTGGACTGCCTCACCGCCCGCGGCCGGTGGCTGCGCGACCGTCCGCACCTCACCGGCCGGGCGGCCCGCGACGCGTACGCCCTCGAGGTCGAGCAGCGCATCCTCGACCGGCTCATCCGCGAGCACGCCCCGGCCGGCACCCGCCGCATCAACCCCGCCCTGACGAAGTGAGTACCGCCATGCCGCACGCCCGCCCCGCAACGCCCCGCTGCCCCGACGACACCAACGACCGGCCCTGCCCGCGCCTGGCCGGGTTCGGCACCGACCACCCCGGCACCGGCCGCTGCCGGTTCCACGAACTCCAGGCCGCGGCCGCCGCCCGCGCCGAACGCGTCGGGGAGATCCCGCAGGCCGTGTTCCTCGAGGCGAGGTACGTTGACGGGCTCCCCTACGCGGACACCGCGCCCCGGATGGCGCCCGCCGAGGACGGCACGGCCGGCGGCGACGAGTGGGGGTACGACGACGCCGGTAGGGTGGTTGACCTGCGAGGCGCCACCCCACGCCCTTTCCCCGCGCTGGTAAAGGGCTAGTAATCACGCTAGGGGGTGCGCTAGCCGTCACGCCATATAGCGCGCTAGCCGCCCCTCTACACCCCTCCCCCTCGGACGCTTCCGTGTGGGCCTGCAACAACGCCCCATGATCGACGGATAGGGTCGGTGCCCAACACCTACCGAACCGTCGGCCGAAGGGCGCCCTCATGGCACAACACACCGTCCCGCTCCACCTCGTGGACCTGAGCGAGGTGAAGCGCAGCTATCAACGCCGGTACGACAGCATCGACGCGGGAACGCACGAGCCCAAAGTCATCGCCGTCGTCAACGGTAAGGGCGGCGTCGGCAAGTCGTCGGTGTCCGCCGCCTTCGGAGTCGCCCTGTCGAAACTCGGGAAGGACACCCTGCTCGCCGAGCTGGACGAGCAGGGCAACAACTGCGAAGACCTCGGCATCAGCAACACGGCGATGAACGACCGCGGCGCCGCGCAGGCCGCCGCCATCCTCGAGGGCAAGCCCCTCACCCCGACCGGCCAGGCGCGCCCGCACCTGTACGTCCTCCCGGGCGGCGACGAACTCGAGGAGGTCGTCGAGGAGCTGTACTGCCAGCGGCGCGCCGCCAAGCGCATCGAGGACCCCGACGACAAGACCGCCTGGATGGGCATGTACGCCCACGCCATCGACGCCGTCCGCGACGACTACGACGTCATCATCCTCGACGTCGCCCCCGGCTCCGAGGTGCTGCAACTCGCCGCGCTCGCCGCCGCC